ACAGCTAAGGGTACTTTTATTAGAAAGAATCCATCTCTAGAAAGAGTTCTTGAAAAGATAGGATACAACACAAAAGAAGTATGGGATCAGATTCTATTGGATGGAGGATCTGTACAAGGATTAGACTTTATGGATAATTATAAAGTTAAACTAGGTGAAGGTGCAAATCCCATTACTTTAAATAAGTGGTCTAAACTTCCTGATGTAGAAAAAAACAACTATATTTCATTAAAGGAAGTCTATTTTACATTTAAGGAAGTAAATCAATTGGAACTTGTACGTCAGGCAGGATTACGTCAACAGTACATCGATCAATCTGTTTCTTTAAACCTAGCCTTTCCCACTGAAGCTGAACCAAAGTTTATCAATCAAGTTCACCTAGAGGCATATCAATCTGGAATAAAGACTCTCTATTATATGCGGACTGAATCAGTCCTAAGAGGAGATATCTCAGCTAGAGCAATGGTTGACTGTTTGAGTTGTGATGGATAGAAGCACAAAATAAGAAAAATCATGAAAGCCGACTGAGTTCGGCTTTTTTTATTTGATAAATAATAAGAAACAGTTTATATGCTTAAGGGTTTTACAAATTTCATAAATGAGAGCAAGGAAGAAATTGAATCTTTTGCTAATACTAGAGAGGCAGGTGCAGAAAAAATAGTGGACAATGCAAAAGAAAAAGGAGGGCTTGCTCTACTTACTTGGCATCACTTTAAAGTAAAGCTACCCTACTATAAAAAAGCTGCAGCTGGCAAATTTGATCTAGCTAAAGCAAAAGACGAATACAAAGATCTTCTTGAAAAATTATATCTTGCAACAAAGACTGACATGGACATAAACCAAGTAGATTTTCAAGAGCTAGTTGGAAAAATTGAAGTGTTAGGAGAATTAATCATTCAGGAAGAAAATAAATAATAAAAAATAAACCACTTATGCTTAATTTCAAGCAATTTGTAAATGAAAGCAAAGATCATGACTTTGATTCCATTGAAAAAGGAGACGTTGTTCTTTTAATAGGTCATCGATACACCGTAAAAAAAGTAGGATCTGGCGTAATTGTGCTAGATGGAAAAAACAAAGAGCTTCGAGTAAACAAAGGAATGTGGAAGGAGCGAAACGGTAAAATACAAGAAAAAAAGAAAGGTTCTAAAAAAGATGAAGAATAAACACATTAAAAAGTATTCTGACTTTTTATTTGAACAGGACATGATGGCTCCGCCTATGCCCGGTGCCCCTGCTCCAGGTGCTCCAGGTGCGGCCAAGCCAATAAACTATAGATTTTTATTTATGTCTGGCGCAGACGATACTGGAAATAAGAGAAATAAATATCCGGACGGAAGCGTAGTGATCGAATATCCATGTTATTCTGTTACCGCAGCTGATCTTGAATCTTGGTTAAAGGAAAACGTTATTTCATCAGATAAAAATGATTTAAACAAAACTGAATTAGAAATTCGTAAAAAGAGCTTGCTGGATATCGTTAAAGGAGATCGTACAAATATTTCAACGGATGATGCTCCATTCATTGAAAAATTAAAAAATGCAACTTCTGCAAATCTTATAGGTAAACCTCTTCCCGATGTGACCGTTGTTTTTTCAAGAGGTGTTCCCACGACAGAAGATGTTGACGTCACCTTTATAAAATACAAAAAGTAATGATTAAATCATTTATCGAGTTTATAAACGAAAATACCGATCGTGATTCTAACTTTATTAAAAGTTTATCCCAGTCTCTTATCAATAAGATGCGTACCTCCAACATTGAAGATGGACCAGAATATTCAGTTTTTGCAGGTATGGAATTTACTGAGCCCTTTATCTTTGATCTAATTTTAAATGTTCGCAAAGATACAAACCCAATTCTTGAAGAAGATCACCACTTTAATGGACTTCCTTGGGAAAAAATAAATTTTGATCTTTTAGGTTATAGCATTGATGCAAATACTAAAATGAGTAAATCAAAGTCAAAAATACCTAAAATCATAGTTCACATCATCTTAAATCCTAAAAAGGAACCTTTCCTATATAGTAAGCTTTACTCTAGGCTCATAGACATATTGACTCATGAGACAAATCACCTAAACCAACTAGGGATTAACAGGGAACCCTTTAATACTCAAGTAAGTAGTAAATCCAAAAGAGAAAAAGCAAAAAAGAGCTACTCTTACTTTTTATTGAATGATGAAATTGAATCAATGGTTGAAGGAATGTATGAAAGTTCAAAGGAACAAAATATACCAATTGACCAGGTTTTTAACAGTTATCTAAACCCATTCATTGAATCAAACTATATTACTCAATCTGAATATCAGCAGGTCATGAAAGCTTGGGTTACTCGAGCGGCTGAACTTTATCCAGATGCAGTTTTTTCTAGCAAAGTAAATCACATCATAAACTCAATCTAAAACCAATTTCATTGTTTATAGTAAAATACTATAAAAAGTATTAAATATGAACAATTTTGAAAAATTAAAAGAAGAAGTTAATGCAGTTCATTCAACTATCTTTGACCCGATCTATGCTCTTATTTCTTCTGCTGAAGATGATGCAGACAAATATTATGCAAAAGGTGTAAAAAGCGCTGGAAATCGCCTTAAAAAGAAAATGCAAGAGATTCGTAAAGCGATTAAGCACCCTGCAGTTAAAGCGGAAATGACTAAGATTCAAGAAGGTGCTAAAAATCTTCGTCAAACTTTAACTGATGAGATCTCATCAAAATAATTTCTCTAAACTATAAACTACGGAAAATGCCTCTTTTGAGGCATTTTTTTTGTTTTTTAAAACTTTTATAGTATTATTAGTACAATAATATAAAATAATAACAAAAATTATGACAGATTTTTTTGATTTACCAGAAGACGGCTTTGTAAAAAAGCCCCAGTCTGGAGGAAGTAAAAAAACGGATCCAAACGTCTATGACCCAGATCCAAATGCACACAACGGTTCGTATAAATCAGTTTTTAGATTTATACCGTATGTGTTCGACAAAACCAAAAGCAAATACACAAAGTATTCTGCTAAATTCTGGAATCCCTTAACTAAGGAATCCCTAATTATCGATTGTCCATCAAACGTTGAAAAACCTTCAATTCTTTGGACCATAGAATCAGTGTTAAGATCCTTGAAAAAGGAAGAGCCTGAGATTGTTGATGAAATCGGTAGAAATTTTTCAAGATGGAACACTAGCCACTCAGCTGTGTATATTAAGAAAGATCCACAAAGACCTGACCTTGAAGGAACCATTAAAATCTTTAAGTTCAGAAATCAAATTGGAATGTTGATCGATCAACTTGTAAATCCTGAAGAGCTAGATGGTTTATCTACTGGTAAAAAAGTAAATCCATATCATCTACTAGAGGGTAAAGATTTTCTTTGTGTAGTCGGTAAAAAAACCAAAGACTTTAGAGATTGGTCTAAATGTAAATTCATGGACGAAATTACTCCATTCGTTTTTAAAATCGGCGATACTCAAGTGATTGTTGAAAATAGCGAAAAGTCAGTAAAGCTAGTAAACGAGTTTATGACTAAACACACTCCAAAAATGGATGAATATTTTCATCAAGAATGGACTGAAGAAACTTTTAATAAGGTCGCTGAGGCAGTTGTTGCAGCAATCCCTCAAAGAGAAGTCTTGGAAATGGTACTTGAGAGAAGCAAAGACTCTAAGATGAATGAATTAATTCGTTCAAAAATGAAACCTGGAAAATCAAATGCTCCTAAAGCCAGCGTTAATGATGATCTTGAGTTTACAAGTAGCAAGTCTGAAGAGACTCAATCGGTTGAGCAATCAGTTTCTAATAATGATTCTGCCGATGATGAATACGATTCTCTATTCTCAAATTTATAAAATAATTCAATATCATGAACGAAGATAAAGAACCACAGGTTTTAGTTGAGAAGGAATCTTCTAAACCTAATGAAAATCCAAATATTTTATTTGGAACAATTACCTATGCTGATGATTCTGCATATGAGGACTTCATATCTAAAATGAATATTAGTCAAGCGCTATTTGTATTGATAGCTTCTGCTAATTATTCTCAAGCAAAAGGTGCATTTAATTTATTAGAATCTGAAACTCTTTCTGCCGCAATCAGAAAAATTAGAAAAACTAGCGAAAAGTCAGAGGACGGGAGCTCAAAATAAAATAAGTTAACATGGACTTAATCATAGACGGAAACGCTTTTATTAATGTCGCTATAAGCGTCACCAAGTCCCTATCTACCAAGGACAAAAGGACAGGTGACGCTTATTATGTTAACGATCTTTTCAATGACGGAGAATTTATTTTAAAGGAACACGTAAAAATAACCTTTAGGAATTTTTGTTTTACTTACCTAAATTCATTAATTTCTCCGATATCGTCTCATCCAGAAAAAGTTCATATTGTCTTTGATTCAAGCAGTTGGAGAAAAGAATATACTTCTGACTTTTTTAAGAATTCTGATTTTAAAACAACTTCTGCGCCAGTTGAGTTTAAGTATAAAGGAAATCGAAAGTATGATGACCATCAATACTTATTCTTTGATTATTTTCAGCAAGTTATAATGCAGCATCTAGTTGAAAAAGCAGGAATAAATCAGTATAAATTTAAAGGAACTGAGGGAGACGATATTATTGCATATCTATGTGACATAATAAGCGACGATATCTTGATTTATTCAGTAGATCAAGATTTAAAACAATTAACGGGTACTCCAAATAAAAACGTTCTACTAATTACGCCAAAGCAAATGGCTAAAAATAAGAGACTTTTTGTTCCGAGTCAGCTCGTACCTACCGCTGCAAATGAAGAAGTAGATAACTTCTTTTCATTAAGCGATGCTCACATTACTGGAGCGACGATCGAAAAAACAATTTCTAATTTAACTAATAAGGATTATGTTGAATATAAAGTAGATCTTGTTGAAGACGTTTTAAGTAAGATCCTATTGGGAGATAAGTCAGATAACATTCCAAAAATAACTAGTGTGACTCCGTCAAAAGCTAAAAAAGTAATTGCTGCAGTCCACGATAAATTTGGAGAAAAAATAATACCTCTCCTAGACGATCTAAATTCTTCAGTAATTGACAGCGTTGTTCTAGAAATAAAAACTCTAAATAAAATTAAGGACCAAGATAAAATAGATGAGATCAGAGAACACTTACTCTTTAATATTAAGTTAACTCGTCTATCCATTAAAGTGTTCCCAAAAGAGATCAGAGAATCCCTAGTTGAATTCTTTAAAGATTATTCAATAACAAATTTTAATTTTAGAGAATTTACTAATTTAAAAAATAATTTATCATCACTATGAAGCCTCTATACGAAAGAGTATTAGTTAAACCTAAAGATAAGGAGACTAGAACAAAACAAGGAATCATGCTTCCTGAAAAAGCAGTTAAAAAACCAAATATCGGAATTGTTATTAATACTGGTGACGGAACCAAACACAATGAAATGGTAGTTAAGCCTGGCGACACTATTCTATTTAATCGCTACGCTGGTCTAGAATTATTCTACAAAGGAGAAAAGCACTACGTCATTATGGCAAATGAAATCATTGGCATTTTAGATGACGCAAATGATATTTCATTAGAAGAATTTGAATAAAAAATAAAAGTTATGATTTTAAAAAAAGGAAGTAAGGGAGAATCTGTTAAGACACTCCAAGAATTTTTAAAAATTACTATTGATGGTGATTTTGGACCAAAAACAGAAGCAGCTGTAAAATCTTGGCAAAAAGCACATGGATTATTTGATGATGGTATTGTAGGTCCTAAGACTTGGGCACACATGGGTATTCTTACAACTGATAATGCTGAGAACATAGAAGTAATAAAAGCATTGGAGATTAAGAAACATTGGATGCCAGCTGGAACATACTTTCCGGGCCCAGTCCAAAAGGACTGGATCTTCTTACATCATACTGCAGGGGGACCTAATCCCTATCAAGTAGCAGACATGTGGGCTAGAGATGATAGAGGTAACGTTGCTACCGAGTATATCTTAGGCGGACAGTCAGTAGACGGTAAGAATAAAAAATATGATGGAGAAATGGTACAGTGCTTTCCTGATGGAGGTTATGGATGGCACACAGGCACAGGTAACTCCCTAATGCATAGAAATTCTGTCGCGATTGAAGTATGTTGCATGGGCCAGATAGTTAACGGTAAGACCTATGTAAATACAACGGCTGACTCTAGTCAAATAATTAAGTTAGACAAGCCGTTTAGAGGATTTCAATATTGGCACAATTATTCTGAAGCTCAATTAAAAGCTCTTGAAAATTGGATCAAGTTTATTGCTGAAAAATATTCAATTGATCCTAGGGTAGGTTTAGTAGAGTATGTTAAAGCTAAAGGAGCAGACGGTTTTGATGTCCTAGATGTTGCTAGAGCTGAAAAGATTCCTGGCATGTATTCTCACACCAACGTATTAAGAGGAAAGGTTGACATGTATCCTCATCCAGACCTAATTGATATGTTATTAAGTCTATAATAAAATCGACCCCCTAAAATAAAAAAAGGGAACCGAAAGGTTCCCTTTTTCTTTAATAATAAATCGATTAGAAACTTGGAATAAATCCAGTTGAATCTGAACTTAATGTTCCTCCTACTCTTGTAATAGTGATTCGATTGATGAATTTTTGGATTCCTCTTGGGAAATCTACTCGAATATCTATAATTGCAGCGTTTGCTGAAATCACCTCATTGGTGTTATTTGAAGTATCAAATATGACTTCATATGTGGAAATTCCTTTTGCATTAACTACTGCGTTCAAGTAATTTTCAACTATAGTTCTTACTCGTAATCTTGTAATCTCATCATTGAAATCAAATAAGAAATTAAATAAGATCTTTTCAAGGTCTCGTTCAATCGTAGATAAGTTATCTCTAACGTGAGCATTGTTAAGAGCTGAATTAATTCTCTGATATGCGGTGTTATTAGAGAACAAGATGATTCCAAATCCTCTACGTTTAACTGTTAAGTTGAATCCTACTGGCTCTAAGAAATCTCTGTCCTCGTCAGTAAGATCGTATTCTAATCCAACGATTTCCGGATCATTAAGAGCTCCTCTTTTTCCACCAGCTACGATTAAGAATGGAGTACCGTTCTTGAATTTTCTAACATATAAGTTAGAGATATATCCTGCTTGTGGAACTGAAATGTTCTTGCTTCCGCTTCTTACTATTAAGTTAGGGAAGTGATATGATGAATAAGAAGATAAAGGAACTCCCTTAACGTCTTCTTCAGCAAATTTATAAAGAAAGCTAGGATTCAATGCAGTATTTCCTCCTAGTGAAATAAGCTCAGTTGAAACCAATTTATTTGTAGTGTCAATAAAGCTAGGATCAACTGATTTCTCAAATTGCTGCATTGATGGAGCATTTAAGATCGCCATTGCCTGACCATTAAGTGCTGCTAATTTAGCCAAGTGATATTTAGAAGAACTAGATATTGTTCCAGAATAAGAATCGACAACATATCTAAAATCTACTAACTCCCCGTTTGAAAGAGCTTGTGGAATAAGGGTTTCTGTGAAAAGATAATCTAAAATACCGCCAGTCCCTTCTAATCGATCTGCTGTTCCGTCCGGTAACACATCGTTTCTCAACTTAAATGCTGCTAGCTTTTGACCTTTAAGACTTGTCACAAAGTTTGGAATTCCTGTATAAACTTGAATAGTGTTTCCAGTAACATCCAATCCTATTACTTCTTCTACTGAAGGAGCCATGGTTGTCACTTTAATCGTATCTGGTGCAGTTAGCGGATCGGGTGTAAGTACTGATACTATCTTCAATACTCTTGATCGTCCGTCTGCCACATTTGCTTTAATATAATTATTTGCTTTGATGTACTTATTAACCAATGCTTTATTTGGTACACTGATAGCTCCATCTAATTCAAGAATCAACACATTAGGCTGAGAAATAGAATAACTAGCAAATATTGCAGTATCAGTTAAATCAAAAGTATGATTGAATTCATCACCGTCTGCTAAAGTTACTTTAAAATAATCTGTACCTGAAAAATTATAGTAGTTTGCATTTACTTGAGAGGTCAATCCAATATTTGAATATACTTCAATTTTAATGTATTTTAATGAACTCACAACTAAGTTATCAATTACTTTTAAGTAACGTGTTGGGTTAATTCCATCTGAACTAGTATCACCAGTTTTTAGGAAACCTTTCGTATATGCCTCATATAACTTACTTCCTTCCATTGCAACAATAAAGTCGGTCGTCGTATTAATAACATAAGTATCTCCATTTGCAGCACCTGCTGCAAATGATACAGGAGTCTCAATGCTAGTTATCTCAAAAAGAAGCTCTCTATCAATCGGTCGACTATAACTTAAAGTATCAATTAGAGGAGTCGGATCAACTATTGGATTATCATAAGTTATCGCAGTAACTGTAATAACCTCAGGAATAGTACCACCAGTTATTGTAATAGTGTCACCGATTTCATATCCAGAACCAGCATCATTTACTGTGATCGCAGTTATTGCACCAGCGACTGCTGTGATGTCAACCGTTAATCCGGAACCTCCACCAGCACTTGTAGTTGCAACACCAGTTGCAGTAGTATAACCTGTCCCAAGTCCATTCGTTGTAAACGTATCTACTCCACCGACATAGATGTTGTCAAATCCTCCATTATCAGCATAATACGCTAATTCATCGATTCCATGACCAATAATGTCTACTCGATGTGTGTATACATCAGTATCGATAAAGTTATCATTAGTTAAATCAATTAAATCTAATTTTTCAGTATCTAGTGCACAAAGCAATCCAGTAGTTGGGAAAGCTCGGTTTACTAATCTATCGATTGACACGGTCACTCCGCTCTGATCTCTAAAATCAGGAATTAAACACCCGATTGTTCTGCTAATTACTGAAATTTCTCGTAAAGCAAAGAAATTAGAAGCATTTGATGTCTTTAATCCAACTTCATCAAAGTACGCCTTATATATTGGGTCCTTTGATAATTTTAAATAGTTTGACCAGTCTCCGTTTACTACAATAACCTCAACGAAATAGTCAGAGATAAAATCATCTGGGTGAACGAATGTAGGAAATTCAACACTTCCTCCACCTACGCTCGCATACCACTCTTTTGCAGTAACGTCAAATCCAGTAACATTAGCTTTTCTTACCCAAACCGTCATGTTATACTGTCCTAAGTTTACAAATGAAAGTATTTTATTTGATTCAGATGTAGTTATACCAAAACCTCCAGGAGTTGTAATGTAATCATCACCTAATGCTAAGTTTTTAGATTTATTTAGTTTAGTCGCATCAGCAAACCATAGTCTTTGTCTATTAAAGAATTCAACTATTGGGTACTGATTTGCTCCATCGTTACCTGCAGCAGATTCACTGTTAAATGTAGTAAATGCTGCTTGGTCTAAATTTGATGAAGGAACAGCTATTTCAGTATCTAAAGGCAATACGTTCATTGCAAATACTGGTCCTTCTCTTAATGCAACTTCAATAGTTCTATGAAAGTAACTTCCTGCTTTTTCTAGTTTTGGATCAATTTCTCCAAATACTGATCTTAGAGTTCTAACGTCATTAATCAACACCACCGTATTGAATGGACCTACTCTACTTGACCCTACGATCAAACGACCGGTCGTAAGAGGTAATACAACATTCTCACTTGCGTCGATTTCAACTGTATAAACACCACTAGATTTGTAATTGTTTAAGTTTATCCTTGGTTCAGCCATCTCTGTATAGATATTTTTAATTATTTATCTTAAATAGTATCAATAAATTTAAAAAAATCGAAAAATTAAGATCCTCAGCCGGTTTTATAGTATAATATATCAAAATACTATAAGAATGGCAAACATCGATAATACTTGCTCCGATCTTAAGGTCGAGGACCTGTACTCACAAAGTGAAGATACTTTAGGAGACATTATGGCTCTCCAAAAAGACACTCAAAATCACGTATATGGATGGAACTTTGACGACATGTCCCTACGTGAAATTATGTCTTTTTGGCATGCCAACACCCACGCAATGATCGATGAAATACACGAAGCAACTGATGCATTAGGCGGAATTAAAGACGGTGGTGGGAACGCTATTTGGAAGTATTGGAAAAAGGACTTTTCTAAGTATAATGATATGAAGTTTTCTGATCTTTCTGAGAGCGACCAACTTGAGGCAAAGTTTGAAATCATTGACATGCTACACTTTTTTATGAATTATGCTATCTCAATCGGCATGACTCCACAAGAAATGTATAACATGTACATGTCAAAAAACGCAGAAAATCGTGACAGACAGAAAAGAGGATATTAAAAAAAAGTATAATAGCTATGGAACCAATTCAAGGCGGAGGCCAACCTCAACTAAACATTAACCTTGCTGATGCGCCGTATATTGAATGCGAAGAGTGCGGAGGAAAGGTTTTTGAAGAAAAAATGATGATTAAAAAGATCTCAAAATTTTTAACTGGTAGTGACCATGATTCGATTACACCAATCCCTGTAATCTCTTGTACAAAGTGTGGGCACGTAAATGAAATGTTTAAACCTAAACTGTAAGTAAAATATGTTAATTGGAGCAGAAGTATTAAATGATAACGTCTTAACCGTTTCATACTATAATGAGAACGGAAAGATCGAATTCATCAAAAAAAGATTAGCTGATCACGAAATGTACAATTGGATAGAATCTCAAACTCCCACTGCTACCAAGAATTGGAACGGCAAGTACGTAAAAAGAGGTCCGAGCCAAGGTCAGTATATGAATCAGTTTAGAGTCCAAGAATTAATTCTTGAAAAGTTAACAACTGAGGAACTTGAAAAAGTATATAACTTTGATAACTTTCCCAAGAAAACATATCTCGATATTGAGATCAAGCTAATCGATGATTCTTTTCCAGAACCAGAAAAAGCCCGAATGCCAGTCGGTCTAATTTCATTTTGTAATGAAGATAATGTGACCTATATACTCTCTATTTTAAACTCTGATGATCAGCCAGACGGTCTAGCTGCAGAACAGATAGTTAAGATGGAAAAAGAGGTAAATGAGTATTTTAGAAAGACTGTTCCTAAAAAACCAGAAGATGCTCGCCTTTTTAATCAGGATTTTAAGATTAAGTACAAGTTCTTTAAGAGTGAAGACGAGTTAATGGCTTTTTATTTTCATAAGATCATGCCACATTTCAATTTTGTTACTGGATGGAACGTGACCGAATTTGACTGGAAATATCTAATGAATCGAGGTAAAAACCTAAAGATCGATATGATGGAAAAAATGCCAACTCGATCGACCGTTTCTAAAGTAAAGATTCCAACTCACCTAGGCGTTCTTGATTACATGCAAGTATTTGAAAAAATGAAGCCGTATAAAGTGGTAGAAAACTACAAACTAGACTATATCGCAGATCTAGTTTTAGGTACTGCTAAATTGCATCACGATTACTCCTCTTTTATGGAATTCCAAAAGGACGTGTACTTATTTACTATGTACAACGTAATCGACGTTATCCTTGTAAAATTAATCGAAGATAAGCTTGCTCTACTAGATGTTGCCTTTGCTATGGCAAACGTCGCTCAAGTAGAAGTAAACAAAGTATTTAGTCCAGTGTATATCGCTGAGATCCTAATGTGCCGCGAATTCTTGAATAAGAACATGAAGATGATGAAGCTTCCTTGGGGAGAAGAAGTGATCGACGGTACCTATGCTGGAGCTTACGTAAAAGATCCCATTCCAGGTTATTATGGCGCAGTCGCGTGTTATGATTTCTCTTCAATGTATCCAAACATTCAAATTCAATTTAATATTTCACCCGATACTTATCTTGGAAAAACAGATAAGGTCAAAAAAGACGGCACTGAAATCCATACTAAAAATGATACTATGTTTTCAAGTAAGACTGACTCAGTTGCTAGAAAAATTCTTACTCGATTGTATGATGAACGTATCAAGACTCAAGGTGAGATTAAGCAGTTAAAAAACTCAAAATAACCAAATAATATGAACACAGCACAAGATTTCGTAAATTGGCTAGAAGGATTTCTAGACGCATGTAAAAACTCACCGACTCCTCAACAAATTAAGGAAGTTAGAAAAAAGATTGCAGCATTGCCTACAAGCAAAGATAGGTTCGTAATCAATCGCTCAACTGGTGAAATGTATAATCCGCTATGGAATAAATCAATTGATCCTATTCCAGCTGATCACTTTTCAACAATCACACTGGTTCAACCAGACTCAAATCTTCCAAATAATGGACCATTAGATGATGAATTTCTTAAAGCGATTGAGGAGAATAAAACTGCCTCAACTATGGAAGAGCTTAATTCCTAAAAAAAATAAAGATCAAATGCACTTTGACGAAAATAAACTAATCTCCTTAATGGAGAATTTCTCTGGCGCAAAGTTCCAGTGGATTAAAACAAATCGGCCTGAATTACTTGGCAAACTAGTTACGTGTAGAAACATAGAACCCAGAGGAGATCGATTTTTTGCGCTATTCGATGATGGTTCAAGCGTAGACACTGCTCAGCTTAATACTAGCTTACTAATGATACATGGAGACATGCAACCTCTAAGTAAAGCAGAAGTAGAATCTATCGCTGGACCAAGAAGACCAACTCAACCCGTTAAACCTATTTCAACCGGTCCAATCGGAACTGGCCCAGCTCCAGTCGGAACTAATCACCAACATCAGCCTCAACCACAACAGGTCGAGGCAACCAATATGTTTGAGATGTTTAATTCTGAGGAAAGAGCCATTGATCTTGAGATAAAAATTAATCTTCCTGAGCAAGATTTTTTAAAAATGATGTACAGTAACGCAAAGGACAAAGAAAAGTTTCTTAGTGAGTTATCCGATTACGTTTTTAGAGCGATAAATAAAACAGTAGTTCAGTCTGCAATTTCATCAATGGTTGTTCCACAATCGTCAGCAAGAAGCAAATCTGGACCTACTGTAAATATTACTGAGATCCATGAAGAATGATCATTTTGATTCAAAAGAAGAATATTCAGACGATAAATTTAAAATCGTAACTTTTACCGGAGATAAGGGAAAGTTTAAGAGAATTTCATCATCAAAGGAGGCAATTTGTTTGCTTCCTTTTGATCTTAATGAAAACAATCAAATTAAAAATGTATACTTAACAAAGTATCACGACTACGTATTGAACGGAGAGGGCTGCAAGTGTATCACTGCTACTCTTGAACCTGATGAATTTAATACTTATCACGAATCATTATGTAACTGTATTGATCTTGAGTTGGGCATAGGTGATGTTGAAGTCGACGATATTTTTTATTTAGGTCAAATTCAACATACTATTCCATTTACTAAAACCTACAAGTGTTACGCTATAAATTTAACCAAGCATAGCGAAGACCCTACCGGATTTACACCAAAAATAAATGATCAGGAGACCAAGCTGCATTCAATTGATAAAATCAGATTTAGTAGAATAATGAGAGGAGAAGTATTAGATACATTAGCTTTATCGTGCTCTCTTTTATTGCTTTCTTACATCTCAGATTAGAACTTTTACCCTTTTTCTAGTAAAATATATTAAAACAATTAATTATGGCAAAGTCAACTAATGACGCAATCAATGCTTTTAATAAGTTCAACGACCTTCTAGAAAAGAAAGTAAAATCCAAAGTCACCTTAATGGGATTCTCTGACATTGATGATTATATTCCTACTGGAAATTATCTATTAAATGCTCAGATCTCAGGATCAGTGTTTGGAGGGTATCCTAATACTCGAAGTATCGGTATTGCTGGAGATTCTGGTGCTGGAAAAACCTTTCTTTGTTTAAACGCAGTTAGAGAACTTCAAAAGAAAGACTATTTTGTTTTCTATATCGATACTGAGGGAGCAATTGATCGATCTGATTATACAAAGTTCGGAGTAGATCTAGAAAAGTTGAAATATCTTCGTATGGGTTTAATCAGCGATGTGAAGTTTTTTATCAACGATTTTATCGAAACAATGAGAGAAAATCCAGGCTTAAAAGCTGCGATCTTTGTGGATTCAGTCGGAATGCTTGATACCGATAAAAGTAAAAGAGACATGGATGCTGGTAAAAATGCATCAGACATGGGACTTCGTTCAAAGGAAATGAGGTCACTATTCAAATCCTTTACTCTTGAGCTATCTAACCTAAAGGTGCCATTTATCTTTACTAATCACACATACGCTTCGATGGATCAGTATACTCCTAAAGGAATGTCTGGTGGAGGTGGTCCTGAATTTTCAGCATCGATAATCCTAATGTTAAGTAAAGGCACTCTTCGGGATGAGGCTAAGACCACAACCGGAATCATAGTTCGGTCTAAGACTAGAAAGAACAGATTAGCTAAACCTATCGATATTGAATTCCACATTTCATTCCATAAAGGAATGAACCAATACGTTGGACTTGAACAGTTCGTTAGTTGGGAAAACTGTGGAGTTGGTCGAGGAAATAAATTGACTGAAAAAGAGTTTTCAAAGCTAAAAGCCGACGAACAGTCTACATGTTCAGAGTTTGAGGTAGACGGCGAAAAATTCTATTTTTTACCCAAGAAACTTGGAAAGAACTATGTTATTCGACATAATGGTGATCTTGTACCAATTAAAGAATTTTTCTCAGCTCGATTGTTTACACAAGAAGTATTAATGGAGCTTGATGAGAAGATAATCAAGCCAACTTTTAAATTTCCAGAAACGCAAGATGAAATCGACCTATTAGAGACAAGCGAACTTAATGATCTAAATGATGACGATGACTCTACGTTCTGATTTACCAATAAAGTATTACCTAAACCTACATACAGAGGAGGGATTGAACGATGAGTTCACCCTCCTTTTTGAAATATTGCAATACTTAATAAAGGTATCTGCATCCAAAGAAAAATCATCTTCCTCTAATCTTAAGTTTTCATCGAAGTCCTTAAAATACGTCTTCGGTGATAGGATTAAAGATGAAACCTTCAAGATAAACTTAGTTAAATCATTAAAGACGATGATTCATGACGAATACCTTAAGGCTGAGGGTGATTTTATCTATTTTACAAAAAAAGGACTAACTTATTTCTATTTAACGAATGATTGATTTTACAGAAAATATTGACTCACTTGAAAAGATGGTATGGAATTTTATTTTAAATTCTGAAAATGACATAAACGATCTAAGACCAACTAATCATGATTCGTTAAGAAGGGAAGAATTAATCGTAATGATGAAGCCTAGCTATTTTAATGAGGACGATCGGCAAGAATCGTTTAAAACGGCCGTTAAATTCTTTAAAGAATACGAAAAGATCCCAAATAAAAAAGAACTTAGAAGCTACTTAGAAGTAACCCATGTAAATTTAAGCGAGGAAGAATTCAATGAACTCTACTCTTTTAACTTAGCAGAGTACAACTATGATTATCTTTATAAATACGTTAGGTCATTTATCCTACTAAGAAACTTGAACTTAACTGTTTTTGATTTACTCACGTATTTAAAAACTACCCCAATTGATCCTGGAAATATCGATAATATTTCAGAAAAAATAAGAAATGATATCAGCACAAAACTTGCTCTAAATTTTTCAAGTGCGGATACTGGCCTTAATTTTTTTAATCCGGAGTCCCACATTCAAATTTCAAAATCTGGCTGTCCGACCGGTTTTCCATTCTTAGATAAGGTACTCGGTGGAGGCTGGAATTCAAAATCTCTTGTTGTTTTTCAAGGTAGACCTAAAGTCGGTAAATCGATGGTTCTAGGAAACATTGCAGCGCGATCATTTTTAGCAGGAAATGTGACTGGGCTAGTAACAGTTGAGCTTGCCGATCGCCAATACATGAAAAGAATAGGCTCAAATATCCTAGGCATAAAGTCAGAAGATTATGCAAGCATTAACGATTCTTCAGCTGCTCAATTAATTCAAAGAAAGGTTGAAGATCTTAAAGATAGCGGTCGAGCGATTGGAGAATTAATACTTAAGGAGTTTCCTACTGGTGGAGCTACTGCAATTGATATCGAAAACTATTTTCTTAGGTTAGAGCAAAAGATGAATAAAAAATTCAAAGTAATCGTCGTTGATTACTTAAATCTTTTAAAACCAATAAATGCAAGTCAGGCAGGCCTTTATGAAAAAGTCAAATCTATTTCAGAAGAACTTAGGGGAGTTGCTATGCGAAATGAATGGTGCATAATAAGTGCCACTCAAATTCGTAGAGAAGACATTGATAATTTTGACTTGGGAATGGATTCAGTAGCAGAGTCATTTGGTTTAATTCACACAGTTGACTCTCTGTTTGGACTAATGCGAAGCCCTCTTGAAAGCAGAATGAAAATAAAGTCTATTGCAAATAGGGATAACGGATACGAAGAAAGCTATAAGTTTTATACTATGAATAAGGACTTTTTTAGGTTAACTGAAGAGGTTGGACCAAATAGCGAGTTTTATAGTGACGATGAAGAGATCACTCGAATGGCAGATGAATTAAGATCAGAGTATTCTGATATAAATACTTCTCCGGTTTCTAACACCACTACTTTAGTGGATGACGATTATGATAAGCTCTTCAATGCTATATAAAATAATAATTATGGATGGAAGAAAATGAATTTACTGAAGATCAAGGTGGAGATCAATTAAGAGAAGATAAAATATTTAATAATAGTTATTATAACGGCGACAAGTTAAGAGATTCAGACGAATATGAATTCTCTAAAAAAATATCAGTATCGGCCGACTATTCAGATAACTACCTAAAGGACCTTTATGATTACGAAGAACAGTTAGAATCAAAGTTCATATTGGATGTAATATTTGAATTTTTACAAAAGGACGAGGTTCTCAAAAAATACGTGAGTACCATAACTGAGGATCGTTCTGTAGCTAAAATAAAATTTTCAAAGGAAGACATTAATCTTATTTTTAGTAGGGTCCATGAGAACCTAGATCCAGCAAGTCACGGAATCAGTTTCTATAGTCCCATCTATATACTTGAAGCAATTTCCTCAATCTCTTCAATGGAATATAAAAAAATATTCGATTCGCTAGAAACCGACATTCAGGAAATTTTAATACTTGAACTAAATAAAAAATATAAATTCCTAGAGGGAAAAATGCATAAAAAAAGAATACACTAATGGTTTGGATTAAATTAACTCACATTGGAGGCTCAGTATTTCTTAATCTTGAGCAAGTTTATAGATATGAAGCGACTTCATCTACTGAAATTACTTTCTATGATGCAAATTCTATCTTACCTACTTCATATACCTTTGCCTCGGCGACCCTATTGAAAGAATTCATGGCTAAACTTGCGAGCCTTTCTAAAGTAATAGATATTGATCAGCTCGCTACGCAAGGATGAAATTAGAAAACGTTAAAAAAATATTTGTTCTGGGTGATATGCACCTAGGCGTTCGTAATAATTCCATTGAATGGTCTGAAATCCAATTTAATTTTCTAGTTAATCATTTTCTAAATAAAATTGAAGAGGAGGGCTTTGACCCAAACACAGACATTTTAGTACAGGTCGGGGACTGGAATCATGTTAGAGAATCGACAAACGTTCGAATCCATAAGCTATCTTTACTGATAGCTGACGAGTTTACTAGAAAGTTTAAAAGAGGAGTTTTCGTGATCTTGGGTAACCATGACGTATATTATAAAGACCGAACTGACACTCACTCACTAGAAGGCTTTGATAAGATTCACCCTAACTTTCACGTCTATACTGAGCCAGAAATTTTAACGATTAACTCTCATAAATTTCTAATGCTTCCATGGATAGAAAATTTAAACGAACTAAAATCGCAAGTTCAAAGAAATAAGGCGGCAAACTACGTATTTTGTCATGCTGACTTTAAAGGTTTTAATTTTAACAAAGTTCAAAAACTAGAACATGGACTAGAACAAGAAGACATTAATTCCTTTAAACGTGTTTATTCTGGACACATTCACATTCGACAAGAAAAAGGTAATGTTCTCTATGTTGGAACTCCGTACGAGATGGATAGAGGCGATCGTGGAAATCAAAAAGGATTCTATGTGCTTGATGTTAGCGGCAAAGAGGTGACTGAAAAGTTTGTTCCAAATGAGGTTTCTCCAAGACATCTTCGATTCGATGTGATGCAGTTGTTGGACCTAACTTCCGACCAAATCAAAAAAGAGTTTGTAAATAACTTTGTAGATATTATGATCGAATCGGAATTTTCAAAAAAGTTTCCTCTTTCACAATTTACGGAATTAATAAAGAGTTACGGTCACCGTCGCATTGAATTTGCATCCTATTCAAAGGATCAGCTAAAAAACAAGAGTGAGATCGAAATAGATTCAACATATGAGTATAACATTTTTACTCTATTAGATGAACGACTTAAAATAATGAACTTGCCAGTCGATCAATCGACTCAAATAATTGATAAATTTAAAGAGATTTACGATTCGTTACGTAACGCAAAACAATACGATTAATGAGATTAACTGAATTTTCATATAAAAACATCCTGTCATACGGAAATAAATTACAGACGTTTAAATTTGACGATCGGCCTGGACTAATCTTAGTTGAGGGAGAAAACGGTGCAGGCAAGTCCTCAATCAAGGAGGCACTAACCGTATCGATTTATGGAAGATCGGCAATTCGTAAAATGAAAGATATTCCTAATTGGATCAATCGTAACGCTTATACCAATGTCAAGTTTGTAACCAATTCTGGAGAAATCATAGAACTTGACCGAGGAATAGATCCCAACTTTAGTGATATTAAAATAAACGGAAGTCATTTTAATCTTCCAGATAAGAGAAAAGTCGATGAGTTTATCGAAGAGGAACTTGCTAGAATTCCATTTTCAGTTTTTTGTAATACTATCAGTCTATCCTTTGATGATTTTAAATCCTTTGTAAACCTAAGCAAAGACGATAAAAGAAAAATAATCGATCGTATTTTTGGGATTGATATTCTTTCTGATATGCGAAGCAAAGTAAAAGAAGAATTAAAGGAAAATAAATCTGAACTTGATATTCTTACTGCTACTCTAAAGAGCAGCCAATCTAACTTATTAACATATAATAGTCAATTAGATGCACTAAAGGAAAAGCTAAGCAAGAAGAAGGAAGAACTTACAGATAAATTGACTATTAGTATTGCAAATAAAAAAGTCGAAGTAGATGCTGCCCTTGTTGAAAAGACAAATCTTAAGGAGAAGATAGATTCTCAAACTAGTGTAAATAATACTGCTCAAGAAGAACTTAGTAAGATAAAATCAGAGATTAAGGATTTATCGAATCGTCTCCTAATCTATGCTAAAAATCGATGCCCTCATTGTCTTAATGACCTTCATTCAGATTCCTCAATTGAAATAAAGGAGAAGATCGAATCTAAAATTATTAAATTAAAGGAATCTCTTGAGAATAAACAAAAACTTGCAAATGAGATTAATGAGAGCCTAACCGCTCTATTATTAGATAGAAGCGACATTGATTCAAATTACTTTGATAAGAGGGCCGAGCTTAAAGCTTTGGAGTCATCACTAGAGGCTGCTCAGGAAAACGATGGATCTGAAGAAATATCTTCTATCTCTGGAATAATTAAGAGTCTAGAGGATCAAATATCTGAAGATACTCAAGCGACTTCTCAACTAAATTCGACTCGATCAATTGCACTAAGCCTAGATGATTTATTATCTGAAAATGGAATCAAACGAGACATGATCGACCGAATAATTCCTACCTTAAATGCTAGGATTCTTGAGATCTCTGAAAAATTGGAATTTAAGTTTTCATTTGAATTCGATAACGAGTTTGATCCTCATATCACCTATTTAGGAATGCAGATTTCTCCAGAAAGTCTGTCCAGCGGTCAACGAAAAAAGATGAACCTAATTGTATTGCTCGCATTTATTGAAATTATTAAAATGAAGCACAGTACAATGAACGTAATGTTTTTAGATGAAATATTTAGTTCTCTAGACAAGACAAATGTTTATCGAGCAATTTCAATCCTTAAAGATTACTCTACTAAATATAATATGACAATTTTTGTTGTTTCTCATGAATCTCTACCTGAAGAGTTATTTGACTATCGAATCCTTGTAAATCAAAAGGATCACTTCTCAGAGATGGAGATCATCAAAATCTAAATAAGACTCTACCTGCTTATTTCTTCCCAGTCCATTGATGCAAGAACGCTACCTCCACCGCCGCCAACATCAGAAGCAACCACAATCGTAAGTTCAAGAGGGGTTGACGTCAATCCATTTCTTTCAAGCTGCGTCTTAAACAATGCTTCTTTAAGGATATCAACTTGAGTTGATCCTTGATTTGACACACTAAAGAAACCGCTTGCAAGTATTCTTCCTGGTACAAAACTTGTCCCTGTAATGTTATAGTTTACAGAAGAGTTTGCTCCTGCGCTAACCCAGGCTCCACCTGTTGTGGTTCCGCTTGCAACTAATTGCCAGTTGTAATGCCCTGAGGTGGTTGCCATCACAGAAATTGCGGTGCATATTATGATACCATCTAATCTGTCAGGAGATGTTTTAAGACGCATACTTACTATAGGATAAAACGTGCCAGCTGCTGCTAAGTTTCTTGGTGCAGTCACAGGAATACCAATTGCTTGTTGTAGTCCGCTAAGTTCATATCCACCTTCCGATAAAACGGTAGAACATATTTGTTTTAATGTACTTGCTCCACTGGTAGCACCCGTGTTTGTTATCTCGTATCTCAATGGCAAAGATGCCGTTGTGATGTAAGTAGAAGTAATTAAGTTAGCATGATGAAACTTATGACAAACGTAAAAGTTTCCATTTATCACAAACCCCATTCTAACAGTCCCTACTCCTAACCACTCTAAGTCTATATATAGAATTTGTGCTTTTGTTAGATCAAGTGTGATTCCACTTGGCCCAGAGCCGTTCATAGGATCAACATTCCAACTTGCCTGGGCAATTGGTGTGTTTACAACTGCTCCTGTAACAAAACTTCTTTCTACAAAACTTACCGTAGTGCCATTTTGTTCTAAGTAGTAACCATTGTTTGCACCATAATAGCCAATCCGTTGTCTAAGATTAGTCTTGGCAGGGCTCATCACAAATGTGGTGAACACTAGTAAACTCTTACCTGGCTGATAAGAAAAGACTTTAGTTGTCTCTCTAACTACTTCAGAGCCTGAAGCAGCTGTTACTGCTAAATCGACTAAGCCTTGTGCAGAATTAAATGTATCTGTCCCTCCTGTTGCAGTACTTGTCGACCATAATTGGTTATCCGCAAACCTATAGCTTGAATCGAATAGCGTTAATGGGTTGCTTACGCGAAGCCTACCAAAAGCATCGAAGTTTGGTGTATTTGCAAATTTAATTTCATCTGTGTATGTGTATGACATATTTCTTTATATTGTTTTCCAAGAGGTGTTCCTAAACAAAAAGTCTAAGGACATTCTTTCAATTTTCATTAGAACGCTAGTTTCACCGTTTATTAGTTGCCCGCCTGATCCTTGAACTAAAATGCCTCGATTGCCCCAACTTATCCCTCCTACTTCGTCAGCAATAGTTATGATTTTTCCATTATCACTTGGCGATGCTCCTAGAGGTAGCGTGACTGTGCATATTCCTCCAGAGTAGGTCACTCCATAATATTCATAAGCGAAGCTAGCTGAATGAGTTGCTGTTGCAATGCTGGTAGTTCTGTATACTGGGTTTCCAGGAATAGCTATAACAGTTTCTCCAGCTACATCACTTGCAGTTACTCCCTCACCTACAAAGTTAATAATATTTCGTTGAGTTACTAGACTACCTTCGTCTTTAACTGTTGAATACGCTGGTTGAATTGGAACAGTCACAATAGTCTTTCCTACTCCTGCTGATGCTGTGACTCCTGCTCCTTGAAAGTCAAGAATATTCGTTTGTGCCAAATTACTTCCTTCTTCTTGAATTGTAGTATATGCTTGTTGAGTAGGAATACTCACTTGCGTTTCTCCAGCTACATCACTTGCAGTTACTCCTCCACCTATAAAGTTAATAGTGCTTCGTTGAGTCACTGAACTGCCTTCATCTTTAACTGTTGAATAAGCTGGCTGAATTGGGATATTTACTTGAGTCTCTCCTCCAACATCACTAGCTGTGACTCCTGTGCCTGTAAATTTTAATACTGATCTTTGGGGTAAAATAGTACTCTCATCTTTTACTGTATTGTATGCCTGAATATCATGGTTGTCTACCTTAATCCATGCTCCACCTTCGAAAATAGCCCAGTCTCCTACTTGCCAATCAGTAACTCCATTAAGATTTGTTGTGCCTAGTACAGAAACTATATAAAAATCTCCGGCGGTACCCACACTACTTGTTAGGGTAGGAACGTTAATATCTGCATTCCATAATCCTTGATAATTAAGTCCAGTCAAGGACGGCAGTAACCCAGTTTCAATTATTGTAATAGTTCCAACATGGTCCATTTTACACAGCTTTCCGCCATTACTGCTATCGAATCCAATTAGGAAAGTTCCAATTGGAATTTTATCATAATCCAATTGGGTAAAGTCTATTACTGGATACACGTGACTTACTGCCATATACGATGCGTTCTTTAGTATATTTATTCAATATCAAACTCTTTAACACTTAAGAGCTATCTGTTCTTTAGCGAGTCGTTGTTTTACCTTTTTTTCAATGTCTGGTCTTCTTTTACATCCAGCGATTAGGTGAGTGTATCCCAATTTTTCAGCAAGATCCTTTGGTAAGTAACCCAAGTTTCTCTGTTCGGGAGTACCGTAAAAAGATAATAGATCGACCTCATACTTATAGTACTGACACATTGAATAGATGCCAAACTGTTCATATATTAGGCAGGATAGGTGATGATTATAGTCAAATTTAGAATCATCCAAATACTTTATGTAATCTAGTGCGCTTTCCCACCATTCATTAATAATGTCTAATTTATTGAATAGAATTATACCACAGTTGTATGCATTGAATCGAGTACCGTCAAACCATGCAGGCTTGTTTGCATAGTTTTTTTCTGCGTGTTCTAGGAGCAATCGATACCACTGTTCCTGTTCCTCAGTTTCAATGTTTTGAAAACCCGCATCAGCCTTTAGGAAAGTTTCAGGTAGGGGTTTAAATAAGATTGCATCATTATCAATGTGAATAAATGGCTTTTCTTGAATCTTACACGCATAAATTTTTCCTAGTGACCAGTGATTCTGGTAGACTCCGTCCATCACCTCTTCCAGGTCAGTATTAATATCGTCAAACTCTAATCCGTATTTTTCTACTAGTGCCTTGCCCTTTAGATCGGTGATCAAAATAACCTCCTTAAACCACTTTTTAGAGTAGTGTACCGACAGTGCAAAACATTCCATTAGGGATCTCTCAGAATTAAATCCCACAGTTTCTCCATCGACCGGCTTAGTCCATAGTGAGTATACTGCTCTTTCTACCATATTATTATAAGTTACTTACACCAACTCCCTCTGCTAGTGAACCAGAATAATAGTAGGATTCTGGTTGGTATTCTAATATTTCTACATACACACTAGAATCAGTTAAACCTGGTAATTCATTATAGTTATTTAAAGGTTCTATTGTTAATGCTCCGATAGCCGATATTGTTACTGGGAAGAAATCTATGTTAGTTTCTGCTGTAACAGCTCTTTTAATTATTAGATTTTTCTGAACTAATGTTGGTATAGAATTATCATAATCACTTACATCATATCCTGGGGTAAGTTTTATATGTGTTGGATACCAAGGTCTTGCTGTAGCCAATTTAGCTTCATAATAAACATTTGTACCATCAAGTTCAGATGACCAATAAACCGTTGCTCCTAATGAATTTTCTAAAACATCTGTGTAAATTATTTCAACAGTTTCTGGAAGATATGGTACAGGAATACTGCCGTTAAGATAAACGGTCCATGCACCTTCTCCAGCATTACCTTTTGCCTCCCAAGTAGCAAATGATGAATCACCTCCAGGTAGTATTGAAGCATTAAATATAGGATCTGAATTATTATAAAGAGTTTCTCTTAAGTTTTGAGCTAACCAGATTTGAGTATCTATTTTAACTGTAACATATACAGTACCATCATTACCTGTATATGGATCAAGTGAACTGGTATCTGAAGTATCTCCATCATTAAGAAGAAGTTCTCCAGCTGTTGCTTCTCTTACTAAACGTACTGACGCACCAGCTGTTTTTAGATTTGGATAACTACTTAAAGCAGAATTTGAACTAGCCATTGTATAATTAAATGCGCTGTCTGTACTGCTCACTGTACTACTCCACCAGAAACCGTTGCTACCTATGAAGTTGAAAGGTCCATTGTTGTTGCGGAAGCCCCCAGGCAAGCCTGAAAAATTATAATCATCAGTTCCTCCACCATTATTTAACCATCCGTAATATGCAGGAGGATTTCCTTTTAGGTTACTTTTTAATTTACCGCCTGCTACACTACTTCCACCTGCAAATGTTGCTAATGTATCCCAATCTGTATTACTAGGAACTCTCCATAGATTAGGTGCAACAAGTCCGGTGCCACCATCTGGATTAGCTAATCCTCTAGCATCATCTACTGCAAACCAGTTATAAAGATATCCGTAACCAGGCCAGTCTACATCACCAGCAGTTAACTTAGCTCTATAAGCTTTGTATGGTATTTCTGGTTTTAATGTTATGAGTGAAAGATAAGGATTAGGATTCGTTACCGTAACCAAAGAGGATGGACCAATTTCGATATTTGGAACATATTGCCCATTTACTCTAACTCCTGTTGTAATAAAAAGTTGGGATTCAGTAGGATTAAGTTGCGATCCACCAATATTGCTCCCCACAATATTTAAAAGTTCAGTTTGCGGCCCTGTAATTAGACTATTGTTAACTTTTATTTGAAGATTTTGCTGTGCTAAGCTTTCTAAATATTCTAAGTTTTCGTCCATCTCTTGGATGGTAAGTTTTGATCCTTTTCCTTGTCGAGTAGTTAAATTAGGCATAGTTAACTCTTTTTTTAGTTATTTATCTAAAACTTAGTCCTAATTTAATGTATAAAAATAAAAAAATAAAGTATGGTAATATATCAAGCCAGCTCATTTGCTGGAGTTTACGAAGAGGCTCTCCATGACTTAATGAAGTATCCTGAATACGTGACCCAGCCTAGAGACATGAAGATCAATGAGATGTGTGATGTTGCACTAGTCATTGAGAACCCACTCTCTTGTCTCTACGAAAATGAGTTTAGATCTTCTCAATTCAAGTATATTGCTGCCGAGTTTATGTGGTATTTTATGGGTAGAAATGATGTCGAATACATCGCAAAATACGCAAAGTTTTGGGAATCCATCAAAAACGATGATGATACCGTAAACTCTTCCTATGGATACCTTCTCTTTAATAATCCTAATGAGCATGGGTTAACCCAATATCAATGGGCACTAGAATCTTTACTTAAAGATAAGGATTCACGACAAGCGATCCTGCACTTTAACTTGCCTACTCACCAGCGTCATGGAAACAAGGATTTTGTGTGCACAGTTTATGGAATATTCCAGATCAGAGATAATAAGTTAAATTTTACGATTCACATGCGCAGCAATGACGTAATCTTAGGACTACCTACAGATATTGCATTCTTTGCTGTGCTGCAGTCGCAGATGTTATATCACCTAAAATGGCACGGTGGAGCAGAATATCAAGAATTAGAGCTAGGCACCTATACTCACATTGCAAACTCATTTCACATTTACGAAAGACATTTTGAATTAGCAAATAGGATGATAACTCGAAAGTTTGTGCCAATTGAAATTCCAAAGGTCGATCAAAGCCTAATCGTAAGAACCGGAGAAACGAGTGCTTCCTTTGCTGCGCTATTCAACGATCCAAATATCCCAACAAGCGATCCTCTTTTTGCGTGGATTCAAAAAAACATTAAGTCATGAAAAAAGCAATTATTTTAATAATTTCAACCGTACTTAAGCTCTTAATACTCTCATTACTCTGTAATCTAGTGTATGATTGGAATGATCTAAATAAGGTCTTTGGACCGACCATATCTTACTCACAATGGGTGGGAATTATCGTAATTATAAATAGCATCGTGCCAAATGGCATAACTAATAGTTCAAAGGATGACAAACAAGGATCTTAAATATCACGTGACCTATCTAAAGATGGCGACCGAATGGTCCAATCTTTCTTGCTGTAAGCGTAAAAAAGTAGGGGCTCTAATCGTTAGGGACGGGACCATTATTTCAGACGGATTTAATGGAACTCCAAAGAGCTTTCCAAACGATTGTGAAGACGCAAACGGTGATACTCACTGGTATGTTCTACACGCTGAAGCAAATGCGATGATGAAAGTTGCTCGATCTACCCAAAGTACCGAAGGAGCAACATTATACGTTACCTATTCTCCCTGCAAGGAATGCTCAAAGCTGATCATTCAGGCTGGAATAAAACTAGTAATATATCGGGAAGAGTACAGAGATACCTCTGGCATCAAGATACTACGAGCTGCCGGTGTAGATATAGTAAAATTAGACTTTTAATATGGAGAAGAGAAATATCGAAGTCGTTTTTGTTAAGGACTATAAAAGCTTTATTTTAGCCTTTAATAAAAAGGACAAAAGTGACTATATTTTAAATGTTAGTAAGCTATTAAAGGATAAGTTTAGCACAAAGTTTTTAGTACCAAATAAGGTGCAGTCCTTTCTCCTAAACTACGAAATTAAAAAGTTATTAGACAAGGCAATATCCGTTAAGAATGAAAAATACTCACGGATAATTTATCTAAACTCAAATCTTTCAGCAACTTCCGTTCTTAACACAATCGATTTTATCACAAACGAATATTCTGAGTTTAGCTTTAAATATCGACTAATCCACTTAAAAAATGATCCAGATCCGATCGAAATATCCGATTCTGAACTAAATAAGCTAACTATATAGCATAAAAAAACCTCATATTAATATGAGGTTTTTTAATATCTGTAGGGAATTTACATCATCTAATCAGAATCTCCACATTCACTACAAGAGCCATTAGGATTTCCATCCGCGTCATAACTATCAGATTCTATTTCTTCTTCCTGATTTGCCTCTAACTCTTTTACCCAGTCTGGAATTTCTCCAAATGGACTTTCGTCAGGATTTGAACCAAAGCTCTCTTCTTCATCAAAGACTTCGCCCTGTTCAAACCTTCTTAGCTTGTCCTCAATCTGGCGTATGTCTGAAAATGTTCTATTTGATTGGGTTGCTTCTGCTCTATATTCTTCATCTTCAAGATCTTCTTCAAATGATTCCCATAGTGTTCGGTTTTCCATAAGAGCTATTTTAATATCCTCTAAGTGCTTATTTTTAAAATCATCCCATTCCTCATCAGTCATGTTTCTTTTAAAATAAAACACAGTTTCTTTATCTTGTGCCGATTTATCCCACGCTTCATCCCAATATGAAAATTCATGGTCTGGATAATTAGTATCCTCCCCTCTCATTTCATCTTCAAAATCTTCGTTAACAAATCTTTGAAAGGATGAATAAGCCTTTCCTTCCTCTACTGGTTCTAGTTCAACTACTGGAATTCCTGTATGATAAGGGTCTGCATAAGTAAAAGGTTTCTTTTTCTCCTGCTTATATACTAAATCATGAGTCATTGCTTTATAGGTAGGATCGTATACCGGATGAGAAAATGCAGGATCCCTTTCAACAGTTCTTCTGAAATCTCCCAGTTTTGGATTTTTATTTTTTAAAGTACCTTTTGCATCTCTTAATTCAATCGCAGAGTTAGGTCCACCGAATCCAGGTTTTTTAAGATTCATGTAATTATCGAAATTTAGGATATCTCGACGATGTGTATCAAACATTTCCATCTTTATTTCGATTTTTTTATACGTTTATTTGACCTATTCGCGTTTCAGTCCACCAATCCGCTCTGTATTTCATAGTAACCTCATATATTTCGTTTGCCGTGTAGTTAAGCGAAATTGCATTAATTCCTCCGTTTGGAATCAAGGATTGAAAGGACCACTCTCTAAAGATCTCACCAGTCTTGTTTGCCACGTGAACCGACATTGAACCTGTATAGTCTCTCTTTAATCCTTGGCTACCCGTTAACGGATTGTATACTATATCGTTCCATGCTCTAAGAACATTATACACATAAGCGTTATTTTCCTCATTTAAGTTGACAGTAAATGTCAAAGTTAAATCAGCAGTCGTTGTGTCTGGAACCGCTCCTGCATAGGATCTAGTTGCAAACTTGTATTTTTGTTCAACTAGTGTTCCAGCAGAATTGATTTCAGGTATGCCTTCTAATTTTGTTACGTGTTCTACTAGAAGAGCTACTTCTGGTCCAGTGATTACCGCCGGTGGCGTTAAAATCACCTCAAACTGGTTTTGAAATACCGGTTCATAGTAATTGGTCGCCGCTGTCGAGTTTGTCCAATATGGTAAACCTGCCATTGTTTATAGATTATTTTAGTTATTTATTTAGTTATGGATTAATATTTTTATTGTCCATTCTTGGTACGGTAGTTTTTTCTTGCGGTTCATCAGTGCCTTCCGGCTCTTCTCCTTCCTCAGTGTCAATTATTTCAGAAGTTGGAGCCTCTTCAATGTTAAACAAGTTATCAAAATCTATTTTTGATCTAATTGATACTTGTGATGATCTGTTAGAATAATTATCTATCAGTACTTTATTTCCTCTGAACTCCAAGACCAATGATGGTAAAATTGTTCTAAATATAAGTTCATTAATGTTTTCAATCGGATCGTATACTAGAATTTCTGATATTTTAGGATCGGTCGAATTGTCTATCGTAATTGATTCTTTTCCAGAAACTTTTACCTTAAATCCATTCCAGCTATTTATTGCCTTTCCGTCTAGCGTATCCACCATACCAGTTGACAACTTAAGAGTCACGTTTGGTGCTCCAGTGTCTAGCCCGCTAGTCGATACTTCTCTTAATACTATTCGATCTACCGTGAATCGAACCTCATATCTAGTGTTTTTAAAATATTTTTCGTTGATTGCTTTTATCTGAGCCGATGTTAATTTTGTCGTAAATAGGACCTCATCCAATTTTCCACCAGTTGCTGGCGGAAGCTGTTTTGGCGGTTCGGGCAATCGTTTTTGGCCTTGTCCTAGTAGCTTTGGTGAAGGTGCTTCAGGTAGACCAAGCGGCTCAGCTGGACCTGAAGGCAATAGGTTATTCCAATCGTCATCAGTGATATCTGATTCGATTGGTTTCGGTAACTCTAATTGTTCGGGTTTATTTTCAACTGGGATTCCATCCATTTCCTTTGCATAATCTGGATTTATGATCCTCTTGATGGCTTCGCTTGCAAGCTCAAACTTTCTCTTAAGCAGGTTTACCTCGCTTAGCGTAACATAGGTTAGCGTGGCATAGCCTTCCTCAAATTTCATGTCTGGAAAAACATCTATCTGGTGTAACCAACCTCGAATATTTTTTTGATCAAGAGCGGTCTCGCCATCAATTATTGACCATGATAGATCATAGTTTAAGATGGCTTGAAAGATGAAACCGCCGTCCTTTGCGCTAGCTTCATCCGAGTACGCTTTTTCAAAAATCTTATCCATTAGTCCTTTTTACTGTCTCGAGTACGTTTGTAATTCTTCCAAAGCTCGTTGTATATGTTGCAAGATGCTCCTAGAAAGTTAATGATACCGACGTATTTTTTCTTGTCCTCTCCGTCCATGTTCGCAACCTTAACACCAATTTTCTTGGCATCATTGATCGTAAGCTCCTCGTCCTCGTCCTTTCCGACTAACTTTTTAAGGTCACCCTTCTTTTCTAGTAGAGCATATTGCTCAAAGCTAGTGATTGCTCTGTTCATTGGATTTTTACTTTTTACCTTTACCTACGATGCTTTTATTCTTAGCAGTCGTCATGTAGTTCTTAGTATACTTGTCGATTTGAGGAGTTCCTTTTCCTTTAACTGGACCTTCTACTAAGCCTTGGTTGATCTTCATTGAACCCGATCTATCGTTTGCACCAACGTTAGCTTTTCCACGGTATCCCGATTCAGCTTTCTTGAATGCTGCCATAAATTGGTTATAGTTCATAACTGGATTTGCCATTACAATTTAATTTTTTATTATTTATCTTTTTAAAATCAAAGAATTTATTGTATTATAGCCATATAAACAAATTAAAAGTTTTACCATGAAAACAATCGTAGCCTTAGTCTTTACAATCCTTTCAATGGTTTGTATGTCCCAAGCAGAAAGAATAGAATCCTCTAAATTAGACTCTCTTATTTGGAAAAAAATAAATGAATATCGGGTCTCAAAGGGAGCAGAGCCGTTCCGTGTCTTTGAAGATTCTTTAATGCGAAAGTTTTCCACCAGAGTAGCCTATCGAAACATAGGTAAGCAGTTGACTTCTCATTCAGATAGCGTCGGTTATTGGAACAATGCTGAGTGCCTCTATACCTTAACTTCTTCTGGATCTGGAAACAGCCCAATAATTAAGGAGATCTATCAGGCAAATTATGAATACCTTGCGGAAAAGACTGTGCAGTCTTGGATCCATTCTCCAAAACATGAACGCGCTATTTCTAGACCCGATTATGATGTAGCAACAATAGTTTCAATCATTATAGTGGATCCAAAAAATAACGAGATACGATTAGATGCCACCTATCACGCTCTAGATAAAAATCACACCACATTTAACGGATACGTTTATCCAGTAACAAAAAAAGGGAATCGATAAGATTCCCTTTTAAATTTAATCATTGAATTTTTATATTTCGACATTTTTAGTCTTATCAATCTTTCCATACTGTCTAACATATCGATCCTTCGGTAAAAGTACATCCTTCTGCTCTTTGTAGTTAATGTAAACATTATTATCCTCTATCTTACTTACTGTTACTTGATCTTCTGCTTTATCAGTATCTCCGACCTTAGTTTTCATGTCTTTTGCTAAGATAATTATTGCTTGCCCAGATTTAAGGTTATTATAGTCAATTTTATCTTTCACAAAAAGTCCAGTTTTATTTTTAGCTACAGAACCAGCATCCCATTTGATTTTATAAAGAATAAGAGTATTATTGCCTTTTTCAACAGTAACTTTTGCTCCTTGATATTGAGTCTTTGTGATAGGCTGAGCTGCCTCACTCTTAGTTGCAATAGAGTAAGAAATGTTTTTTCCTCCTCCTGGCTCGTCCAATGATATTTTCCAAGATATTGCAATGTTAGTCGCATTTACGTGTCCTCCTAAGTATGCAGCTAGTGCGTTTCTAAATGTAACTCCTCGATCGTATGCTAATTTAGCGTTTTTATCGTAGTCGTCAACCACTGAAGCTGGTGCAGCCGTTCCAGAAGTAGGCTTTTTCTTAGCCGCATAATCCTCTAATTTAGAGGGGCCACCTTTACCAGAATTATATTCTGGGCTCGCTGATGAAATTAAGGTCATTGAATCGGCAACTCCATTATCTCCTAAGTAACTGATTATTTTATCTCCAATCTCTTTTACTTTAGGATGGTTTGCATCAACCTTTAGTCCCTTATCATCAGTATCTGCGCTTAATGCGGTAAATGCGATCTCAGTCGTTCCAGTCTGTGCCTCTTTTCCTTGTGGAGTTTCAGTAGTAGTCGTAACACTTCCGCCAGTAACGCTTGCTGATGCTGGACTAACTAACATCAGATATCCTGATTCTTTAACTGTTCCTCCTCCTGATCCAGTCAAATCTACGATATTGTCCTTATCCACTATTTTAGTTGGATCGTATTGTGTAAAATTACCGACTGCCCAATTAGTAAGGTTAAACATATTAATATATGCACATATTGCAGATAGTGATGAAGTTTTACGCTTATCGGTTTCTGTTACAGAATCTGAATTCACTTTTCCTATCGTATCAATTTTGTCAGCCGCTGCTCCATATAATTGAACCTTTGTACCTGGTTGTGAAGTTATATTAAACTTTTCTATTATACTATCTACTTTATTTGCAGAGTATTTACCGTCATTCTTTATAAGATCTTCATCTCCTGCATATTGTGCTATTCCAACTAAAAGTGCACCGAATGCTTCCAGACGGTCAAGATTAGTATTTATTTTATTTACGTATGTTCCTAAAACACCATCACCTCCTCTTCCCACGTATAGAAGAGGTATCGCCTCACTCCCAATAGTTTTTGTCATTATTGAATACGCTTTATTGTGATCTTTTGCAGTAAACGTAATTCTAGGAAGAAAATTAAAAGGCTTCACCTTATCGCCAGTAGTAACTGCTTCTAGGCTTCCTACTTCAAATGCTTCGTTAAGAGATAGGGACTCATGTAAAGCTCTCCATCTATTATAATTTAATAAATAACCACCCATTTTTAAATAAGTTTTTTAGTTATTTATCTTTAATTTCTGCTAAAACTTTAGTATTTTATCACTATGCCAGAACTAGCCGAAATAAAAATTATGGCCGATTATATTAATCAGGCCTGTCGAGACAAAGATTTTACGAGCATTACCTTTTCTGAGAGTGCCAGCTCTCGTAAACTTGGAATCGTTCAGCCAACTGATCTTCAAATATTTGGGATCAAGGCCGAGTCTAGAGGAAAGGAGCTCATGCTCTCCTTGATTCAAGGAGGTCAAGTCTTTATGAAGATTAGCTGTTCAATGGGAATGTCGGGTCACTGGAAATTTGTAAATCGATCGGAATTACTAAAGCATACCCACCTAATGTTTAATGCCGTTTCTGAAGAATCTCTCTGTTTGGTAGACACTCGTAGGTTTGCTCGATGGAAGGTCGTAACCGGCTGGTCTTCAGATAGGGGACCGTGCCCAGTCAAAGAATATTCAGAATTTAAGCATAATATCCTACGAAACCTACATCGGGTGGAATTCGATAAGCCGATCCACCTGGTGATGATGAATCAGAAATATTTTAACGGTATTGGAAACTATCTTCGCGCTGAGATCCTCTTTCATGCGGCACAAGACCCATTCACTGATGCTCGGACCGCAATAAGCACCAACCCAGTTATCCTTGAAATGTGTGAACAGCTTCCAAAGGAGGCATACGTTTTGGGCGGAGGTCAACTAAAGGATTGGGAAAATCCATTTGAGATTCCTGCAGGAGGTTTTGACGAGTGGATTCAGTGTTATGGCAAAGGCAAGTCAATCGTCGATAAAAACGGTCGCCGTATGTGGTTTCATGTGAGTCAACTCGAAACTTTCTCCCATTTTTGAGTTCTATTAATGTAACTTATAAATAGTAAATAATGTTTGGGAAACTATTACAGCCTAGGCTTTCAAAAAGAGAAAGGGCAATAATTAATGAGTGTTGCAGACAGGTATCCGAGTCCATGAAAAAGGCGGATGATCAGAATATTCTTGACCCTGAGATAAAACAGATACATCAAGAAATTCAAATAATAATGAAAAAACTAGAACCTACTACATGAGCGATATTCCTCTTGAGTTTTCACCAAGACCCCAACAAGTCCAAATATTAGATTTCGTAAAATCTTCAATTCAAGAAGGAAAGAAATTTATCATGATTGATGCACCGACTGGTGTCGGTAAATCCTATGCTGCCATCATGGTTGCGGAATGGTATCGATCGGAGCATTCAAAAAAGGCAAAGACTGATATTATTACAAACACAAAGATCTTACAGGACCAATACGTAAAAGATTTTAAGTTCGCGGCAAACCTTAAGGGCAAGAATAATTACTGGTGTCGCACTCAAGGAATGGGATGTGGAGATGCACAGGTGATTAATAAAGCCAGTGATAAACGATGCTCGGTCTGCCCACATAAATTAGCACAGTCTAAGTTTTTAAAGAGCCCAGTAAGTCTAGCTAACTTTCACCTAGTCACGGCATACTCAATGTATTCTCCAGACATGATGGCTGAACGTAATTCTAAACTTTTAATAATTGATGAAGCTCATGCATTTGAAGAGACATTTTGTGATTTTATTATGTCCACCTATTCTGAGCGTAGCCTAAAGATTCTTGACGTTTGGCAAGATTGGATGGAAAGGGATTTAGATAACATCACCTCTCTTACTGAGCTTTCGGATTGGACCAATGATGTGCTAGTTCCCTTGCTTGCAGCAAAGGCTGGCGAGTTATTAGAGGAGGCTAAGGAGACTCGTCAAAAAAAGAAAAAGATCGACCTAATTAAAAAAGCTGACCATGTTGACAAATCGATGTGTAAATACAATCGATTTGTGAATGATCGTGAAAACTACAAGACGAATTGGACCTTTGAAAAAGACCTAGATCAGTACGGCAAGACTCGAATCGTAGTTGAACCTATTTGGGGAAACCTTTATCTTAAGGAACTTTTTTGGAACGAATACGATCATGTGATCCTGATGTCAGGTACGATCCTAGATCGCGAGCTTTTCTCCTTTATAATGGGAGTAGAGGATCATGAGTCCTCATACTTGCCCTTACCTTGCCCGTTTGATGCTACCAAAAGACCGGTAATCTATCTAAGGTTCGGTAAGATGTCTTATTATAATAAAAAAGAGACTTTTGCTAGAGCTGTGCCAATAATAGGTAAGATCCTAGAAAAGAACCATGATAATAAGGGCATAATCCACACAGCTAATTATGAATTTAGCAAGTGGATTCAAAATTCCATTCAGGATGCTCGCCTAATCTTTCATGATTCCATGTCTAGAGAAAAATCACTGGAAGATCACCTAACCTCTAAGTTGGAAACCGTGCTAGTATCTCCATCCATGATCAATGGAGTCGATTTAAAGGATGAGCTTTCCAGGTTTCAGGTGATCCTAAAGGTACCTTTTCCCAATCTTGTTAGTACAAAGATAAAGAAGAGACTTGATACTCGTCCAGAATGGTATAATTGGAAGACTCTGGTGGACCTTCTTCAAGCTTATGGTAGATCAATAAGAAATGATGAAGATTGGGCAGAGACCTATATTCTAGATGAGTGCTTTGATCAGATTCTTGAAAATAAAAACGTGCCTCAATACTTTTTAGATGCGCTCAAAGTAAAAAAATTAGCAAAACGATAATGGCTAAAAAAACAATTGAAACTAAATATCAGAAACTCACTGACGTCGAGCACGTCCTATTAAGACCATCGATGTATATCGGATCGATCGCCATCCATACCGGAGATCAATATCTTTATGATGGAGAAAAGGTGACAATTGAGGAAGTTCACTACAATCCTGGTTTTATCAAGATATTCGATGAAATCGTTTCAAATTCAGTCGATGAACATCGTCGAAATCCTAAATTAAATGAGATCAGAGTCACGATTAACCTAGATACAACTCAGATTTCAGTTTGGGATAACGGCGGAATTCCCGTTGAAAAACATCCGGTCCATAAAGAGTGGATTCCAGAGATGATTTTCTCTAATCTTAAAGCCGGTTCTAATTTTGATGACTCAGAACAAAGAACGGTTGCCGGTACCAATGGTGTAGGTTCAACTCTGACCAACATCTTTAGTAAAAAGTTCTTAATTTCTACCTGTGATGGTAAAAATAGGTTCGACCAGACCTTTACTGACAACATGGGCAAGAGGACCTCTGCAAAGATAGCTCCAGCTAAGAGAGGATTTACTGAAATATCATTTTTTCCGGATCTTGAACGATTTAAGATGAGATTAATTGACGAAAAGTCATTCCAGATACTATTTAAACGCTGTCTAGATTTAGTTGCGTGTAATAATAAGCTTACCTTAAAGCTAACTAAGGTCAAAGACGGTAAAAAAAGCGATTTTTTACTAAAATTTAAGAGCTTTGAAGAGTACATTCAACTCTATACCGAAGAATATTTCTTTGAAGAGACCAAAGATTGGAAAATAGGCTTTGCAAAGTCAGAAAATGGCTTTCAAAACGTTAGTTTTGTCAATTCAGTCCACACAAAGGACGGCGGAACTCACGTGGAATACATCACTAATCAGCTGATCGCTCAATTAAGAGAAATGATCAAGAAAAAGCACAGAGTCGACGTAAAACCAAGCGATATTCGCAATCATCTCTACGTTTTTATCGATTCTACGATCGTAAATTCATTTTTTAGCTCACAGACCAAGGAAAAACTGATCACTGAGGTCAAAGATTTCGGCACCAAGCACGAAGTCACAGATAAAATTGCAAAGTTAGTCTTTAAATCAGAAATAATCCAATCCGTTTTAGATTGGATTGAGAAAAAAGCCCTTGCTCAAGAGAGAGCGGAGCTTCGAAAACTAAATAAGGACCTAGATAAGACAAAAATCCCAAAATTGATAGATGCACAGAAAAAAGGTGATCGCGGAGTGTGTATTTTAGGAATATATGAAGGTCTTTCAGCAGTTTCAGCAGTTCGTAAGTTTAGGGATACTCAAACGATCGGAGCATTTCCGTTAAAGGGTAAATTCATCAACGTTAGTGAGATGAAAAGCTCTGAAATTATCAAAAATGACGAAGCTGTACAGCTAATGGCCTCACTTGGGTTAAAATTAGGCGAAGAACCCAAAGGATTACGATACGGTCGCATTTATATTTATACAGATGCCGATCCGGATGGAAGCCACATCGCAGCAACTCTAATTAATTTCTTCAATCGCTTCTGGCCGGAACTTTTTGATCAGGGTCGAGTGTATAAGGTGATGACTCCGCTAGTTGTCGCTAAAAAAGGCAAAGAATCGCTCAATTTTTACACAAATGATGAGTTTGAAGCGTGGCTAAAGAAGAATAAGGCTTCTACTTGGGAAATAGAGTATAAAAAGGGACTTGGTGCACTTGAGGACGCTGAATATGAGGAAATCATCAAAAATCCTTACCTAGTTCAAATTAAAAACGATAAAGAGTATAAAGAGTCGTTAGAATCGTGGTTCGGTAAGGATTCTCAACCCCGAAAGGACCGGATTCTTGGAAATAATCAATAATTGTGAAATATTATAATGAATTTGAAAGAAGACCTAAATTCATCTTTATCTGGATGATAATCATTAGTTTGTTCTTTTTTACAGTCAGTATTTTGATCAAAACTTTAAGCTAAGCTAGAAGTAAAAAATAAAAAAGCCCAATTTATATGACATTTGAAAGTTTCAAACAAGTCACGGACCTAATGGTTGCAAGTTCAGCTAAAATTGATAAAACATACGAGGTAGGCATCGATCTTATTGAATTCGTCGATGATTACAATACGACTATCCATTTTCTTTGGAGTCAATTATTAACGACTGACGGATTAGACTGGTTTAATTGGTTCATGTATGAAAAAAACTATCTTTGCGATGGAATCGGTAATCCTGAACTCCAGGCCTTTCATAAAACATACGATCCGGTAACTAGCGAGCCGATTGAAACTGAGATCGTCGCTGATCTTAAGGGATTATATGATTATTTACTTGAAAACAATTATTTTAAATGCGAAAGCCCGAAATAAAGACAGTAACTGATTACCTAGACAACGATTATAAAGAATACGCAGTATATGTCGTTGAAGAAAGAGCAATTCCATCAGTAATCGATGGCTTTAAACCGACTCAACGTAAAGTCATCTTTGTAGCAAATAAGGTATGGCGAAACGGTTCTGAGAAACCCATGAAGATATTCCAATTGGCAGGTCGAGTTGCAGCCGACGCTTTTTATCACCATGGAGACGGTTCCCTAAACTCTGCAATCATAGGGATGGCTCAAAAATTTAAAAATTCAATGCCAGTATTGGAAGACATCGGTCAGTTTGGATCTCTGCGTTCTCCGGAAGCAGCCGCTCCTCGATATATTGCAACCAAACTTCATAAGAACTTTAGGCTTCTATACAAGGATTTTGAGTTATTAGAATCTAGATACGAGGAGGGCAATGAGATAGAACCTAAATATTTCCTACCCATCATCCCAACCGTCCTTCTGAATGGCGGCAGTGGGATCGCAGTAGGTTTCGCAACAAATATATTAAATCGTAATCCTCTGCATCTTATAGATGCCTGTTTAAAATCATTGGACGGAAAGAAGTACGCTGAACCCACTCCATGGAACAGGGAGTTTAGTGGAGATTGCGAGCTAGTTGATGCTGAAAAATTTTCTTGGGTGTTTAGCGGAAAATATGAAGTTAAAAACACTACAACCGTCAACATCACAGAGCTTCCACCATCCATCACATACGAGAAGTTTGATCAGCATCTAATCGATCTTGAAGATACTAGAAGAATCGCAAGCTATGAAAATAACTGCAAGTCCAACATTAACTATGTTCTTAAATTTAGGCGAGAAGACCTTAAGACCTTAAGTGACTCCGTTAGATTAAAGAGACTTCTTAAAATGGATGAACGTCAGACTGAAAATTTTACAGTATTAGACGAGTTCGGTCGACTTAAGATATTTAATTCTGCGAGTGAAATAATCGAATATTTTGTAAAGTTTAGGCTCTCTTTTTACGATAAGAGAAAGAATTTTATAATAGAGGAACTTAATCAAGAGTTAACCGTTCTTTCAAATAAGGCAAGATTCATTAAGCTCATAATTGATGGAAATTTAAAGATCAATAACGTTCCTCGAAAAGAGATCATTTTATATTTACAGACAGCTGATTTTGATGAAGTAAACGGATCATACCAATATCTTCTTGGAATGCCGATTCACTCCCTAACAAAGGAAACTTATGAGGACTTACTTATCGCAGAGTCTCAAAAGAAAAAGGAACTTGAAGAAATTAAAAAGAAAGAGCCCATTCAAATGTATAGAGAAGATTTACAAGAATTGAAAAAAGCCCTTCAAAAAGAGTATAATAGTTAAAACAATGGCAGATTTTTCAAAACAATATTGTGAAACACACGATCCTGAACTACCTTGGGATTTCGATATTGAAGAAATAGCAGGTAACATATCAAACGAATATTGCATTCCGATGATTTGCGAAGGATATGGGTTTATTGCAATCGGAAAGAACGAGTCCGGCGAAATTATTCTTGGATTTAGGGAAGAGTCAGATCGTATTAACTGGAAACTTTATAGTGAAATAATAGTACAATAAATTAAAAATTAATGAGCATGACAATAGCACAAGCATTAAAGGAAAAGAATAAAAAGGTAGCAAACATCCAAAAACTTTGGGTCAAGATTGATCGATACAACTCAGTTCAAGAAGGAGCAGAGCGTCCATATGATATCACAGATCTTTTTACTCAAGTTGAAACTGAAATCACCGAATTAGTAAAGCTTAAAGCTAAGATACATTCTGTTTCTGAACCTATTCGGGAAAGCATCTTTGAATTATCAGAACTAAAGAACCTAGTACAACGAGTAAAATCAGTAGACACGACCAATGGAATATCTCGTAATCGATTTGATTCGACTAGCTCATTAATGAGTGCCGTTCTAGATATCAAATGGCAAGACGAAAAAATTGAATCACTTGAGGCTCAAATTGAAAAAATTCAAGAGAGACTTGATAAATTTAATCACACTCAAGAGATCTAAAAAATGGGCGATTCTAGTTGGAGTTAAGTCGATAATAGCTTCTCAAGAGACAGCAACGTCCATACATAGTAGCTAGGATAATTTGATTGTGATACTGTACTCAAAATTCAAGATGTAAGAGATCAAAACGGTAAACTTCAGTCAATCAAAACTCATTCGCTTTATTTACTTTCTCCTCTAGGAGAGCCCGCAATACTAAAAAAGAGGACATTATGTCCTCTTTCTTTTTTATATTAGGTTAGATTAACCGATCTTAGTAATATAGTTATTTTAATGTAAGCAAGTATTTAAGCTTATTGATCGCTGCCAGCATCTCATCCCTTAGGTTTAATAGATCGCTATCTCGATTACTGTCTAGCTTATGATTAAGAGATAATAGAAATCCTGTAATTGTTTCTAAGAATTCATCTATTTTAACTTCTCCAATGTTACATAAGATTATTGCATCCATTTCTCCTTCAACAGTTACTCTACCGTATTTACCCATGTAAATCTCCATGAATTCATCAGATAATCCATTAAGAGTATCATAAATATCACCAAATGCTATGTGTTTAGAATAAGATTGTGTCTGCCAATGGAATACTTTAAATTGAGACTGTATTCCTAAGAATGTTGAAATTAAACTTGTCATATTTTATATTATTATGTTTTATTCAAAATAATTATCGATGTAATCATTTTCAACGTATTGATTGGTTGAGGAATCCTGTAAACCACCAGTACCTGCTGCTCCAGCGAGTGATCCTACCGTTCGCGCAAACCTCACTGCCTGTTCAAAAAGAGCCATCTCCTCCTCATATCTCTGTCTAGCCAATCGCTGGTCAGACGACTCGTTTCCCCAGTTAATAAATGACATATTTACCGATTATTTTTATTATTTATCTCCATAAACAAAAAAAAGAGGACTCTTTCGAATCCTCTTTCATTTTTATCTTAGTAAAGATTATACTACGAATGATGTAGAACCTGTAAGAACTCCGATAGCAGCAGGATCGATATCCATGCTTACGTATTGAGTTTCAGGATGCCATCCTGCTTCAGTAATCGCGTATCTTGATTTCATACCGATTTTTGGAGAGAATGTTCCTTCAGAGATAGTCTGAAGAGATTCAGCCATGATGTATGGCATGAATTTAACACCTGGTTCTTCGTCAGCTCCTTTACGACCGATAGCAAGTCTTGAATCTCCCCAAGACATGTTAGGGTCAACATAAACCTGTACACCATAAACTTTACCAGCTGGGTAAAGGTTACCTGCAACTCCACCCATATCAGTTGGAACTTGTGCGATTGAGTAACCAGCAACATCAGCCATTGCAGAAGCAATACGTCCGTTAGTTACTAAGAAAGTACCAGCTCCGAAACGTCCTCTGTGGTAGATTAAGTTAGCTAATTCAAGGATTTTTGTAACCAATCTTCTTTGTAAAGTAGATGTGTTATCAAATCCACCAGCAGTCAAGTCAAGAGTAGTTACACCTAAACCTTCAACTAAGTTAACTTCAGCAGAGTGAACGTCAGCCAATTGAAGAACTCGGTCAACTAATCTTTTGTTGATTGATTGAGCTAAGTCATTAACCGCTACGTTTTCCAACATAGAGATAACGTCATAATTCCAAACGCGGTTTAAGTCTTGGATTTGCTCAACTGTTGCAGAGATAGATACTTGATCAGTCTCAGCTTCAACGAATTTAGTGAACATTCTTAATCCCATTTGACGGAATTTAGAGTTTTCACCAGCCTCTCTCTTCATTGATCCTGGTACAGATCCTGTAGTAGGAAGGTAAGAACCATTGAAAGGAGTAGTAGCGTAATCAGCATCAGATACAGATGTGAAACCAGAAATGTGGTTTTCTAATGCAGAAACTAGAGATACTCCAGTAACAGGCGCAGTAGCTACATCAACTCCGATTGTTATGGTCTGACCTGTGAATTCACCAGCTGGAGTGTTATCTCCAATAACTTGAGCGTCATCGATGATTTTGATGATAACTGTACCGTCAACACGTGAGTATCCGACAAAGGTAGCTGTAATATCACCAGTAACACCACCAGTAACTGAGTCACCAGGAACATATGTACTTCCAGGGAAATTAGCAGAAGTCAATCCTTCTAATTTAACCATGTATGGATCAAACTCAGAACCAGATGTTCTACCGCCTGCATATAGATAATCCAAGTAAGGAAGGAATCCAACTGGAGAATCCATAGGGATAACTGGAACTAGGTCGAAACCAATAGTTTTTGCTGCTACTTGAATAGCAACTGGAAGAAGAGATGGGAATTTATCACCAGATCCGTTTCCTGCAGCTGAGTAGCTGTTTTTTACACCACCTGAAAAAGGAGTACCACCGTTGATAGATGTTGGTGCTTGTGGGTTTCCCATAAAACCTCCAAGAGAACCTGGAGTTTGGAAAAATACACCTGGAGTAGATTGTTCGAAGATTGGTGTAGTGTTATCAAAGATCGCGTGGTTGTGAGCGTACTCAGCTAACCATGGAGTCTTAGCAACATCAGCACCGTAACCTTCTAAAATCGGCTGCCATGTGTTCGTTAAGCGATTGTCGCTTGAACGTCTGAAAATTTTAGTACGTGCCATTTGTTAAAATGATTTTTTTATTTTTGTTACAATCTAGAATTTGCGCTTCTTAGCATTGTTTCTAGGTAACCTTGAGAGTAACCTCTCTGCATCTCAACAACCTGATTTACAGGTATTAGGCCTTCTGTACTTTGGCTTTCGTTGAGTTGTTGCGTTATTTTTGCGTTTCTTTTAGTTGATTCAATTCTTTCATTGATTCCTCTCATATCAAGATCATCCCAAAATGCTTTAACTTGATAAGGAGTGTTTACCGTATAAAGTTGAGCTTTTGCGTGAACTTTGCTCTTTTCACTCTCATTCATTTCATTCCATAGAACTTTATATTCTACTGGCATGAATCTGATATAAGTAGGAATGTTTTGCTCTTTATGATTAACTACTGCTTCCATGATTCCAACGATATCGTTTTCGTTAAACCATACAGATCCGTTTAGAGCTTCAACAATAGCTTGTTTAGTGTTTGCTTCTAAATTAAAGAATACTTTTTTGTTAGCTTCTCCCATAACTTTTAAGAATGGATACTTATTTTCTAACACTGCTTTAGATGACTTGTCATTCACCTCAGTGATAACTTGATCAACTTTAGAGATTAATGAATCGATTGAGTTAGATTCGTTTAATTTAGAAACTCCACCAAGAATATTTCTCTTAGATACGATGTTTCCTTCTCCTAAAGATTCAGCGATGTATTCAGAGTATCCAATAGATTGACCTAATTTTTCAGCGATGTATTGAGAATAGTCTCGGTTTAAGTTGATGTTTTCTGCCAAATACTCACCAAATTCAATTGAACGATTTGCTCCTTCAGCAACGTATTCAACATACTGTAAACCTTTATCTAACTCTTCAGCTAAATAGTTTTGGTATTTAATAGAGTTGTTTACGTTTTCTTTAATGTACTCAGCATAATTAATAGACTCGTTTAATTTTCCAGAAAGGTAATCTTGATAGTTAACTGACTGGTTTAATTTTTCTCCCAAATAAGAAGAATAATCAATTGAGTTATTAACTGTCTCAGATACGTGCTCAGTATATCGAATAGATTCATTTAATTTGTGAGACATGTAATCTGCAAAATTAATTACTCCTTCTAAAGACTCCGCTAAATAGTTAACAAATCCAATTAGCTCAGAATTGCTAGCTCCATTAGTTGATTGAGAAGACTCAAGAATAGACTTATGATTTCTAAGTTCCTTTTTAATTCCATTGAATTGTGTTTTAAGAACTTCTGAATATTTATCCATTTGATCTTTTGTTACAAACCCGTTCATTGTGTTGTTATTTTTTTGTTCTTGCAAAGTCCCTTGGAACTTAGTTCCTGAACTATTTTCTAATTTATTTATCTTATAGACTTTAAAATTATCTGCAAAGTTTAAACTTTCTGAAATATCCATTAGTCCAGACTTATGGATAAAAGAATTTTGTTTCATTGAATTATAACTCTCAGTAATCATAGAGAAGTCATTCTTTAGGGATTCGCTAACAGTTTTACGTAAAACTGCTTCAGTAAATCCAGGCTCTCCTACTAAATCATAAGTAAAGATTCTCTGTAACTTAACGTATCCGCTTTCGCTAACTTGACCTGCAGCTCTAGATGAAACTGATAGCTGAACTCCTCCATCAAGTAAAGCTTTCGCTAATTTACCGTGTGGAGTGTTTTCTAACAATCTGACCTTAATATAAACCTTATCACCTCCGTCATAGTTAAGACCCTCAATGATGTGTGAAGCTTCACTTAACTTTGGCTCAAAATGCTGTGGATGATCTACTGTACCGACTAATTGTCTTTTTGAGATCTTTTCCTGTAAATAGGTAAGGTGTGGTAAGTATTCAGATTTTTCATAGACTCTTCGGTTATTATTCATCTGACCGAATACCGCACATACTCCTTCAAGTACTGCGCCGTTTGCTGATGATTCTCTAACTTGAAGTTTTTCACCAACGTTTTCAACGATTAGAACCCAATCGCTGTTGTTAATTTGTGCTGAATTTAGATTTGACAAAGCCCAAAATATTTTTTATTATTTATTAAGGGCTTCTTTGAACTTTTTAAGTTTTATTTTCGCAATTTGATAATATTGATTTTAATTTTATAAAATCTTCTTCTGGAATATCCTCAATTTGAGGCAGGACGACATTAAATTTTACTAAATACTCTCCTAAGTTACCCTGCTCGTCGATTATTCCCTCATTAGGTATCGAGAACTTTAGATTAGAAGCAGATTTTGGGTTATTAAAATCCACCTCGTATTTTTTATCAACTAGCGTTTTAATCTTGGTTTTTTCTCCATTAAAGAGAACGCTTTTTAGCGGAAGGTCGACCGTTTGAACTATTTTATTTCCCTCGATCGTAATATTTTCTGGAAAAACAAGTTCAAGCACAACATGAAGGTCTCCAATTATCGGAACCTGGTCTATTTCTCCCCATATGTTGAGCTGGCTCACGACGTCCTCGTTTCCAAGCTTAGGCACTCTTGCCGAAACTGAGTACGAACCTCCCTCCTTTTTAATTATGATGTATTTTTTTCTAAGATCGATCGTTATGAATATTTCTTTTTCCTCAGTGACCTTATTAAAGGTTAAAGCATTTCCGGATTTTCCCGTATAGTTTATTTTTTCTCTAGAAAAGCTAAGCTCTATTTTTTTTCCGAGCATTGCCTCACTTAGTTCCAATTTATCGCGAACATATATGTTAAGGTGATCAGCACTAGGTGCAGGATTGTGAGTCTTGCCTTGTGTTTTTCTAGATCGTTCAGATGACCTTTTTCTAAAGTCCGGATCCGAAAAGTTTCTAATAAAATCGTCAAATCCAAATCCTCCAGAAGCAGAATCATCCGTTGACCAGCTAAATTTAGTCTCACCGGCAGACCGGTTAAACGTTACCCTATCGTATTTTCCTCTCTTTTCATCATCGCTAAGCACCGCGTATGAATCTGAGATCTTTTTAAACATCTCTTCAGATTCCTTGTCTCCTCCATTCTTATCTGGATGATATTTTACTGCAAGCTTCTTATATGCTTTCTTAATCTCTTCTTTTGTTGCATTTTTTGCAACACCTAGGACAGAATAGTGATCCATTAAAAATGATTTTTTTAAACTATGTCTAATTTATATTGTATAAGAAAAAAAGAAAAGGTTCTATGGAAAAATCTAAGTTATGCGTGGCAATCGACTGGAAAGCTACTGATGATCTTAATAACTTAAGGATCATAAAGAACCTAATCGCCTCCTTTGACGGTACCCAGGTCGATTATGTGACTCTTGACACATACGAGAGCAAAATGATTAACTCTAAGATGTGTGACGAACTTGACGATTTTTGTAGAGAAAGAAACATTTCTTGGTTTCCACAAGTAACCTCGATCAGGGCAGTTAATCTTACCCGACCCTACTATTCTAGGCTTCCAAACGGTAAGATAGGATACATGGTAGGAATTCCTTCCACCTGCATTCAAGACACTGCTCTTCTTACCCATGCTAGAGAAAGTTCAGATTATTTGGTTCTCTATACCGGCTCAAACGCTCAAAGGGAGATCGACCGAGCAATCGAAACTGCCCGTCCCGACCTAGTCATTCACCATTCCCATGGAGAAGTCAAGCTTGACTACATAAAATATCTTCAGGGAATCTCCATGGAATTTGATAACAGATATTCAACCGGTTTTAAGAATAACTTCTCCGCCAGTACTTCTTTGCTGATTGCGGCTCACATGCTCAGTGCAAGTTTTCTTGAATTTACGATTGACGTTTCTAATGACAACTCAGAATATTATCTAGAATCACCAGGTGAATTTAAAGAATATTATCAATTGGTAAACGATCTTGTTGAAATAGATAACTCTAGAGGAGGCTATGAGGCCCGTCAATTAAGTAAAAAGGAAAAAGAATTAAAGAAAAAATGAAAATTACCTTAAAAAACATCAAACACTACATAGAGGGAAACCTTAAGATGCTTGGCGACAAGATTCATCTTCTCTCTGAACATGAAAAAGAGCAAGTAGCATATCGAGCAATGATTTGTAAGGATGACTGTGTGGAGTTAGGCTACTGTGCCTATTGTGGATGCGATGTTCCGGGAAAGTTATACGTCAAGGAATCTTGTAATTTCGGAGAGCGTTTTCCTAACCTAATGAATAAATCTGATTGGGAAAAGTTTAAGCTCGATAATGGGATTAACCCGGAATAAGTGAGAGCCCAGTAGTCACAATCGTCAGCGTGCTAACTAGGGTTAACACGACCGGCGGCAATTCGAACTTTAATTTATTAGCCAGTGTTATCACAGTGGTTAGAGATGACAAGACTATGTTTAAGGTCTTAAGTAGATTCTTTTTTGTCTGTAGTGCCATTGCTAGCGTGTATGCTGGATTTGGTGCAGAAGGTGGAACCGATACTGCTGGAGGTATAGCAGCCGTCGTAACTGCTGCCTGAGTCTCAGTAGGAATAGAGTCAAGTGCTTCACTGGCCGTCTTATATTCCTGTTTCATTTTGATAATATCCTCTTCGACTGCAGGTTTAAGATTCTTTTTTATCTCTTCGAGTACTTTTTTCTTGGCTTCTTCGGTTGACCGATCCGCTTCTTCTTCAGACATTCCACGATATACCTTTTCTGCTTTTGCATTATCAATCATCGTTAGGTACTTACCGAGATTCTCGTCCTTTTTAATCAGGTTTTCAATCACGCTATCTGCGTTTAATCCAGGAATATCTGTTCCTAACGATCCTAATTTAGTTATTGCTTTTGCTTGATCTTCTAGTGCCATCTTTATTTAGTTTTTGTGGTTCCGCTTATTACTCCGCTATCTGGAAGTATCGGTGTCAATGGTGGAGTACCAGATGATGGGTGAACATGAGTATTAAACATATTAAGAAAAGTCTCTCCCTTCAATAAATATTCCGATATGCTTGGAATATCTGGTGACCCTAATTCTATATTGGGTGAATCCACTACTACCTTATTATCAGTCTTAATCGTTATTAGGTTATCCGGTGCTAAGTTAATGCTTGCTCCCTTTACTGAGATCGTTAGTCCCTTACCTATGGTAAACCACAGTTTTAGCTCCTGGTCTCCATCGAATAGAATGATATGACTTCCATCATACTCAGTATTCAACTCGTCCTTGATATCTTGTGCCAATTCATGGATCGCAAAGTATTCCGGTGAGTATGGATTACCATTATCGAACTTAACGGCAACAATACTTCCTACTTTAGGTATAGAGATCGAACCTGCCTTGCCCCCTTGTCCAAAGAACAGACTCTTGTTTTTAGGATATGCCCATGGTACATCCTCAGCGGGCAGATCATCATGGATGCTATATACTCTAACCCTAGCTCTTCCCTCTTTTCTGGGATCATCTATTAACTCAATTACTCCTAAAAACTGTTTATCTAGAAGGTCATTAATGTCTCTATTTGATATGTCGTGATTTCTATCTAACATGCATTATTTTACTTTTAATTAGCCTTGAGTTTTATTAATATATGTTTCCTAAATCCTTAGGATTTTCTTTTGTACCATCATTTCTTGGAAATTCTCCTGCAGTATTTCCTCCATATAGATCACCGATCGGTTTTGGTCGAGGTCGATTAAATGCCGCACCTAATGCTGGATTAATAAGTCCACCAATAGATTTAAGTCTTTCATCCACTGCGTTTGTTGCACTATCAACGAATCCGCCCACAAAAGGAAGGTCGCTTGCTCCTCTCACTCTAGTCTGAAGATTAGCGGCAGTGTTTCGTAAGCTCCACGGATTTTTCATGGAGTTAGTTGTAAAGTCATCTGCGATCTTAGTTGAATCGTGATATTCGCTTTCCTCTTCAAAGTAACCAACCTTTATCTTAAAGCTACTGGTATTGGGAGATTTTAAATCATGGCTATCAATTTTCAGAGACTGTCCGCCAATGAAGCTTTCAGAAAAATCAAATTCACACTGCCTACACTTAAACTTTAAGAATCCAAACTGTTTCATTGGATTACTTTGATCTAATTGTTGGTTACCTAATAGTGAACCTAGGCCTGCCGTAGCATCAGTAAGTGTCCTATTTAAACCACTAGTGTCTATTCCTAGAGCACTTGTCATATTACTAAATGAACCAGCTGGATTATATCTTATATTTCTAGCTTCTGCAATATACACATCCATTGCAAACCACCTTAAGTTATCCGGTACCAGCTCTCTCATGTAGACCTTATCGTAAATTGAAGATCGATATAGGTTAGCGATCTCAGTTATTCTCAAATCAATGGCTTCCATTGTCTCAATAGTAAGCGTAGCTTCCTTTCCCTTATACGCATCTTTAATATTTGTTGCACCAGACCACAATTTATCTAGCCCCGATATCGACTGAAAATACCAAGGCGCATTAAAAGTTAAATATTCAAGAATGGATTTGAGTTTCGCTAAGTTATTTTCTTTGTCTTTATAACCGATTGATCCAAGATAAGTTTGAGCACTATTTGGGTTATTCTCTCCTCCTTTTTCAAAAAGTGGACTGGACCATAGGAAATCACTAGTAGCAACATTTGTGCTCTCAAACCTAAAATCTAATGCAAACGTTAGATAAGTAGGTTGATCATATGGATCTAAAAGAAAACCCTTTTTAAAGTTATCTACTTTATTTCGTACTCCGTAAAAGTTATGCATTTGCAGTAAAAATTATTTTTGAGGGTAGCCATTCTCTTCTAGCTAAGAAAAATTCAGTTGAAAATGGATTAATTGTGGTCGGGTCATAATGATATTTTACGCCGGATACATAATATCTCCCAGATAATTGCGTGTCCAACGTCTCATCCGATAATTTTTCTTTTTCTTGAACTTGTCGAACCTCCGTAAGATCTGCTTCTTTCCGTATAGCGTCAGCCAGTCTAAGAGTTAAAAAAACAGGTATCGATGCTCCTCTAATCACTTGAAAATTTATTCCCTTTGTCACAGCTCTAAGTTTTATTTTTTCAAGCTCTTTTAAATTATGTGTGTTAAAAACTCTCGCTGCATTCCAGTGCTGGTGAGTATTTCCATAATTGATATTCATCCATTTCTTATTTCCAATCTCAGCAAGACCTTCATCATCTGGTGTAAGCATATTAGATTCTTCTGAACCTTCAGTGTTAAGTGGAGCAGTATAAAAATCTTTAAATTTATTTAGCTTACCTTCTTTTATTTCTACTGGTTCAAAATGATCATAATAATATATTTTCTTTAAATATCCATCTGATTTTAATATTGCACCCTGATCTGAAATCAAGTTTGCTTCAATTATATAATTAGGTTTACCTGAGCTCGCTGCTCTATTTGTTAAATAGTTAATGTTTGTAGTTTCGCTAATTGCTCCCTTTATTGGAAGATCTTTTTGTCTTTGCGTCAAATTTGAATAAATAGGATCAGATTCGGCCAGAAACATTTGATCTGCTTCTAATTGTTTTAATTGCTCATTAACATTTATGAAATTAAAAATCATTTCCTTATTTATAAACCCATTAAAAAAAGATAACTCATCCTGATATGCATAATTTGTTATCTCCTTCATAAAATTCATAGGGCTAGTATTAATGTTTATCCAAGTCATAAAATCATTCGTTGTAAACTCATTTTGTGCATAACCTAAACCCAACTCAGAGCATACTTTTTTTAGAGCATCTATTGAGTTTAAATTAGGATAGCTCTTTGAAACGTTATTATATATTCTAGGAACAAATAAGATACCTTTAATTATATAAGTTGTTCCGTTTCCTAATACTAAGCCTGCTGAATCTATTGATATTGGTATTGATTTAACACTAGTTATTAAATAATCAGATCGAACAGGTTTTAATTTTTCATTACTTACTGCAATATAGACACTAGCAATTAAATTTCTTTTTGGAAAATTATTTCCTGCAAATTCTCCAGCATTATCTTTAAAAATAAGAGTAAAAGTTGGAATAAATCCAGTTTCATCAATCGTCATGCTTTCAATAACAGTTATTGTTTTCCCAGCAATTTTAATCGTCGGTATCAAAGCACCAGCAGATTGACTAGAATCTGGAGATGATTTACCTTGACGAATTATTCCTTTTTCTTGACTATCACTAGACGTATCATAATCAGATAAAGTTGTTAACTTTATCGAAGGTTGCTGTAAAGTTTTTATTATCTGACTAAATGCCATTCAAATTATCATTATTTTTTAATTGATCTTTTACTCTATTCCTAACTGCTGATTGGTTCAGATTAGTTGAGCTAGCTTGGGTCATGTTTGCCCCAAAAATGACTTCTCCATTCACTACTTGAACATTTTTTGCACCTGTTAGATTAACGTTTGGCGGAACTATTTCAGGTACGCTTGTTCTAATCGATTCAAGTCTTTTCTTATCTTTTTGTGTTTTTGGAACAATTATTTTGCTTTCATTCTTTTTGGCAGGCTCAGTGCCTTTCTCTACAACTTCTCTTGGGGGGCGAATTAAAGTTGAGATTGAAGTAAAAGCTGGAGCCAATATCACTTCTCCGAAATTTATGGAAAATGGATTAGATATTCCATTATATTTTAATACGATATCCCAACTATCTGAATTAGAGTATACTCTTTCTGCGATCAAATCTGGTCGCATTACCTCAAACTCATTTACAAATATTGTTCCTGAAGATATAGGAGAACTTGCATATTTAAAAGTTGCACTAATTAAGTCAACTATTGATTCTCCAGTAATAGTGGAGAATAATTTTTTTGCTCCAAGTAATTTACTAGTTAACATAATTAATCTTTTGTTTTTAAGTCAACGAAATAATCCACAAGTATAGGAGAATTACCGAATCCGACCCCATATCTGTTTGCTACATTTACTTTAAAATAGCTTGCTGCATATGTTGCTGCATTAGGATCGATTTTTCCATCCTTATCCTTTACTGTTGAATTTTCTGTTATGCTGCTTGAAGATTTTTCCAAATCCATTTTAAGTTGCTCATTTCCAGCAGTCAATGAACTGGCCCCATATGCTTTTGCTATTCGAGTTGAGTTATATTCTCCATTTGAATCCATTGTACTTGCTGGTGGACTTAGTGCTGTGAATCCTAAGTCTCCTCCTCCATGATTAAACATAGATTCAATATCCTGTTTTGCTCTAGGTCGACCTGGCTTTAAATTAACTGTAAATTTTATGGAAGTTGGAAAATCATCGGCTCCCAATTCATCAGATAGAGAAATAGTAGTTGAGTCTAAGCATAAATTACCCATTACCGCAATAGGATCCATTGGATTTCCTACCATCAGGTGCCATTCTCCGACTGCTCGTCCATCTAATAATGCTCTGAAAACTAATGGGTTTTGATGCAATTTTCCCATACGCGATGCTGCAACATCGTTTGCAATATTTGTTCCAGCAAGTTCGGTCGCAAGTATTTTTGCCATTTCCTCTGCACTCTTTCCAGTAAGCTTAGGACCAAGTTGTTCTACGAATTTTTTTAGCCCATCCGCTTTTGCTAATACCTCATTTCCTACCAGTGAGGCAACGTCTTTCATTGCTGTGATATAATCTCCTTTTTCCATCGCATCTGTATTGAATGCGGGAAGCAACGCACCAGTTTGTTGAAAATATCTATATCCTCCTCCCCAAAAAGTAGCTCTATTATATGTAAGTGACATAAAGTTACTAATTAAATCTAGCATAGCTACCTTTGGATTTATTTTGCCATATGATCTTAGAGTATATTCAAAATCTAGTTTTATTGTGTGAGTAAAATCATACCCTCTTTCTCTTCTCTGAGTTCTATCGATCACGTTTACTGGTCCAAGTACCCTATTCCAGTAAGCTCCTCGCTCCCAACTGTCTTTTGTAAACTGTTGTAGAGTTGCATCATATCCAGACAGTGCAAATGGATTGGAATCTGCCTGGTTTCTAAATACTGTGATTAGCGCTTGTCGAAGAGTCTCATTTTCTTTAGGAATTCCAGCAGTGTCTAATAATTGCTCAATCGTTATTTCGTTTCCCTGCACATCATCTACTTTTGCTGTATCCTCAGTCCACTTAAACCCATACGTCATGCCCAATATTTCAGATAAATTGTTTCCAGTATCTGTTCCCCACCATGAAACTGCTTGGGCAATGGGAACAAGTGGAAGTTTTGATCCGTCGACTGCCAAATTATCTTCTATCGGTATTGGATATCTTCGAAGAGTTAATAACCTATTATTTGGTATTTTTCCATACCACTTACACCACAAAAAATCGTTTATTTGATATGGATATGGATAAATTGGACCTTTATGAGATGATCCCTTAAGAGCTTGATTGTTTGCCCAATCTATAATGTTAACTGCACTAGGATTCTGTATAATTGCTCTATATTGATCCTGGGCAGTTGCATTAGCATAATCTAGTATTTTTCCGTCGACATATGTGTTTTTATGTCTATTTACTTCATATATACCTTCATTTTTTGAATTAGTGCCCAATCCAAATTCAGAATATCTAAAGACCGTAAATGGATTAAATATAGATTCTGCTCCTACTGCAAGTAACACGTTTCCTCCAATCCCATCAATTCCTCCAGTTATTTGTTTTTCGGAAGAATTAATATTGCTTTGGGAAATTATCTTATTCGTCACTCCATCATTTTGAGCTCCACTAAGATTCAATACTCTGTCAGCCTCTTCATCGCCGTCTAGATTTAGCGGTCTTCCCATATCTTTTCTTTTTATTATTTATTAAGATAACAGAGATTACGATTAGTCTCTACTTTTCAAAAAATCGTTAAAGCTAGTTACCTTTTTTACTAGCTTTTTCTTTTTACTCTTTTTGCCTGGTCCAGCTAGAGATAGCGTATCCATGTTGTCTGCAGGCAGAGTTCCTGGGGTCTGAAATGCTGCTCCTGGGGAAACCGCATCTTCATTTGTCTTTTTCTCAGCCGATTTATAGAATTTTGGACCCTCTCCTTTTTCGTAAGGCGTGAGACCAAGTGCATCAAGTCTTAATTTATTGGTGACACTGCTTACGCCTTTTTCAAGATCTCGACCTCCCTGCTTGCTTACTGCGTATACTCCTCCCTTGATTATGCTAAATATCCCGTTAAAGATTGCTCTGTTCTGATCGGCATTTTTTCTAGCGACAGCCGCATCTCCTCTATCTGGAATGGTGGAAAAGAGTCCTACTACTATCTGGCCCAGTCCTTTAAGAAGATTCTTTAGTGGGCTCTCAGCGATCCTATCTGCTTCGCTAACTGCTAATCTTATTCTTTGATAAAGAGGCAGACGAAGGTCTGGTTTTAACTGAATACCTTTAAAGTTCTTCATGTTAAAGTCCTTGGACAAGTAATAGTTTTTAATCTCTTTCTCCTTTTCTTGGGTGATGGATTTTATCTTAGCGATAGCGTTATCAGTGTCTCGCTTCGATAGCTCACCATCCACTTCGCTCTCAATGTATTTAATTATCCATGAACTACTGATCTGTAGGTATGCTAGCTGGTTTTCCTCAAGAGCGCTCTCTGCGGTTCTGGCAGAAGTGTTAAACTGTGAGATCCTGACCGAATCCACTAGTACTTCTCGAATGGCCGCTTCTAGCCAGGCAGCATTTTGAGATTCTAAACTTTTAAATAGCTTATAGTAGTCTCCTCCGGGCTCAGCGATCTCGCCGTTTGTCATTGGAGGAAGAAGAGCTAAGCTTAGTGCGCTCATCAGCTTTTCCTTAATCCTATTCTTTTTTCTTAGACTTGGTCTCTCGGTCTTAACCGTCTCCTTCTCTTTATTCTTGATTGGTTCTGCGAAAAATTTAGAATATCCTAGAGCATCTATGAGAGGCTTCCAGTCTACTTCCAATTTTTCTCTACCCGTCTCAGTATTGGGAATGTCTGCGATCACGTTTTTAATATCGTTTAGCGAGTTAGCTACCTCTTTCTTAATTGCATCTTCGGTTCTTTGTAAAAGCTTAGCAACCTTCTTTTTATAAGATTCGCTAGCGATTGTACGTGCCTTTTCAGCAATATCCGGATTCTTTTCTAGTATATCCTTAAGCTCCTCCTTTTTTACTATCTTGCTCTCTCCATTTGAATCTATCGTTTCAAACTCATTTGATTCAACCTTATTATCGACCATTCCAATCTTTCCGATCTTTATGGTTGGTGCTCCTTCCTCACTTGAAGTGATAAGGGAGGAGTCTAAGCTTTTTAGAGCAAGAAGAATGCTGGTGTCCTTGTCCAAGTCCGGAGACTCGTTTGCTGCATAGCTAAAGATAAGGTGCATCTTATAGATCCTACTCTTAACGTCAGCTTCACGTATTAAAAATCTTTTATAGCTGTCAAAGTTTTGATTTGGGTCGATCTTCTTCTTGTCTGAATTAAGAGCACTTAGGCTCTTTCTTGATCGGGTCAAGTATTCACCCAACCATTCAACTTTTCCTGGAGAGACCATTGCGAGCAGAATCTTCTGTAGTTCTGGGTTAGATTTTACCTTTTCTAGAAGAAGAACGTCCAGTTTTTGTAAAACCTGTTCAATGGATTCAAATGAAGTTGTTCTTGCGATCTTGTCGGTCGTTTCTCCACCTATTCCCGAATTAATGATATTCGTTAACTCATCGAACTCTGAGCCTTTTTTATCATCCTTGGTATCAGCTGCCTCATTGACTACTGATTGCTGTAGGTTCAGCCAATTTCGTAAGTATGCTTCAAAACTCATATGATGTTCGAGATTTTAATTATTTATCTCTTTTTTTAAGTTGCTCATAGGGAATGGTCCACATGTTTCGACGAACCTCACCTTTCATAAAATCATAGACAGAATTACCGGTCTTTCCTTCTTCTGGATGTTGCAATACTGCGTTTTCTAGTTTCTCCTTACCCTTACGGTAGTTTTCTAGGTTTTTCCAATCTTTGTGTTTATTGTCCACATTACTTGATTATTTTAAGGTCGTGTATTCTCCCTTTATAAAGCTAATGTGTTGAGCTTTTGAGTCCTCATGAATGATTACGTGAGACTGTAACCATGCGCTAGCTCCTATGTTGTAGCCTACTCTTAGGTGAGTTGAGGTTCCGACTGCCAGAGCTCCATCCTTTCTTCCTGGTGAATGATAGTGGCCGACTACGATCTTATTGTTTAGCTTTCTAAACTGTTGTAGCGATCCTCGACTACCATTTGAACCAATGTCTCCATGTTGACCCAATTCCCATCCATTAACTATGTAACTGTCGCTTCTGCCTAAAGTTATAAAGTGAGGATATTGTTTATTTATCACCCATGGAATGACACCGTTCGGTGCCTCACCGCTTAGTATCGCCGCTGAGTAGTGCATGTACTCTAGTGAGTTTTTGGGAGTGACAGTCTTTCGCCAATCAGTATTCTTTAACCAACGATCCACAAAATCATCGTGATTGCTCCTTACGATCACAGTATTATATTCTTCAAAATCTGCTAGGCATGAGAGCATCTCATCTATCTCACGTCTTAGTGAATTTGTGCCCTCTAGTTCCTTTTGATACTGTAGAAACGGGTCTTTTTCTTCATGGTGACTGATTGATTTTCCATCAAAGACGTCGTGAAGGATCACGTGATCAGGATGCAACTCATCCATCAGCTCCAAGGTCTTATTGACCACCTTTTTATCATGGCTACCTATGTGCAAGTCACCAAAGACTATAGCTGAAATCCTATTGATTCGTGTGACCTCCTCGTTTTCAACTCGATAAAAAAGATCAGTGAAACTGCCCTGATCGGTCGCAGTCACCTGTCTCATAAAAAAGATCTCATTGTTTTTGATCTCGACGATCACAAAACCTAGGGTGTGATGAAATTCTCCCTTTTTACCCGATTTTGAATCAGTATAGTTTTTGATTGTGCACGCACCGGTCGTTACCATCATCTTTGGAGAATTGGTTTCAAGCACCGGAATCATCTCCATTTGCACTTTAGGCGAGCCAAATATGCATGAGTTTATTCCGCTCAATCCTTCCATGCCGGTCATTGGATTGACCGCAGTAGGCTGGATCTTTACGTCTGACATGATCGATACGTATTTGTGAATGTCGTGACGATTCGCGTCTAGATATTCCAAGACCTCATCCGCCCACCTTTCTTCGTATTCTTGGTTGTTTGTCCAAACGCTGGTCGGGTTCTTATACCTACCTGCAATTACGTGAATATCTGCATTGATAAAGTCGGCGTATGCCTTCACGTTATTCATAAAATCTGGATGGACTGGCGTGTTGTTTTGCGCCCAAGTTATAATAAAACGTTTTGTCTTTTTATTGTGCTCCTTGGCTTGAGCTATCTTTAGTTGAGGCGAGTCTTCCTGTGAGTTTTCAGTTAAGTTAAGTCGAGCGACCCATGTTCCAATGGTTCTTCTAGAACAGTCAAACCTTTCGGATAGCGTGTCCAATCGTTTATCCCAGGAAAGTTCTTTGTTATAATAAGTCTCGCATATGTAAAGTTTATCAGATTCGTCTAGATCGTTAAATCTCATAGGTTAGAAAAGTTTTGTATCTTATATTAAAGAGTAGGTCTAAAGTTTTAGACTATCTCCTCTTCAGTATCGTCCTTTGTATCAGGTTCAAGCAATCTAATGTCGCTATTTGCCTCATTTAAGTCGATTGATCGACCTACTTCCCTTTGCAGATTAAAAAATTCAGATGAAACTGATGAAGGGGTAAGCTTTTTAAATTCTTCAAAGTTAGAGGATCGAATTAGCTCAATCATCTCCTCAGATTTCACAAAGCTGGGAATCTCAACTAGTTTAAATTCTTTCGATATTCTTATTGGAATGTCCCTCTTCTTGATATAATCAAACTGGATAGCATAATCCTTTATTCTACGATCAGTCGTTCCCCACAGGATCGGTTCATACTCAGGTCGTAGTTCCTTTATTATTTCAGTAATCTGCCCGTTAGGGACGATTATTGTGCTAGCAATAAGTTCAGGATATTCCTGTTGAGTCTTATTTAGGAGCAATTGAGTCGTTTCTAGTGAAAATGGAGATTTTTTACTTGGGATCTCTCCCTTGACAGAAATAAAAACTGTCTTGTTTCCGTTCTTTTCTTTTAATGCCTTTGCGGCTTTAATGTGACCCATGGTGATCGGCTGAAATCGACCGATTAAAATGTTCACCTTTTGAGGTTCGTTCTTTTCACCGATATTCTTGGCATGCTCTACCTCGCTCATTGCCATATAATCATTGGGCGCTCCGATAAACTCTCCAAAACTTGGAAAGAGCCCTTCGTATACCGCATCTCCCATGATGATGTTCTTGATCTTTTGCACGATCAGGTTAAGCTGTGAGATCATGTCCGGAGTAAAGAAACCCGCGCTAGATTTTTTCCTAACCTTTCTAAAGAAATTAAGAATAACCTTATAGATCTCCAAGTTCGTCGCGTTTTTTGAGATCAGATTTACTACCTCAGGATCGCCCACTAAATTCACATCAAGCTCAAATTCAGGTCTTTTTAAATATTCCGGTATCTCTAGTTCAAGACCATCGTACTTTTCTGAATATTCCTGAAGAAAGTCCTTAAACATCCTATTGATTAGGCTAATGTACTTTTCCTCGTACGAGTCGGACTGCGGCACCATTTTACGTATATCGTCAATGTCGTACATTTCAAAGTGATTCATCAAGTCAATGACGATCAGCCAAATATAATCTTGAGTGTTAGTAGATTTGGGTTTATCTTCCTGTGATCTGTTTTGAAAAATAGGATCGACCAGCTTAGCTAAAAAGGCTTCATTCTCAGAATCATCTCGATAAAATCTAAAAACGATTGTTTCGAGCTCCCTATCCGAAAACTCATTCTTTTCTTCCGGACACAAGGTTGAGATTATGTATTTAGTAAAGCTAGTGGTCTTAAACTTTTCATCAAGCTCTTTTTTTTCTGTGTATATGAACTCAAGTATCTTGCTTTTCTGTTCATCATCAAGCTTGCCCTCAAAAATGATCGGCGGCGACTCAACTTCCAAGTAATTTGCCCATCTGGATAATTGCTCCTTAGATTGGAGGGTTTCCTCGATCTTGCCGTCCTCTCCTAATCTATGAATGTAAGAAAGCATCAGGTTATTTTTAGGTAATTCTGCCCTCCTACTGGATTGAGTGTCGCTCTTTGTAAAATATTCAAATCCAAAAAAGAAGTTCGCTGGGATCCTCTGTCTCTTTTCAATGGCTAATCTTTGAAAGTGATTTATTGCAGGGTTGTAGTATTTCATTAGGACCTGATCAACGTAAGTTATTTCACCTGATTTTTTAAAGTACTTAAACTGATCGTCCGTCGTCTTTTTTAGACCAAAGAACGCACCGTCCATTTTTTCGTTGATTATAACGTAACCGTTAAGCAATCCATTTAAAAAGTCTTCTCCCCTTTTTTCATAGATCTCCTTTAAATTGTTTATTCCTGCCATGTAATTAGCCTTTAGATTTATACTTCAACTTGCGATGATCCTGGTTTTTCTTCAGCTGACGCTTCCCTAGTGGACTCAGCAGGCTTTTCTTCTGGTTTTGGAGCAGACATCGCTTTTCTAATGCTTATTGAATCGATACTAATCGAGATGCTTCTCAAGTTATCTGAATCCTCTGGGTTAGCCGTGAAATATTCGACAACTTTTTTCAAATTAACGTTATTCATCTCTTCTCCGAATCCTCCGGCATCCTCTATCTTTTGTCTTAAGTTTTTAGCCGCTTTCCAAGTTCCGCCATAACTTAGGGACCAGCAATAGAACCTAACCTGCTCGTTTTTACTATTATAATAGTGCACAATATCCTTAATTCTTTGAATGGCTCCGTTTGCATCTCTGTATGTTGTTGCTCGACCTAAGTTATCAGAAGGAACTCCAAATCTTACTTGATCTGAAAGAACTTCCATTAGTTCTCCGATCCTAGTGATTAACTGATCTGAAGGATATCCCTTTAACGGAGAATTCGCCTCAGCCTCTTCTGCTTCCTTAATGTATTGTAAATAGCCTAGTGTATATTTGGTAGCCATCCTAAAATATTTTTTATTATTTATTAAGATTATTTCCCGTTATTTATTAGACTGCTTAGTATTTGATTGAATTCATTACTGCTTTCATTGTTAAAGTGATTTATCACCCTTACAAAATCGTTATTTCTGCTTGAATCTGAGATCTCATATCTAAATTCTGAGAATATTCTCTCAAAAAGTTCCTTTTCACGATTTACATTTTCAAAGTTACCAAAATAGTCCTTGTCCCTTTTAGTAATTTCAATATCCTCATCGCGTTCAACATATAGGATTTTACTATTTTGATAAAGATTGCTGATCAAGATCTTTTGAAACTCGCTAAGCAATCTAAATTGATTCATTCTTTCTCGGTATATCGACCAGACGTATGCTGAAAATATGCATCTATCAAAGATTAAGATGTGATCCTTCAGCAAAGTCTCATTTAGCTCAAGAATGGTAAGCACATTTGCAATGCTAAAATAGTGTACTCCTGGGCCAGATTCCTGATCTCGCATTCCAAGATCATCGATATGCTTAGCAAATTGAAACTTATAATAGTGAACATTTGGATTAGTGTTCTGTTCAAAGAACCTATCGATTAGGAATGTTTTGCCACTATGTCGGTGGCCCTCGATCATAATTATCATATCAATTCAATTCTTCTTGGATGACCTGCACTAAAATCGTAAAGTGCTATTACTTTAGACTTATCGACAAATTGCATGTCTAGGGTGATTAGATCGCTTAGGCTAGTAAAGGATCGGTGTATCTTACGAGTATATTCATAAAAGAACTCCTGATATTTCCTTAGCTGTTCTAGCGAATCTTCATATACTACTATATCTTTTACGTTAGGTAAACGAATAAGTTCTTTTTCAAGAATAGAAATCTTTTCACAAAGCCGACCTAGGAAATAACTTGTATCAAAGGTTATTCCATGCTTGTCCAATAGCTTTTCTGCACAGGGTCTAAGCTCTTCAGTTCTGTGAGTTATCAAGATCGTTCGTGTATTTGGATCCTGTGAAGCCTTTTTCCAATCTTCATACACAGTTCCGATCAGCTGAATGTTATGAATCTCTGGATCCATTGAGGTGGGGTGATCGTAAAACGAATAAGGGGTTGGAAAATTAAGCTCAGGGTGTAATCTTTCTACTGAAAACCTATCAGTATATCCTGGCATTCTAAACATAGTCTCATCAAAATCAAAGACTACTAGTCGAGTTATATCTTTCATAGTATATTTTATTGATAAATAATAAAAAGTTTTATCCTAAAGCATGACTAGATACATTAAACTTTATGAAGATTATCAAAGGGACATAGCAAAAAACTCCGATGAAACCAGTCATACTTGGACTCAAATTAGGGATGCTATCCAAACCAAGATACCATTCGTAATAATCACCTTTAAAAACAGCGAAAGTTATAACTCTGCTCTAGACTCAGATCTTATGGAGGACGATTTCATAAAACAAACCGCTGCGATTAGCCACGACGGTAAGTTATTAGATTATCCTTCAGTCTTCATGATACTAGATGATGACGTTCGCTTTAAGAATAAGATACCACAAATTTTTGAGAAATATAAAGTTAAGAACCTAATTCTTGGTAAAAAGGGTGAAGAATACATTGACTACTATTATGAGGATGGGTCGACCTCTCCTGCAGGTAATGAGGTAGTATCCTCCATAAGCAAGGACGACATGGAAAACGATGAACACTTTAAAATAGGTTCAACTTATTACAAGTTCATTGATTTTGAAGGTTAAACTTTTGTTCTCAATTTAGTATAAAAGATAAATTTTCCATCAACATGAACGAGGAGACAAAATCAAAGATTTCTAAAAAATTTCAAGATCGTAGATCTGAAGTATCCAAAGAGATTTATGAGAATATCGAAAAGCTTTCTAACCTAAAGACTCTAAAGGAGGCTCAAGTAAACATGCTTTCCCTTCGACAGAGGCTATTGGAAGATAATCATACTCTGCTCGAACACATAACGGTTCTTCGTAAGAAATATCGAGACGAGCGCTCTCTTGAAATGGAGAACATCTCTAGAAACCTACAGATACGATATCAAGCCAATGAAAAATCAGTGGTGATTGAAGGTCGAACATCATTGACAAAAGAATCGCTAGAAATATTTGAAAATCAAATTTCATTTTTTAATGAATCAATCAAGACCATCGATAATATCATCTTTGGTATAAAGACTAGGCTAGATATCGAAAAGACTCTTGGTCTATAAAATAACGCGCATCTGTGTTAAGTTTTAAAGTAACTCCAGATAAAAAATTTATTAAGCTTGTCGATTCAACTCTAAACAGTGAGCGAACAAGCCTATTTAAGTTCTTTAAAAGAAAATCTAAAAAAGCAGCATTCAATGTATTAGTTGATCGAGGTATCTGGGACGGCCTTGACTCCTTTATCACCAAGGACGGTCACATTGCGATAGGTCTATGGAAGGAAGTTTATAACTTTGCCGATAAGTATGGATACGACTGCGAGATCGAAGGATCTGAAGGATTCGTCAATAACAAGTTAGACAAGTCCAAGTACTTAAAGTACGTTGAAGATCTTCTTGAAGGAATAGTCGATGAAAGAGGATTCCCAATAGTTCCTCGAGATTATCAGATTGAGGGTGCGTTTAGAGCAATCAAATATAAGTTCTGTACCCAAGAACTAGCGACCTCTGCTGGAAAGACTCTCATCTTTTTTATCTATAATTCATTTTTACGAGATGGAGGAAAGATCACTAAGGACTCGAAATCACTAATCATAGTGCCTAACATTTCACTGGTCGGTCAGACTGCTGAAAAATTTGAGATGTACGCTCAACCTGGAAGGGAATGGAGCGTGTGTACCATTGGAGGAAAAGATAAATTTACCCAAGAGAGATTCGATGAGGCTGAGGTAGTCATTTCGACATATCAAAGCCTAATAAATCTGCCAGTCGAGGTCTTTAGAAAGTTTTCAATCGTTCAGGTTGATGAGGTTCACAAGTCTAAGGGTAATTCCATTCGAGAGATCCTCCTCTCTTGTGTCAATTGGGAATATCGATTGGGTCTTTCAGGAACAGTAAAGCTTGATGAGCAGTTTTCTGATTTTTTTAAGGTTCAAGAAAATGTTGGTCCTCTAGTGATGGTGCTCTCTGCCAAACATCTAATCGATCACGGTTACTCGCCAAACATCAAGATCAAAGTAGTTAATCTTAAGTATGATGAGAGCGAGCCGATGATTCAAAAATACTGGCACTTAAAGGAGACGGGTAAGCAGATGTACAACAATCCAAAGGACTTTGGGCGAGACATGTTGGCGATAGAAAAAGGAATCATCTTTGAAAGCAAGGAGAGATTAGATTTTATTAGTGATCTTGCTAAAAAATTCGGTAAAAACTCACTGATCCTTTTTTCTGATGTCAAGAACGGTTACGGTAAGATGATTCAATCTAAGCTATTGGAATGGAATCCTAACACTTTTTACATCGACGGCGAAGTTGATTCAAAGGAAAGAGACAGATTTAAAGATATACTTGAATCTCAAGATGATGTGATCCTAGTCGCTTCGTTTGGGACTTTTGCTACTGGAATCGACTCTAAGAATCTGCATCATATAATTTTAGCAGAATCTATTAAAGCTGAGGTGACTCTGCGTCAAGCGATAGGTCGAGGCATGCGTAAATTAGCTGAAAAGACTAAGGTTTTAGTCTGGGATCTGGTTGACCAACTAGATGGTTATTCTATCCGACACTCAAAGGTCAGGAAGGAAATCTATCGAGAACAAAAGTTTGAGGTTTCTGAAAATAAAGTAGACTTAACAAAAAAGCGACCCAACTGAGTCGCTTTTATTTTTAATTAAATTAAATTTTTAATTAATACATTTTAGGTTGAAACTTTCTCATACCTTGAGTCAAAGGTTCTGCGAAGTTTTTATAGAAGCTTGACTTGTAGAACTTGGATGGAGTAGGTCTAAATAACATGACGATATTGCCAGTTCTTCCTTGCTCAATGCTAATTTTTCCATCATAGTCATGTTGTTCAGCCTGTCTAATAACTGACTCAACTGAATTATATAAATCTGCATCAGTTAGTCCTTCTTCTTCTAACGCGTCGTCGATCTTTCTGATCAAATCCATTTTTCTAAGCTCTAGATCTTTTTCACTAGGTCCAAAAAGGCTCTCTTGTACTTCTGAATGTCTGCGACTCTCATTGATAAATTGATTAAAAGTCTTTATTTGATTTTTCATAATACTCTTGCTTTTATTTTTATTTATTTATTCAACTTCTCGTTATTTTCGATCTTTTCAAAAACTTCTTCTATTTTTTTAATTATTGGGTGACGTACAATATCCTCGTTTGAAAGTTGAGCTATTCCTATCTCCTCGATCTCAACAAAATACTCCATCAGGATCTCAAGAGCGCTTTTTTGTCCTTTGTTTACTGATTTTTGCTTAATATCTCCCAAGAAAACCATTTTAGAATCATTTCCGATCCTAGTTATGAGAGTATGAAGATGGTCCTTTGCGATCTGTTGAGCTTCGTCGACCAGGATTATTGCATTGTCTAGAGTTACGCCCAATGCAAATTTGATAGGCAAGATCTCAATCGCCCCATTCGCTTTTAACGACTCAGTAGCCTGTTTACCTATTACTTTGTGAAAATTTGAGATGAATGGATACATGTACATCTCCATTTTTTCTTCTAGCGTTCCTTTTAAATATCCGATCTCCTCGTCCTTGGGCACGTTAACTGATTTTATTAAGATGATCTTTTTGTAGGTTCCAGGATCCTCCTTTAAGTACTTGAGAGCTCGAGCACAAGAAAGATAAGTCTTACCTGTTCCTGGAGGACCGGTCACGATAGAGATATCGTGGTTTTCTATCGCATTCATCGCGTCCTTTTGAGCTTTAGATCTGCATTTTATCTCTATTTTATTAGTAAACATTTTTGCAGTCGTTAGTGCCTCTCGCTCTCTTTGCCAAGTTTCAATATCCTCTAATTCCTCTTTACTTAATCTTTTTTTTGCCATGTGTTAATATATTTTAGCTGCAATCACGATCCCTAGTAGGATCTTTATATAGTGGATTTGAAAATTAAGAAAAGCTGTCGCTACTTTAAATTGTTTTTCTGAAAATTCAGTGGATTTTAACGCAGATTCGCTTAGTTTTTGCAAAGCCAATTTTACCTTTGAAGGAAGGACCGTCTCATAGATCAAAATAAAATCAGAGATGACGTCGCCTACATCAAACTCAGTAAAGTTTTCACAATCCAATAATCGAATGAATTTTTTACCCACTCGAATTGCCTTTATTTTTTCAATCAAGTTATCACTTTCCAGAGATAGGTCCAATAGAAGTCGAAGTTTATCCATCTTTTTAATCTTATTAGATTCTTGGGCAATCCACTCAATGTCATCTTTATAGATTGAGATAGTTACGTTTGAGTCGGATTCAGGATAATCAAAATTAACGATAGCTGATGTTCCGGTGTCGCCGAATGCATTGATTAGGATCGGAGATATTCCTAACGAAACAAAACTACTGCCTTTTTCTACAACAGTAATCTCATAATCAGGAAAAGGAAATTCTGCCATAAATGGAAGAACCTTCCTTAGGTCCAATAGTTTTCCCTCCGCCTCTTTGTAGTTATGGTCTTCCATAGCTATCTTCTTTTTATTATTTATTTTGAAATCCACTCGATCTTGTATGGATGATCTCTCGATAGATTCAAACAGACCATAAAATCCTCATGAAAAAATAGTATCTTATCACCATTAAACCAGTTTTTAAAAATAAAGTATAAAACTACATGGAAAACAAAGAAAAACAAATTAAAAAATTAGACCTTAAACAGAATGCGATTAAGATCTTAATTAACTCTATTTATGGTGCCTTTGGAAACAAGTGGTTCTATTTTTACAATCCAGATATTGCGCAGTCCATCACTTTACAGGGACAGGATCTAATTAAGTTTTCAATTAAAGCAGTAAATCACTATTTTTTAGAAAAATGGCATCTTGATACTGAGTTACATCAAAAATTAGGAATCGATGGATATACTATTAATAAGATAGAAGACGAGGCTGCGATCTACACAGATACTGATTCAATCTATGTCCAGTTTGACTCTGCACTTGACTCAATAGTAGGGGCTAGCTTTACAAAAGACGAAGCATTGAATATATGTATCAACATCGATCGATATCGACTCTCTAATTACTTTGATATTTGTTTTGAAAAATATGGGCGTCTGTTTAATACTAAGAATCGACTTAAGTTCAAATTAGAAAACCTTTCTGAGACTGGAATCTGGCTTAAAAAGAAGAACTATGCCATTCGAGTCGCATACGAACCCAATCCAAACTATGAGCTTGAGCCTCAACAAAAAAGGTATCTAATAATCAAGGGTCTTGAACCAGTAAAAGGATCATATCCAATCTGGGCTAGAGAAAAGCTAATCGATCTCACGTCTTTCATTATGGATCGAGGTAAACGTCTTGATATTGAAAAAGATATCGTGCCTCGACTTACTGCTCTTAAAAATGAAGCTCTTTCCCTGCATCCTGACGATCTTGCATTTAACTTTAATATCAGAATATACAATAAATACGTTGCTAGTGAAGAGAGATTGGAACTTAAAAAAGGAATTTCCATCTTCCCTAGGGCAGCCGCCATCTATAATCACATCCTGATCAAGACGGGACTTGTTGAAAAATACCCTAAGATTAGAGAAAAGGACAAGATCAAGTTTTATTATTGCAATCCTGAAACAAATGATGGAGGTCACGACGTCTTTGCATATTCTCCTGGAACATATCCGGATGAAATCGCTCTGCTGATGGATATCGATGCTCAATTCTTTTCGCTAATAGTCGAACCTGTCAATCGTCTTCTTACTGCAATGAAGATGAGTTCGCTCGATATCAATCTAAAAAGGTCAGTCGATGTCGTCACAGTAAAGAGCAAAAAGGTTTTAACTGATGCTGAGATTTATCCTTTATACATCGTTGATCAAGAGACATTGGAATACGTTGAGGTTCCAGAGAAATTTTGGAAGATGATCGGTAACCCCGATGCTGAAATTCCAGAAGAAGATTTTCAAGAATATTTGGGAGTCATCACACGATATGGTCTAAACACAACGATTGTGCCCAAGCCGGAACTAGATAAGTACTTGAAGAGAATGACTAAGAAAAAGGAGAAAAATAATCCTGTTCTTGAATTAGAGGAAGAAAATGATTAACCTATTGACTGGATACAACATACACCAATTCATAAAAGATCTCTTAAAAAAGAGGTTTCCCGAAGATCGATTTAAGCAAGAAGTATACGAGTCTGGCGATAAAATTAATTTTGCTTGTCCATATTGCGGAGACTCCAAATCCGATTCTCGAAAAAAGAGAGGAAACTTATATCCTGATCGTAGCTTCTATAAGTGTTATAATGATGGTTGTGGAGTAAAGGTAGATCTCACTAAGTTTATTTCAAAGTTTTCTCTTAAATATTCGTTGGGTGTTCCTGACATAAAGTCTCCTGAAGTAAAATGGACTCCTCAGACGACTAGGAAGAAGAGAGGCTCGCTCATAGAATTTTTAATTAGTAAGAACGTCGGTGACCACCTGCTAAGAATAGATGCAATGGTTGACCGTTTTTCGCTGTCTCCGTGCTGTGAGGCTGATGCTGACTCAAGAGTCGGCTCCTTCATCCGAAATCGAAGCCTGCTAGACCTTCCTCTTTTTAATGAGTGTGCATACTTTGACTCTCGAGACGATAAGATCTATTTATTTAATATTGATCTCAAGTCAGGTAAGGTCCTAGGATTCGCGATACGTCGAATCGGAGAAGATGTAATTGGACCAAAATACCTGATTAAAAACTACTCTGAACTAAAGAAGAACGGTCTTGTTCGAAACGTTGAAGACGATATCGTTTCTGATATCGATTCGATCAACAACTATTTTAATGTGCTAAATGTCGATTTCTCAAAACCCATTCTAGTGACTGAGGGCCAGATTGATGCGATGTTTTTAAATAACTCGATTGCAACGACTGGCATCTCCAAGAGCAAGCTGTTACTTGAAAACCTATTAAGTAAATCAAATACTTTGATCCTATTTGATAGTGATGTTGCGGGTAAGACACAATCGGTCGACTTGATTAAAAAGGGATATCGAGTATTTTTATGGAATAAGATGATGGCAGATCTTCGAAAAAAGTACAATGCGGATTATCGGAACGTTAGACTCATTAAGGATGTGAATGACCTATATTCGTTCATGCTTAAGCACGATAGCTCCCTCACGTTCGACTCCTTCAATGCAACAGTTTTACAATACTTTTCTGAATCTCCATTAGATTTGCTCTATGTTTAAATAAATAATAAAAAATTAAAACTTCATGAAAAGAGTAATGTCTTTTAGAGAATATAAACTAAATGAAATGGAAGAATCTGAAATTCCATTTGAGATCGATGAATCTTTGTTCGATGAACTAGTTGAGCTAGTCGGTTCAGAGGAAGACATCGAAGAGGCAGCTGAGGGCGCTTATTCTGATCTTGCAGAAGCAGCAGAAAAAGGAGACGTTGAAATGTCAGAAGACGACATGCCAGAAAAACTGGCGATCGCTGCACTATTGGTAAAACTAGTAGAAAAAGGAAAGCTTGGTCCAGACGACGCTGATGGACTAATCGAAAAATACTTAGGATAATCTTAATTTTGACATATTAAGAGTTTGCTTGACCCGCCACCTAACCGAGGCGGGTTTTTTATTAAATAAATAATTAATATGAAACAAGAACGAGACATACATGACTTTCTAAAACCTCAAAAAGGAAAGGTCAAACAAGGTTATTTTACTCCAATGAATCCTGAAAAATATTCGGGAGACGTTTCAAAGATAATTTACAGATCAAGCTGGGAACTTAAGTTTCTATCCTACTGTGATAACACTGAAGCAGTAGTCGAATATGCATCCGAACCCGTTCCAATCGCCTATTGGAATCCGATCCTAAAAAAAGAATCTACTTATTGGGTTGACTGTTACATGGCAACCAAGTCGCCGGATGGAGAGATCACAAAATGGCTCATTGAGGTCAAGCCTCAAAAGTATCTGACTCCACCCGAAGCTCCAAATAGATTGACTGAGAAGGCGACTCTTAATTATGCTAGACACGCTAAAGCTTACATCATCAATGATGCTAAGTTTAGGGCAGCAAAAGTTTATGCCAAAAAGAATAATATGAGGTTTGGAATAATTACAGAAAACTTTCTGTTCAATAAGGTGTAGAATATTAGGTGAAAGACTTTAAAGACATACAAAAGAACGATGGATCCCTATCACTTAACGAGTCGGCTCGAAGAATAGGAATTGTTCAAAGAAGAAATGAGGTCATTCCAGGAAGGTTTTACTCCTTTAGGGCACAGGTAGAAGTTCCAAGCCTAACCGAAGAAATCGTTAGAGAGATTTCCGGTAAAAATTACATGGATCTAAGCCCAGTCGGTCTTTTATTATTTCACGATAATTGGAAAGAGACTGCTCTTGTCTTAAACCTAAAGGCGATGCCGCCTAGGGCAAGCGCAAAGATCCTCGAAGCATACTGGAAGTTTTCTCAGCTCAACGGTCTAAATAACTTGTTCGATAAGGACGGCGCTCTTCGTTCTATTGAAGAGAGAAGATTAATCGATCAGAGGTTCTATCTTATCACTCCTTCGGCCTTGAGCACTATACTTGGGGTAAACAACTTAAATTACGCAATAAATAAATATAACATGGACCAAATACTTGAGGCTCGATTAATAGACTGGGATAACTTCGGCATGCTAGTCAATCCTGCGCTTACTATAGAGGGCATGTTTCCAGATCCAATAAATCTGGCAGTGGTCTGGGAAGACTTTTTAACAAATACATTATCATAATATGGCAGGATTTTTAGACACATCAGGAAAAAAAGTAAGCGGCACGCTATCAAGCTTAAGTAAGTTTGGTACTCGACACGAAGACCTTTTGCTTAGAAACTCACAAGCGATCGGTTTTATCGAAAGCCAGCTACAGTCTAGAACGTCTAGACTAAACGCAAATGACGAGCTTCTTAAGTTCTCAATGGCCATCTCAGATACTACTTCTCAACTAAGAACCAAAGCAATTGCCTTTTTTCAATTGGACTATGTAGTTAAGAGAGAAAGACTAAGGGATGTTGCCTCCAATGGAGAAATCGAGTTTGTTCTTGAGACCATCGTTGATGACATGATAGTCTACGATGAGGAACAACGTTTTCTCTATCCTAGGGACCTAACGGGCAAGATCTTTTATCGTGGTGATACTAAAGAAGAGCGTTTAAACTTTCAAGAAAAAGTACTTAAAAAGTACAATGATAACTTTGAAAGAGTTTATAATTCTTGGGGATTCGCCGAAGGTATCGCTGCATGGCAATATGCCTTCCAGTTCTTGGTAGAAGGTCACCTTTCCTTTGAGATCATCTATGATAATCTAGAAAAACCTAAAGAGATAATTGGATTTAAGGAATTGGATCCCGCCAGCATAGCCCCTCAATTACAAAAGGATGCTAAGGGCAAGATCTTTTTACAGTGGTTACAGTACGATCAGCAGACTGGTTCTACCAGGGTTCTTAACGATTCTCAGGTGATCTATATTTCTTATGCTAATCATTTTAGGACCAAACGCGTTAGCTTTGTTGAACGATTGATTAGATCCTTTAACCTATTAAGGATAGTTGAACACAGTAAAGTTATTTGGCACGTAATGAATGCTCCAATCCGACTTACTACAACAGTTCCCATTGGAAGTAAAAGCTTTCAAAAAGGACAGGAAGACGTTCGAGAGTTCTTAAACTTATTTAAAGAGGATATTTATTTTAATGGGGACACTGGAGAATTAAACGTTGATGGTAAACCAAACATCATGTTCTATAAGAATTATATCATGCCGGTAAACGACCAAAACCAGCAAGTAAAGATCGAGACTCTTCAGACTCCTGGACCAAACCTTTCTGGCTCAGAGCTCTTAAATTACTTCTATAAAAAACTAAAAATGGATTCTAAGATTCCTTATTCTAGGTGGGAAGGTCAATCTGGAATGGGTGCGTTTACTCTCAATGCTGAGGGTATAACTAGGGAAGAAGTTAGGTATCAGAAATTTATTAATCGATTAAGATCGGCCTTTTCAGAAATGATGGTGAAACCTTGGTACTTACAAATGTGTTTAGATTTTCCGGAACTTGCCGATGATTATAAGTTTAACAACGCGATAGGAGTTAAGTATCACAACGATAACGTCTTTGAGGAGATGAAGAAGAATGATATTGAAGCTAAACGAATCGCTGCATTCACCGCTAAGAAAGGAATCATGAAAGACGATGGAACTCCATACTTTGCTACTGAATACTTGATTAGAGAGGAGCTTAAAATGACAGATGTTGAGATCGAAGCCAACAAGACATGGTTTGATCAACAGATCAAAGATGAAGAGGCTGCAGCAGCCGCTGCCGCTCCAGGCGGTGCTCCAGGCGGTGCTCCACCTGCTCCAGGAGGAGGCGCTCCAGCAGCCGCCGCTGCAGCTCCGGCAGAAGGAGGTGGCGAGGTGAAGGAGGGAGGAGAAACTTCTGGTGAAGGTCAGCTTTAATAAGTAAAATCATTTTAGTATAATAGTCAAAAATTATACTTATGAAAGAAAAAACCACACAGCTAGTAGATAGGCTTCTAGATCTACCTAAATTAATTGAAGATTTTCAAACTAAAGCTCTTGCTGTCAATGATGCGGTTCAGGAAACTTCTGAACTAATCGTTTCTAGAGAATCTGAGATAAAATCTGAGATCAATGCTGCAACTGATGAGAATGGTAAAAAACTCTATTCTAATGAGGAGTCAAGAAAGATTGCCTTTTTAGCAGATTCAAAAGAAGACTCAACCTTGACTCATCTCTATTCAAAAATGAAGGAGCTAAACCATCAAGTATCAATCATTAGGATCGCTATCGAAAGTTATTCAAATGAGCAGAGAAACATTCGATCTATTTTAGGAGTAATTAATAGTATTTCTGAATCTTAATCATAGAACATCGCAAAGGAGTTCTTAAGTTCAGGTATGTTTATAAGAAGCACGAAGATATCACGATTAGACTTTTCATCCGGATATAGTGAAGGAGAAACTGTGATCTGTCTTTTTCGTGCTTCTGCGACATACTTATTGATCTGACCAGTCGCATCCCTACTTAATCCACCTGGATCAATTGAGTATTCAAATAGATAGCTGTCTAAGTCTATTCCAAAATCCGGTTCTCCTAACACTTCTCCCTTTCTAGTAAAAAGAGTCATTTTTACCTGTTGAACCGCTGATTCGATCTCATCACTAATTTCCAAACGATCTTCTAAGTATTTTGGATCCTCGTTTGTTCTAGTATAAAAGTCTCTAAGAATTGCCATAATTATGTGTAATTTTACTGTCTAGTTAAATACATCCAATCCGGTGTATTTTCTCCCTTCATCATTGTTTTTACGTCCTCCATCTCTTTCTCAGCTGTCGTAACGATGTTTTGATAATTTACGGTTACTCCACCAGGAAGAGTATAGTTAAAAGTCTGAAGCATGTGAGCTAGTCTTACTTTGGCATGAGCTCTGACGTATCTTTGAAACATCTCATCCTCAAATAACTTATCCTGATCTAGCTTTTTATACACTCTAATCACTCCGTTTGTAGCAGGCGTTCTACCTATTACTCCAAGAAGCTTGCTGTTCTTATTATAATCGTATGCAATCGTGTCCAGCATCATGGCTTTAGTTAGGTCTAGAAAGGAAAACATCACCGTCCTATACATGATACTCTCTCCGATAAATGGAGTCAAAAATATCTCAGATCCTATGAATTTCTGTTCTGCAAAATCACGATCAATTGTTGCAAAAATAGATCCTCCCTTAGCTTCTTTAAAGTCTACCACAAACTGCACACAGTCAGGTAATTGGATCTGTCTGTGTTTTTTAAATGTCGGATTAGTAAAAAGTTCTCTAGGAAGTAATAGATACCGACCTTCGACCGCATGTCTCCAGTTATCCCAAAAATACTTAGAATCAATATCGATTATTCTCTTTATCTCTTTTTCTGGAAGACCATACGGTAATGCTCCTGAGAAAGTTATCTCATCATTTATGTCCTGAAGTAATTGTTGTTCGGTCATTTAATTATTGATTTTTACCAGTTCCGTTTCCTCTCTCATCACTAAATCTAACGCTTGATTTATCAATGTCTATGTTAAAGTCTTTGTCTCCCATGGATCTACCTAGAGCTCTTTGATTTTTTCGAGCAATAACATCATCCTGTTTTCCAGCTCTTTCCATCGAGTTCTTCATCACCTGGTCTAGTGCTTGAGCCTTCATTTTCTTTTTCCAATCGCTATGAAAGATCATGTTCATTGCTCTAGTAATATCTACTTCCTGTACATAACCGTTGTATCGACTTGGGTTCCTTGCCGCTTTTTCATTAGCCAGTTCCCTAGCGATCGACATGATTGAAGTATACAGTCCGCCTAGTGCTCCTTGAACCATTCCCTTAAAGTTAGTTGGATAAACGACTTCCTTGGTCGATTCTGTAATAAACTGGTGATATGTTTGTATCTTTCTTTCCATTATGTATTAGTTGGTGCAGGAGCGGCAGGTTTAGTCTGAGTCTGATTAGCTGCCGCATTTTTTGCAGCCTGAGTAGCCGCTGCTGCCTTTGCTGTAAGCTCTTTAATCTTGGTGTCCTCCTGCTGTTTTATCTGCTCTAATTGTTTTTCAAGATTTCTCTTTTGGTCTCTAATTTGTATTAAAGCCGGATCCGTAAGAAGAGCAGAGTCATCCTCTTCAATCATTTGAGGGTTTGCTCCAGCTTCCACTTCTTTGTTTGCTTTCTTTTCAGCATTTTGAAAGCTCTTAAAACTTTTTATGTACGACATTACGGCCTTTCTTTTTTATTATTTATTTGTAAATCCTTTAGAGGTGTCGATAAACTCCTGATAAGATAAGACTCTTAGTTTTTTCTTCATCCTAGGGTTAGATCCAAATGCGCTGGTTAACCTACCTCCGCTTAGAAACGGAGAATTATTCCAATGGGATGGAATGGTCCCAGACGCACCCGAATAAAACATCATGGCGCTTGCTCTGCTGGTATCCGGCTCTAATATTCTATTGACCGAATCTGTCTCCATTGAGATCGCTCCAAAGCCTTCAACTAATCTCTTAAGTCTCATGTTATTCTTCTGGAAAGTTCAATTCGTCAGACGGTTGGTCTAGTGAGAATGCGGGAGATTGCGGTTCCATTTGTTTTGAAAAATTAAGATCAGTATCGTCCATTGTAATGTCGTCCTTTTTAGAAGTTTTATCTTCATGATCTTCTTCTCCAGTAGTCTGGTTAATAAGTTCTTCCTGATTGCTATCGATGAATTGTTTTAGTCCCATGCAAATTAAAGGGTTGATCTTATCACAACGATCCAATAATTCCTGTACAGTTAAATTCATCACATCAGGTTGAGGCAATCCCTTTGCTTCCTGATCCATTTCTCCTGGAGTCTCATCATCAAATCCAAAATCAGGCATAAGTTGAGCTGGAGATTGAACTGGTGCAGGAGGTGCCATGTCCTGCATCTGAGGCTGCATCTGATCCGCACCATTCATCGGCATCTGTTGAATATCATCTGCCTCATAAAGTCTTTTAATTGAAGTTATCATAATTGAGTGTTATTTTATAGTATTATTTATCCTGAAACCTAAGTACCGTTTTGAGATATAATAAAACATGAATGAAAAAGAAATAGCTGGAGCATCATCTGCTCTAAAAAAGGAGCTCCATGATTCCATACGTAAAAAACTTGATCAGATTCGTGAAAATTTAATTCTTGAAAAAGGATCAGATAAACCTTCTTATTACCAGATGTTGATTAATGTGGATGAGGAGCTAGACGACGTTCTACTCAACTGGGATTATTCTCCGATAAATCCTCGTCTTTCGTTTCAAGACCAATACGACCTAGGCGATGCGGAAGATGACGACGACTTAGTTTAGCCTTTTTCTTCCTTTTAGGATTCGATCCATATATCGACCATCCGTCTGGACCCTGATTGATTCTCGCCAAGTCTAAAAATTCTTTAAAGTTTTCAACTATTCTCATAGCATTAGTGACTCATTAAGGCTCCACCCAAAGATGAAGCATGCACTGCAAGATGATTGATTGATTCAACATCAAGTCGTGTCTTTCTTTTAGTATAATCTAAGCCTAGGACACCTATGAATTTATCATCGATGGTTTTTATCGAGAAAAGATATCCAGATTTACAATTAGATTCTTCTGCAACGTACTTTAAACCGTATGTCGCTACAGCATCGTCCTTGTAATCAGGTATCTCAATAGTATCTGCGCTCAATAACTGATTCATCGATTTAGTAAAGAGATTTACCGGAATATTTTGAAAATTGCTTTGAATTGAAGAAGTATTTGGTGAAACAGTCTCATAGATGACGCTAAACTTTGCAATTGATTTACCGGTAGGGTAAAAATGACCGCCGTTGTGAAATTGGGTCACCCAAACACGATCCGCTTTGAACTCTTCTCTGATATGATCGAGCCTAGCCATTACAAGTTCACCGGTCTTAAGAGCCTCTGTCAACATGTCAGGTTTATTTCGGTCTAATCGGTTTTTGATCAGTAATATTAAGACTGGGCCCAGTACACCAGTTATGAAAGCTATTGTTATTGCAGTAAATGATTCCATGGCTAGATAAATTTAAAGAGATTTTTACATGTTGCATCCGCAAGAATAACCGTATTCATTTGATATCGGAACTTCTCCACACATATGACACGTATCATCATCTTCATCATGATCGTGATCATAATCTTCAAAATACTCATCATCTTCCCAAGGATTAGATCCAAAATCCTCATATTCAGCTTGATCTTGTGCTTTATAATGGTGTCCTCCTCTTTTCCAAAAAGCTGCATCTTTGGTCGTTGCACCTAAGAGTGAAGCTACTCCTAATGCTGCCGCAACTCCTCCGCTAATAAACATTGCTGCTGGAATAATACTTAATCCTGCACCAATTGTAATTCCTCCAAGTATCTTATGAATTATTTTTCGAACTTTGAATTCATTTTCGTCCATTCCCAAAGATTCATAGTCTCTTTCTCTAGGATTTGAGCCAGTCTCAAGATCTTCAATTTCATCCTTAACCAACTCGTTGAATTCTTCGGGGTTTGATTCTAAATATTCTGAAAGGATTTTCTTTTCTCTATACGTTAGTGAATCAACTGCTTCCTCTGCTTGTAAAGAAAGATCATTATCTTTCTGTGAAGAATAATCTTCATGATTTTCATTAACGAATTGTGAAAATCCTTTTACTAGAGTAAAACCTTCTTCTACCTTCTTTTTTGGATTTGCACCAGCTTCTGGATTTCCTTCTTCTACTTCATCAGTCTCCTCTTCTTCAGATTCTTCCTCTTCAGATTCTTCATTCTCAGGTTCATCTGACTCCATCTCTTCAGGGGCATTCATTTCTTGGGTGTTTTGTGATGAAAATGCAGGTGAACCCTCTTCTCCAGGAGAAGCAGGAGTAGTCTCATAGTTTCCAGAAACAGGTCTGTTTGGTCCTATTTGAGGCTGATCATAAGTATCATCATCAAACCCTTCTTCAAAGTTAGAAGATGCGTTTTTTATGTCATCGATATTAGAAGGTTCGTTACTTCCGCTAGAATATTTGTCAGAAAATTCATTAAAATTTAAAACTCTACCCGGCATTGTGTATAATTATTTTAGTTATTTATCTTATGCTCACTTGAAGTTTAGATGAATGATTCTAAAAATAATTTGTTTTATGCCAATTAAAGTAAAAGATGATTTTCGTAAAAATGACCTAAGTCTTATCCCAGGAGGATCTGAGGTCACAACCTTGTCAAAAGACGGTCGCTTGTTAGTTTACGATAAGGTAAAAAATGTAGAGAGATACTGTGCCACCCTAAAAAAAGATCCAAATATTATTGAGATAAGGGTGAACGACGAAATCTATTGGAAAAGTAACTAAATAAATCTAGAATATGACAGAAGAAATGGAAAAGTTAATTGGAGTCTATTATGAAGATTCAATTGAGCTGCCTGAAAACCGACTTCTTTGTTTTAAAAGAGTCCTAAATTACAAGTTCACTGATCGCCATGCAGTAAAAGTATCAATCGATGATCTTGAGACCGGCTCGAGCATTGAATTGGGAATGTATTTTGATGCTACGTGGACGTTTAGTTCTCCAATGAATGAACGAACTTTCTGGCAACATGTAAAGTCTAACATTCACAGTTTTAGAGAAGTCTTTGATCGCATGAGAATAAAGGTTCCTAGAATAAAAGAGTTTCATTCTTATCGAATAAAATTTACGCAGACTGCCTGCAGTGTGTCGTCAAACTTAGATAAATTAACCGCAATCTTTAAAAGCAAACCAAATGGGCCGAATGTATAAAATAGTAGAAACTGATGTCGATGTTGAGATCGAATTTGAAGATGTCATGGAATACATTAATTGTCATGCATCAGATTCCGAAATAGCTGAGATCCTCGAAGAGATTAGTGAACCTGCTAAAGAACAAAAGTCTAATTCTGGACTTGAAGGTTCCTACGTTATAGAAGAAAAAATGACCCTATTGAACTTAGCTGCAAAAAAGTATACTCTTGAAGAGCTTGAGCGAAAATTAGGTAATAAGTTCGATTTAATGTAAATTTGATATAAAAAACCCGCTAAGTGTGGGCGACCGTGTTTCACAATCCATTAACCATAGCGGGTGTATTAAAAGACTCGCTCTGGGACGCTGTTCTAATGGGTAGCGTAGCAAGTACTGTTAGTCACAATTAAATTTTTTCCCAAGTTCCTCTTTGTGGAATTGATGCTGCTGTGTAATTATTTGACATTGATCTTCCGAGGTGAAATACTTGACCTGCTGAATTTGGCTCGCCTAATCGTTCAATTCGATATTCTTCTCCGCCATATTTAACAACATCACCTACTCTCAGTGTTCTATCATCAGATCGATCAGCTTGATCCATTCCTCGTAAATCAATGCGATCCTTTATGTAGTCTGGAATATCTGACCAGTCTGCTGAGCTATACTCGTTTGCGATATCTTCTTCTATTCCATCTAAATCTAACATACGCAAAGCATCAGCACGCTGGTCGTCAGTAAGTGACTTCCATGCCATGCGTTTGTTGCTTGAATGCAATCGAATAGTAAAGGGATCCATTCTTTTTTTATTTACGTCATCGTCGTCTTCCATCCAGTCTCTATTCGACTCTTCATTTATGTAGCTTTCAAAAGTCTTGACAAACATGCCCTCTTCTAAAAATGGATTTCTTTTTCTATTTACAGGAACCGCTACTTGATTTTTTAAAAAGTTATACACTTCTTGGATATCGTCTGCTGAAGATGCGATGTGATCTACTGCCCATTCGTGACCGTTCTTTAGGATTTCATCAATTTGAGTTCTATCCATTTGAACAAGTTCGTCAATGATTCTTTTCATGGTTTCAAGGTTTCCAAAAAACATGTAGTTTAGATCAGATTCTTTAGCTCTAATACAGTTGTCAGACGTCCCTCCACACCCACATGAACACTCGTTAATTCTCATATCAAACTTATTTTTTAATTACTCCCCTAGCCATTAGAATGTCTTTTCTAGTAACTTTACCGTCCCCGCTTAAGTCTGGAAATTTTTCTTTTGTCTTAGATTTAGATTTTAGCTTATCCTTACCTTTAGTCATTTTATCTCCCTCTAACTTATTTTTAGGACCTTTTTTCATGCCTTTAGCGATAGGATCGATCGATTTCTTTTTACTTTCATTCACGTATTGATCGAATGAAAGCATCCATTTAGATTCATTTGGAAAAGTCCCTTCAGTTTCTCCCGGTAGGACGGATCCGCTCTCAATCTGCTCAGGTGAAGCCGGTACTGCCTTAACGCTTCCGCTAGTGTCGATATCAGTCGATTTAATGAACTCTACCGTGATGTCAGGAATAGATGTGCCGTTTTGAGCAAGTCCAGTTAAGACTTGCGTAAGTACTCCTGCTCCTACTCCAGCACTTACACCTTTAGTGATATCCTTCACTAAACGATCGTCTAAGTTAAATAATAGAGCGGACGGATCATTTTTTTGTTTTTCATTACTAGTGTTTAGAATGACCATCTTAATGTTCTGATAATCAGCCTTATTCTCTTTCTTTTTCCACTTAGCATCTTCTTTAACAACGGCCTCTCCTTTGTTCAGCGTGTCTAAATCAGTTTGAGTAAGAGTAATTTCTAATATGTGAGTTTCAGCGAGAGCTCCAAAATCTTCCAATTTTTCAGTCGATTCCTTTGGCATTCCTGAACTGGGTGTACCCATTTCTTCTGGCATAAGGGGTTCTCCCATCTGCTCAGCTTCAAATATCCTAGCGAAGTTAAAGTACTTGTGCATAAATTCTATTTTTTATTATTTATCATTCAGAATAGATCTTAGAGTATATTTCTGAAAGTAGATCAATTATTTCCTCAATCGTCCCGTCTCTTCGTAGCTCCTTAAATACTAGGTTCTCTACCGCAAATTCTCCTTCTTTGGCAAGTCCTTCCTTTCGATCGCTCATTATCTTTTTCTTTAGCCTATCTAAGTAATCGTATAGGTACAAGTATTCAATATCCTTTCTGCTAGTCGATCTTACCTTCTGTTTCACCATCTTGACCTCTGACTTGATTACTCTCATCTTTTCATCAACGTCTTTTTGATCAAACTCAGGTTTCTTCCAAGAGGGAACGATTATCCATCTATCTCGCAAGATAGAAAAGAGTCCGGATGCGATATGTTGTTCGTCCTTATGCTGAACATAACACTCTACGTCATGTCCTCGTAAGATTACTGGATGTCGTAAGTTCCACATGAAACGCTGCCCGTCTAAAGCCTTTCTGACCAGTTCTAGGTTCTGATCGATTTGAGCAAAATCAATTATGATATGAACGTCTAGATCTGAATCTGAATTCCAATTAAAGTTCGCAAGCGAACCCGTTAATTGTATGTCCATGATTGGAACCTCTAACTTTAGAGAAGACCAAAAGTCTTCAGCTATTCCCAAAAGCCTTTTTCTTATTTCTGGATCCATTTTATCGTCATTCCAGATCTTTGGACAAAGTTCCTTGTGATATTCTACCTTTTCATTAATCCATTGATTAAAAGTCTTTGCTCTATTTTTCAAGACAACTAAAATAATTTATTTTATTTATCTTACTAATCTTTTTAAAAGTTTTTTGTAAGATAAATATTAATATGAATAGATATGTTATGTCATTTGATTCTATCAACGAATCAATGAAACAGCAGGGAATAGTCTTGATCAAGGGCAAGCCAAGAGGCAAGGACAGGGAGCAAAATCTCTTTGCGACCCATGTTAACAATTGGGCAGAAGTTCGCCCTGGAGCAACCATGCTCTTTCTTTCTGATACCTTTTATAGGGTGGTCAAGGAGGACAAGAAACTAAAGGGCATACGAATCAATTGGAAGGACGAAGATTCCCTAAAGGACGTCCTTAATTTTAAGTCTCCGGGAAAACTGAGTGTCGTTCGTAATAACAACAAGACTCCATACCATTGGAAGACTCTAAAACACTCTAACCTAAAGGACGCTCTAGATGCAGTCGAAGAAGACTTACTTGACTCAAGTTACGTGTTCGAATCAGCTGGTCCAGTTTCTCCCTATTCAATCGTGTTAGAAGATGCGCTTGAATCCATTTTTGGAGATGGAAAAAATGTCATTGTCCTAGATTGGACTCTACCTGATTTTGACATAGTCGATACCGTAGAGGGTGACGATTCACGAGGAACTGATACAGTAGATTGGGAAGCATCATTCGATTGTCTCTATGTGGGTCGACCTGAATTAGACGAAGCCCTTACTCAAGAGGATCTTCGTCGATTTGAACTAAGCATAAATTTTGAGTGCGAGTTTAAATACAGTCAGTGGTATGATTCTGGAAATTACGATACTCCACCAGAAGGAGAAATCACACTCGAAGAAGTTTCAAATTCTGTCACATCAGTATACATCAACGGAGAAGAAGTGGAACCTTCCTTTGACATCGAAAGCATAGTTAAACCAATGGATTTTGAAGACTTGGAAAATTTCATCAAAAAAAATCACGCAAGATTTATTTAACCTTTTTCTTTTTTTAAGTATAATAGTCTAAACGTTACTGGTATGGACTCTCTAGAGGAAAAGATGGATGCCTACTTACAATCAATAGGCGGGCTTGAAAACGGATATCAAAAGGATCGTCCTCCCATCACTGACTCCTATTGTTTCGAATGCGGTGAGGGCTGGTATCCACTGATCCAGGAACTAATAGAGGACTTAATCAAATTGGGATGGAATAAACAGATCTGTCAAGTTAAAGAAAAATTCGGCGGACTTCGCTTTTACATTAACGATGGCTCAAAGGAAATACATGATCGAATCTCTCAAGCAGAAACATTGAGCTATGAGACTTGTGAAGAGACAGGCCGTCCGGGTAAATTGAGACGGGATCTAGGCTGGTGGGTAACACTTTGTGATGAAGAATACGAAAAAAGACTGGCAGAGAAAATACGCAAGGCAATCGAAAATAAAAAACTAAATTAATATGATGACTTTTTTAGAATTTACATTTACCTCATTTTGGCACTTTATTGGAATGCTAATCATGATCTCGCTAGTTTCAAATTTCTTGGCTAAGGTCTGGAATCGTTTTTGGAGGCACTTAAACATTCGTAAACATGGATATCCTCCATCCCATTGTGATGCAGACGGAGATTTTTTAAAATCTAATGAACTTGAGTCAAATGATTGAGATTCGATATCGTGATATTGATCCAGATACTGGAGAGGTTTCGACAGATCGATTGATGTGCACCTGTGACGATGAGAGGATAGCGAATTGGATCTTTTTGGCAATAGTCAAGGACATGTCGCTAAACTATGACGATCCTAATCGTGAAATCTACATAAAATCAACAAGCGTCTAATTTTAATGGTGAATAAGATTTAGTATTATTATCTTATTCACCATTAAACTAGAATTATGAAAAGCTTGATCCTTTTCCTTTTAACGTTAGTCGTAACTATCTCCCATGCACAGATTCCAGCCAATCTAATAACAAATAAAGCTGATCTTTCGATTCAATTACTTGATCAGATAAACGAATACCGAAATAAAAATGGGCTAACTTCGCTAATTCTTGATAGTAATTTAACGAAAGCATGCATTCATCATTGCGAATACTTATCAGTCTATGATGAAGGAGCTCACATTGAGACAAATAGAGATTCAAGTCATTTAATCGAAAACCTAGTCTCACCAGAATCAAGGATCAAACGGTTTAATGCAGATGTAGGTAATCGAGTTGCTGAAAACTGCTTAAATATTGGGCCGATGGTATTTAAAGAGGCAAAACATCAGATTTCAGGAGATCAGTGGATTCAAAATATTAAGGCTGGAAAAATTGATCCCAGCCTATCTGCACTATGTGTTTTAAACTATTGGATTGAATCTCCGGGCCATAATTCAACTCTATTGAAAAAAGAAGCAACTGTTTGTGGAGTATATCAAAAAGTCTATGTCAACAGGCATGGAAAATACCGGATAGTGTCTACATTATTGATAACAAATAGAACTTACTAGTTCTAGCCATATGCATCGCATAGATCTTCAACGCTCCATCCTCCGCCTGCAGGCATATCTGGAAAAATTTTGTCCCAATTAATTCCTCTAATTGCTTTTCTAGGTCGAGTTCTTCTTCTTTTTCTACTAGTTGAACCTCCACCTTGCCATCTGATTTGATATAGCCATTCTCCGACTACTTCATAATCTGATACAACAGTCTCGTCCGGAGTCGGAGGAGTTGTTGATTTTTCAATTGTCATGTATACAACATTAAACAGGATTCCTGAGTATTTAGGTTTAGCAAACAATGCTCGATATTCTGCATCAGTCTGTTGAGTTGCTCTAGGATCTTTGTGGTCAAGTCGCATCCATTTTTTATCTTGATACTTAGCGCTGCCGTCCGGTAAAGTATTATTAGCAATAAGAGTCTCACCTTCTTTCTTTACTAGTGTCTTATCTATTCCGAGAGTATTGATTGCATTCGTTAATGCAGTTTCAATTACCTTAGCTCTAGCTACAACTAAATATTCATTATTTTTAGTCGAGTAAGGTTTACCGATAGTCCCATTCGGTTGATATGCAGAAGGCTCATCACTAGTTGATGCGACTATTCTATAAGTTAAAGAGATAAGCTTTCCTTTTTTATTAGCGATTTCAGCCAATATTTCTTTGACTGCATTCTCAATTTCCTTATCCTTACCGTCTTGTATTACTGCTTGATCGCTTTTAAAATAAGTCATCGCAAGTTCTGCACCTACGCCCTTACCTTTGGCATACGGCCAAGCGAAATCCCATTCGTTTTCAACCTCAACTTCAGTTCCTTCGCTACCTTGAGTGACTACTATAGGCTTAGGCATAGTTTCCTGTGCATCAGCTGGCCACCAAGTAATAGAAGATGCCAGATATATTGCTGCCTCTGGATTAAGGCTTGTGCTTTTTCCCCACCTAGCCCTTGACATTTCCATTATTCCATTAATGATGTTGATCTTATCTTGATCAGTCATTTTTGTAAATAACGTCCTAACATAAGTAGGATTCTCAAATCGATCTAATAGTTTTTTAAATTGTGCCTCGTCAGATATTATTTTATACCATAACCAAAAACGGCCAGTTTGTTCTCTTCCCTTTTTAATATCATCGATTGAAAACCATACATTATCACTTTTCATTCCAGGAGAAAACATATCAGCTAATGCATCTCTTCTTGATTTTCCGCTTTGCTCAAACGTTTCTTTTGCCTTTTGTAAAAGAATTTTACTCTTTTCAACGATTAATGACTGGTCGAAATCAATTGATGCATTTTTTCCTGCACTATATTTGGTTCCCTCAAACTCATATTCAGGATCCATATTAGTATTAAATTTAGTTAAAGGATATCCAGTTTTAGATTTAGCGTTCCATCCACTCTCTATTAAAGATTTAACTTTCTTAGGATCACTTAATTGTTCCAATTGTTTAATCAACTGATTACTATCAGCAACCCCATAATTATTTGATGTATTTGAAGTATCCATTATTCCGTGCCAGTATTCCATGCACCTAGCAATGTCTTCTTTTTTCATAGAAGGTTTAGTTGACTCAAATCTTTTCTCAAGACTTGGAGTATACTCTATGAGTTTTTTAACATTATTATTTTCTTTTCCTGGATCTCCCTTTGCGTACATCCAATCCATGATAGCATCCCATGGTCTAATCCAATATCCTGAAGGTTTAGCTGTATTTTTTACTGCCACCGAATCAGTATCGACAGATTTATCTACTAAATATTCAATTCTTTTTACTATATCACTAGGAAGTTTTTCATCTTCTTTAGGCTTAATCTTACTGCCATCGACCTTTGCTGTTTTTCCATCTGCTGCAATAAGATCATCTCCTCCGTCTTCAAGTAGAGCAGCATCCGCTTTGGCTTGTTCGTAGAGAGCAGACCATTTTTTATAGTTTAAAAGGTATGACATAATTGGGTCCTTTTTATCTTATTTATTTTATCACTAGATAAAAATTATACACTATTTAACGAACTAGTTTTTAATTTTAAGATTACTTGTGTATTTTATCATTAAATAATAGTATAGTCTACTAAATATGCAAGACTTGAAAATTAATGATTGTAAAGTGGATAAGCACACCAAACCCGAACTAAACGATTTTAAAGCAGTCGCTATCGACACTGGCTGTATAAAGATCATGATCTCAGAAGAGTTAGATATTAAGGGAGCTTCCTTAAAGATCTTGGGTGAGAACAGGAACTTTATCACTGAGCTTAAAAACATAGAGTACACCACGACTTTCTGTACTTATTCTGGAAATCCAATGTTCATTGAGCTACATACACCGGGTGGAGTATCCGTTCACTACGTTGAGGGTTCAGGTAAAGACTTTTATAAAAATTTTAAAAACTAACATGTCTGGCTTATTTCGATTTTCGATACTTATTTTAACCATATTGCTGTTTCGTTCCTGTGTGATCGAAGACTCTAATTCTAAAAAACACACGCCAGTAAGATACTTAGATAAGTCATCTAAATACTGTAATCAACAGTATGATGTATACTTATTGGACGGCTGTGAATACATAGTGGTTGACGCCGGTAGCCGCCAGTGGGGATCACATAAGGGAGACTGTAAAAACCCAATACACCTAAATAATGGAGAAGTACATACTGCTAATTGATATCGACGGAACCGTTTGTGAAGACATTAAGAACGAGGAATCTTACCTATACTATTCAGCTAAGCCGATCGAAGGTGCACGAGAAAGGTGTAATGATTGGTACGAGAAGGGTGCACAAATCCATTTCTTTACTGCTCGAGAATCCAAGGACCGTGAGGTAACTGAATTATGGTTAAGAAAAGAAGGTTTTCGATATCACTCGTTGGTGATGGACAAACCCAGAATTAAAGACGGCGAGGAATATGTTTGGATCGATAATAGAAAGGTCCGAGCAATCACCTTTAAAGGGATCTGGTCCGACCTAGTGGAATACACGAAAAAAGTTTTATCTTTTGAAGAATAATAGTAATTTATCTTAAAATGAAAGTATATTGTAAGTCTTGCGAAAAACCTACCCAGCATCGTCAGAAGCTTCACGACATCGTCTGTAATAAGTGTGATATCTGTAACTATCCAATCTTTCTTCAGAGGTTAGGAGATGGGCGCAGTAATGTTGCAAAAAGATTAGTATGGGTAGAATGGACAGAGGGCGGTCGAGGAAAGGCTGTGCACACTGAGCCGCAAGTCGGATTTAGTCTCTGTCTAGGTCCATATACCATCAATTCAGAAAATGGCGGATCTCCGTTGGCTTCAGGATACGATTGGATGACGACTGAGGTGACTGAGATAGTTGAGGATAAAAAGTCTAATGAATATCGAAAAATAAGGTTCAAGACGAAAAACTCAGAGTACGTTTTACACATGACTGATATAAAAACTGATTAACCCATGACTGATTGGAAAGAATTACCCAGCACAGCTAGATGCTTTCAGCTTGATGAAGCTCCAGAATTAATACACGTGATTAGGACGGGCTTTAATGACATGTACATGGTAGTACATGAGGATGCATATGAATATTCCCTAGGCAAGGTTGAGATAGGAACCAAAAGGGATGTTGAAGTAAGATATAAAATAAACTTAGACTAATGGAAAAAAGAATCATTCTAAACCAGATCAGGACGCCGGACGGAACCGTCCTAAGATCGATGCATCGTCATGATTATGTGACATATACTGATAAAAACGGGCTTGAATACATGGTAGATGGAGGTAATGAATACTTACGACGCACCGTTCATGAAGAGGCTCCATATGAAGAGCTGACTATATATGAGGATTCTCCATTTGAAGTGATTCGTGAAAGTTTTCACCGCGGAGGTCGAGGTAAGGACGGTAGACAGCCTCTTACTTGGGTGCCGATGTCAAAGATGAGCGACGAATGGTTACGAGCGTGTATCATTTATAATGAAGAACGTGGGCTCGGAGAGAGCATTGCGAACGAGTTATACAAAAAAGAGTTAGAGTATCGCCAAGAAAATGGGATCTCCATTGAAGACTAATTAACCGACCGCCGTTTTTATCTTTATAGCATTAGCAACTCTTCTATCCATGTGAGAAAGAGAAGCAGTAGGCTTAAATACTCTATTACATAATTCCTTAGTTAGATCACTCACGTTTTTTCCAGCAATAGTCGCAGTTTCAAAATCTCTAGATATTGCTTGAGTCTTAGTTAGTTCCTTTCTAGTCTTAGTGTATTTTGGAACAGTAGATGTTCCTGAATTAATGTATACTAAGTCCTTTGGCACTCCGCTCACATAAGGTAGATAATAGTCTTTCATTTCGTGCTTTACGAAATCCATTTGTGTCTCAAGATCGGTGTGAGCTTTTTCTTTCGCTGCTGCGAACGCTTTTAGCGCCTTTAATCTTGCTCCCTGCCATTGACATAGACCGACTGCTTTACCGTCAGTTGCAGCAGTATTGAATCTTGATTCAACTGACATGTTTCCAGCTAAGCTAACTGCCTCATTTTTAGTGAAACCCCTAGATATCAATCCATTGACAACAGTTACTGCAGTTTTAAGCTCAGCTGATGTGATATCGGCAGCTGTTGTGCTTTCGGAACCTTCAGTAGATTCGATATCTTCATTTAAAGTTCTCCACTCATTAATTGATAGTATATGTTTCATCTTAAAATAACCAGTTACCTGAGCTTTTTCCTTGTGCAGTAGATGATTTTTTAAATTCATCGTCAGCATCGTCCATTGTGATTCCTAATGCACCAGCTATGCTTATTTCAGGAGTCTTAATTTTACCTGTGACTAGGAATGCTGCGAATTTATCAATTGCCCCGTCTAGAGTGTGGTTTGCGATTATGCTTGGAATCGAGGCATAATTACCAGAAATCGGTAATTGCCTTTTATATTTTTCAGGCTGAGCCTCTCTAAATCCAGTCTCAGGATCAGTGCTCTCCTCATCCGGGCTAAATCTTTTAGTTGAGATGGTGTACATGTTACCCCATACACCCTTCATCTTTGCATTATCATTTTCTTTTTCTAGCTCAAATCCAGCAGTCTTAGTATATGCGCTTGGCGCTCCTTCAACACGACCTCTACCCTCTTCAAAAAGCTCCTTTCTGAACTTTGCAAAGGAAGTCATTAACCACGATTGAACTCGTCTAGGATCTGCTCCAAGAGCGCTTGCTAATTCTTCAACCTCAGGATCAGACTTTGAAGCATATGACGCTGAACCGATCGAAGCAATTAGTTTTCCTTTAATCGAATCGCTAGCTCGATTTGCAAGTTTGCCGAAACGATCTGCGAAAACTCTCAAGAAATCTGTGGAAAGAGCTTCACCTTTAGCCGAAGTCCTAGCTTCTCTAGTGACTCTCGGTTCGTAGTCTGGAGTAACAGGCAATACGTAAACATACAGGGGTTTTTCTAGAGATGGAGCATATTTTTTACCTCCTTGTCTAGTAACTGCTCGAACAAATTCCTGAATCTTACCGTTAGTGTTTCCTCCCTTAGTATCGTGAACTCCTCTTAATTGAGAGCGGTCTACTCCGCTAGTGGTAAGCTCAGAATATCCATAATCAACTACCTTTTTTCTTTCTGGATCCCATGCCATTACCGCATACTGCTCTCCGGTAGCTCCTTTGCTCGGTTGCTTGTGATATAGGAACATAAAGAAATCAATGTCCTCGTTTACGATGAAGATTCGGATCGCTCCAAATGGAATCGACTGAAGATACCATGCAAAATCAGTGTACTCACTCTTAACCTCCTTGTCTTGGAATGGGCTTCTGTTAGACTTACGACCCCTTAACTTGATTGGTTCTGGGATATCGATCTCTGGAGAAGGGATAAAGTACTTATACGGCATAGGTACTGCCGCTCTTGACTTATATGTGTGTCCCATTTGAGGATATTTTTCGGTGTAGTGCTCTTCTTTAGTGTGAATCTTTCGGATCATTTCTTTAGGAAGACCCATTTTACTTAAATTAGAATCTTCAAACAGTGCAAACGCTTCAAATGAAGTTGCACAAAACTTGTTAGAGTTTGACATTCGATCGGCTTTTTTGTTATTTATTCGATAAATAATAAGAAATGTTCCCAGTTTGTTAAAGGATTTCCAAAGTTTCATAAACGAGGCACTAACTCTAAAAAAAGATGGAGGTTCTCATTATTTAGAAAGAGTCGAGACTAGGCTCGCTCGGCTCGAGTTAATAGGATTTACTGACAAGAAAGGAGAACAAGTATCAGCTTCACCGGATGAAAAGGCAAAGGCTCAACAGTTTTTTAGAGACGTTCTTTCAAAGATAGCAGACCCTACTAAAAGTAAGATATTTAGTGAGGCCGACGTTCCAGTCGGAAATATCGGAATCCTGCGATTGGGAAAAGCTAAGGTCACCCTTTCTAATGGAGAAGAAGTTGAGCCAGTCTTTAGAGTCTATGAAAGAACGGATGCTAGTACCGGAAAAGAAGTCTTTAGAACGGGAAAATGTTTTTGGCTTTTTTCGGTGGGATCACAGGTCTCTACGATCAAGCTTTATAACGTTGACGGTAATTCACCGAGCGAAAAAAAGTTTTTAATTAATAAATCAATCGAACATCTACGATCAGAAAGAGAGGCGGAGATAGCTAAGATCTCAAGAGTCTTTTCAGTAAATCTTGAATCGAGTGAAGAGCTTGAGAAAAGACACAAGGTCATTCTAACTCCAGGAGGAATATCAATCATTTCGCTTAATTTTAATTCTGGAGAATCATATGAACAACAACTAGAATCCTTTTTAAAGGACTCGTTAGTTATTAAACAGGAAGTGGTCAGAATGCGACCTGACCTAGAAAGAGAATCAACCTTTAGCCTTGAATCTATTCCAAAGCAGATGAACGTTACTCCTGAAAAGGTGTGGTTGCTTGAAAAAAACGAAAAATTTAATACTTGGGGAGCTCTTCCGATCCTGCAATCTAAGCTGATTAAGGGAGCTACTGGAAACGAGGTTCAGATAAAGGTGGGCAAGAAGTGGTTACACTGGTTGGAGAAACCAATGTTTAACCTGCCGGTGCAAACTGATCGACTCATTAGAAAAGGAGAAAAGATCGCTCTAGCTAAGGAGATAGGTCGAGGTTCATGGCTAGTAAATATCGGAACCGTCACAGATATCGCAGTAGATTCAAGATCAAGCGAGTTTCCTTATGTAAAGACTAAGGGATGGGACTCTTCTTTTATAATTGATGGCGATGAGGCTACAAAGATCTTTATGGATTTTCGGCAAGCGAACGAAAGCTTTTCACCAGTCTTAAGTTTTAAACAGTGGAGCTTAACTATCCTTCGATAAAAGCTCGGATATCTTCTCCATCAGGATTGTCTAGCGTCCAGCACGCATCACCTATTTCGCTACTTGCACAGTCTATCGAAGGATCACTCTTTAGCTTGTTCCAGATCTTATCCACCATTGGGTTCTGACGACGACCTTTTCCAGAATAGAGATGGCCCAGCCTTTGGATTAGGGCTCGATAAATCTTGGTAGCAAGTCCCTTTCTTCTGATTTCTTCTCCGAGAGTTATGTGAGGCTGATATAGATAATCGTAGATGACCTGTATGGTCAACTGTATTTCTGGATTGGGTTCATTCTCTCCAGGAAGGATCACTCCCAAATTCATTAAGTTTCCTTCGGATTCTAATCGAACGAATCTGATTCCTTTCCAGTCAATGCCTTGAATGTCCATGAATTCTTCTCTTTCAAGTATGTGTTTCAATTCCAGGTATTTTTTATTATTTATTTTTAAACTTTATCTAAAATAGAGTATAATATAAACCTGAAAATTACTTATTAACACTATGAAAAATGAAAAGAAGTTAAGTCTTAAAATTGGTCCTTGGGGCGTGGTCGCTCTGACGATCGCCTACATCGCGATCATGAATCTCTACTTTGAGTACTGCATCAGTAGAGAGTTTGATCCCATTTTGCAAATGGTATCCACCCTAATTGCAATCTATTATACTTGGTGGCAAATTAAATTGATCGTGAATACGATCATCAATTACATAACTAATAAAATAAAAAAAGAAGAATGATTTCAGGTATCTTAATCGCGATTTTTATAATCGTAGCGATCGTTAAAGTGGTGATCGCAAAAAATAATGATGACGAACGAGGATTCATCACAGGAATAATAATAGGAGTAGTTGGAATCGTGATCGGGGTCGTTCAGCCGTTTGCACTAGAAAGAGTCGATGCGGGTCACGTTGGGATCAAAGTTAATCTGACCGGCGATAATCGAGGAGTTTCTAATTACGAATACAAGACTGGATGGGTGATGTATAACACTTGGGTTGAGCAGCTCCTAGAGTTCCCAACATATCAGCAACACATCGAATACAAGGACCAGACAGTTATCACTAAGGGTGGGTTCGCAGCTTCAATCAAACCAAGCTTTAACTATTCGCTTAAGCCAAATGCAATAGGAAACATGTTTGAAAACCTACGATTAGACATAAAACAAATTGAGCAGGGCTGGTTAATGAACGCTATCGTTTCTTCAGTAAATGACGTCGCTAATAAGTGGGAAGTCGACGCGATATTCAATAATCGTGAGCAGTTTGAGGCGGCTATCGTTGCTGAGTGTAATAAGAGGCTCTCTAAATGGTTCACTGTTTCTCAGTTAAGAACTAATATCACTCCGCCAACCGCACTTCAACAGGCCATTGAATCTAAAACTAAGGCTGTTCAGGAAGCGCAAGCTGCGATGCAAAGAAAGCTTGTAGCAGAAGCTGAAGCTCAAGAAAAAATTGCAATCGCAAAGGGTGACTCAGCTAAGGCGATCATCGACGCCCAAGCTACCGCTCTATCGATCAAGCTTAAGCAGCAAGAATTGAGTCCAGCCTATATCGAATACATTAAATGGACTAGTTGGAATGGTCAGCTTCCTACAACAATGACCGGAAACACAGGAACTCTATTAAACATAAAATAATAAGAACTCTTGATAAATAAAAGAGGCCCATATAGGCCTCTTTTTCATTAAAATAATTAAAACGATGGACATATTAGTAGATTTTGACGGAACTTGCACAACACACGATTTTCCATATGTCGGAAAAGAGATAGGTGCACCGGAAGTATTAAGAGACCTTGTCATCGCAGGTCATAACCTGATTCTTTTCACCATGCGAAGCGATACTAGCAAGGGAAAGTTTTTAAAGGATGCAGTTAACTGGTTTGAGAAGAATGATATACCTCTTTATGGAATCCAAGAGAATCCAACTCAACGGGCTTGGACGAGTTCGCCTAAGGCATACGGTCAGTTAATCATTGACGATATCTGTTTGGGAATTCCGCTTAAGGTTGACCCTCAAATGTCAGATCGACCCTTTGTAGATTGGGAAAAGTGTAGAACTCTAATGGAAGAGATGGGGATTCTTTAATCTCTAAACTTTCCTGGAAAAAGCATTCTCCATTCATGTCCGTGAGGAATGTCCTTCGCTCGTACTCCAAATATCTTTTTTTCGGGTTGTTCGCAAGGATCTTCTCCGTTCCATTTAAACCCATTTCGACAGGCCCAATTTTTCATAAATGGTTTCTGTAGAGGCTGACCTGTCACGAATGGAAATCTGACACCTGCTTCGTTATCGATCTCTTCAATCTTGCCGTGTTTTACCTTGATCTCAATCGTTCTTCCCATTCTTGACTTAAGAGTGATCTCCTCCTCTCGCTGCCAACTTTCAAATAACTGAATGTACTTTTTCATTAATTAAAAAACTTTTGTAATTTTTCCATCTCGTCAGGATTAGTTAGTATCTGTGAATATACTCTTTCTATCAAATATTTATAGGTTGCTGGTCTAGAATCAGCCATGTCGCTCTTTTTTTCATCGTCGATTGACACTTGAAAACGTAGGTGTTTTTTCAATATCTCATCACACTCGTATGTGACCGCTTTTGCTGATGCTTGCATCATGATAGAGGTGATCGGCTTTATCCAGTTTATTGCTCCCCAACCAGTTGTTTTTTCATCTAAACTTTCTGAATATATTCCAGTACCTAGTGAAAGACACTCGATATTGCTTATATCAACGTCTGGTCGGCTACGTAAGACGTCAGCTACTGCTGCCATCGCTGGATTATTAATGTACACTCCGCCGTCTACTAATAGACGACTCTTAGCTTTAAAATCCATCTCGTATGAAGGAAGATATGTGGGAGCAGCAGAAGTTGCTCTACATATTTCTTTTAACTTAGCGTTATATTCAGGTCCAGCGCTAGCTAGCCTGCTTTTAAACATTACTACCTCGTTGTTTTTAATGTCATACGAACTTACAATGATGGGTTTTAAAGTATCCTTTAGTGTAGAATCTGAAAAATATTCACCCAATAGCCTGTCTAATCCATCAGGAGAAAACTTTGGATTAAATATCGAGTTTATTCCAGTTATTGCTTTTGAAAATATGTTTCTCTTATATGGAAATATCTCAGTTCCCTTGTCAGTATATAGGGATATTAACTGGTCTAGGCTAACTGCTGGCTTTTTTCCGTCTTTCGTATAGGTCAATCCGCAGGCTATTATTCCACCAGTCGAGGTTCCAGCAATGACATCAAAAAGCTCATGGATGAGTTTACCTTGGGTCTTTTCAATCTCCTTTAATATCAAGAGGGGAATTATTCCACGAAGACCTCCTCCGTCTAGTGACAGTATTCTAATTTTTTCCATGTTATACTTTTATTTTATATGCAGTTGTTTTTGCTACTCCTTTAAGGGACCTAAGAGGTTCACACGAATGCAGTTGAAGTTCAGATAAGAGTCGACCGCTTCGTTTTCTCTTGCCTTCCCAACATCTCTGCTGATAATCGATGATCTCAAGCTTCATCTTTTTAGATGTCACCAAGTCCTCGATCTTTTTTTCTTCTGACTTTGGTAGGTTTTCAGTAAAGCTAAAGGTCACATAACCTGGCTCAGACACAGTTGACTCCATTCTAGATGCAGTATTGACCGTGTTTCCAAAGTAGTCCCAAAGCTTTTTTCCTTGGACATCAGTCTGTTTTTTATAGAGCGGACCCCAACAGATTCCCAAACGAATCGTCATTGATTTTTCTTTTATCTTGATAGGTTTTTCCCTAAGATCCATCTGTATGTCAAGCCCAGCTGCAACCGCTCTAAGTAAGGAGTTAGATCCTTCGAAGCTTACCATGTAACTATCGCCGATTGTTTTTACAATCATGCCGTCATGCTTAGCTAAGATCTTTTTGATTCTTTTTCCGTGCTCTTCCAATGCTTCAAACATTCCGGCTTCATGTAGCTTCCATAGCTTAGAGCTCGATTTAACATCAGTAAAAAGAATAGCTTGTTCTTTTTCTTGAAGCTTTTTTAAAGAGTCGACACTTTCCCAAATAGGATACGATAGTAAATGTTTCATATACTTTATTTATCAATGAGTAAAATAAAAAGGATCCCATAAGAGATCCTTTAATGATGCTTGACTTTAACGTGAGTCAATCGAAATAAATCAATAGTGTCTATGCAAAGAAGATTATTCAGCAGGCACCGCTACTGCTGCTACTAGCTCGTCGACTAAGTTATTTAAAAGAGTCGAGTCAACATCAGAAAAACTAACACTAAAATGTGTCTTTTCCTGATTATTCTCAGATCCTTTACCTAGATATCTAACGTCAGCTCCATTAAAGATATGAATTACGTGATAATCGGTAAGTGTGACGTCTTCGGGTTTAAATGTTTTAATGTGATCTACGAATGCAGTAAGGTTAGTTAAGGTATCTGACTTTACTGTGCCTTTATTATCTTTTCCAATGATTTGTGAATCACCAAAGCCAAAAAGATGGATAGTATTAAATGTTGACATATTAATAGTTTTTTATTATTTATCTCTTAAAACAAAAAAGGATCTCATTAGAGATCCTTTAATAGAGCCTGACTTAAATTTTATATTCGCGTTCCGCAGTTAGGGCAGAACTTCCAACTCGATTTTTTGTGACGAGTTCCACAATTGGTGCAATAGTTTCTAATCTCTTTTACTTCTACTGGTTTTTGAGATTCCGGTATGATTTGCATGTGAACAGTATTGCAGGTCCATGAGTTAAAAGAATCGTTTGAGTATTCAAACTCTTGTTTAGATTCTTCTCCTTTTTCAGATCTACCAGTTTCAATAGAATTTGAACTAAACAGAGAAGTCGGAACGATTGAACTGTTTTGTCCGATAATATCCGATGATACATTACTTGTAAAATACATAGTATTTTCAGTGCTTCCTCCATAGACCGGATGACTCATTTTTTCATAAGTCCAGTTAGATCCCCAAACAGTAAGACCACCAGTAGGTGGAATGAACTGATCATAGAACTCTACTTTGACTTTTCCGTTTTCTCTGATTGCTCCTTTTGCTTCAGTTGAATCCTCTACTTCGTAGGTCTCGAATAGGAACTTTCGAGGTTCGTCTAACCATCTTTCTAGAAAGACTCTCTGTCCAGGATTCAGGATGATTCCTGAAGAGGAGATCGGCTGACCGTCTAAATAGATTTTAGCTAGAACCTTGGTTGTTTTTGGATTAAAGAGCTCGATCTCATAGTGAGTCTTGTCCTTTAAATAGATTTTTTCGCCGTATGACTTTAGGCGATTTCTGTTTACTGCAATATTAGCAGTTGGACTCATTGAGCCCGAGATTGTTTGATTGTACATAAGTTTACCTGTTATTTTTATAAGCAGACGTCTTTGTGGCTTTATACCACTCAAAAGTTATTAACTCGACGCCGACTAGAGTGTCAGGCTCTAATTATATTTAACTCCATTTTTATGGAAAGTTTTCGATTGATTCTTTAACTGATGCAGACGCTTAGGTCAAAGGACTGAATATACTATTATTTTATCACTTAATTTTCCATAAGATTTTCTTTTAGTATTCTAGCTAAGAATAAAGAATACGATATAAATGGAAGAAACCAAAATATTTGTTTGTAACTGTCACTCATTAGAGCATCAGGTAAAATTCATGCACGATGCGGATGACGATGCATTATATGTATACATTCACCTAAATCAACGAAATAGTTTCTGGAAAAGGCTTGTTGCTGGAATAAAATACGCGTTCGGTTACTCTTCGAGGTTTGGTGAATGGGACGAGTTTATATTTCAAGAAAAAGATCTGGAAGAGTTAAGTAAGTTTTTAAATAGGATTAATAATGGCGACCCGCTCCCTTAAGATGAAAATAGGAATCGTTGAATACGATTTTAACGAGATAATTGACGAGTGGATCAAGAAAGAGTGTCGACGTGAAGCGCGTAAGATAATTAAGGTGATGCTTAACTGGGAAACTCGATATACTTACGCTCTCCTTGTTGAGCTCATCATCTACCATGAAAAAGAGATGGGAAATATTGTGTGTAGCCACCTTGATTTCATGAAATCAAAACTAGTAGAGTTTGGAAAAATAAAATCTGGAGGATGTTTCGGTTCCCCGTTTACAGATTTAGAAAAAAGCTAGGAATTTACTCTCATTTGAGCATCAGTCAGTTCGACTGCGATGCACGCTTCTCCCTGTAACTTGATCAGTCTTTCCATGTATGGAATTGTGATCCATGCATGACCGCCCTGACCCCAAGACTTACCCCAAGAGTTTTTGATCCTGATCTTATTTGCTTTAGTGTCTACTCCATTTAGAACATACGCATGACCGCCCACAAGCTGACCAACTGGCTGAATAAATCCTAGCCTATTTGGAGTCATCATATTAGAGTACCAGTTAGTACCTACTACTAGGGGACCAGTAGTAAGTAGAGTGTTTACTATCGTCCTGATATCGAATGCCCAATAGTAGCTTGATATCTTTTTAGCTGCCTTTAAGTATTTTGCCGCTCCTCTGACTGATGTACCTTCATAGTTTTCTCCAACCCATTCGTCAACCTTTTGGGCCTCATTATAAATCAATTGGGGCGGAACGATCGGTGCTATTCCAGCATGTCCAATGGGCCCGTCTTCGATCCAATGTGCCCAAGCATAACCCACACAGTATGGTGTGTCTCCTTGATCTCCCCACCAGCCGTTTGCATCCCAGTATCGTTGTGTGTATCTCACGGTCTGTTGGATGGGCAGGTGTTGTCGTATTAAATACTTCTTATCTCTTGAATCAGGCGAGTATACTCGATTTAATGTTCTTGATCCCGTCATTATGAATTAAGTTTTATCCAAATGTAATAAGGAAGTAGAGCAGATTCTCCTAAATATTTCTTGCGAACCGCCTCAGCCGCCTCCTTACCGCCAGTTCGATAGGCATCTAGGATCAGATCATTTATTTCATCTTGAGTAAGGTCTTCTTTTTCAGGCATCTCAATCTCGGGTTCTTTCAATGGTGATTCCTCAAATTCTTCCGGTTCAGGTGCAGAATATCCCTGTTTTTGTGAGGCCTGATACTCTTCTTCTGCATCCAAGTTATTAAGAGCTTCTTCAACTATTGGATAGAATAGAGACTCAATGGCTTCCTGATCTTCAATTAAAACTGAATATACTATTTTTAACATGCTTTTTGCATCATCTTGATGTGCAGTCGCAAGTAAACCATATACCATCCAGAACAATTGTTCTTCGAATGCTCCCATCTCGTCCCAAGCATCGTCGGTATCTAGCGTTCTTGTAAAACTGTCTAGTCTCTCTTTTACTTCAGGGTTTGACGTTATCGCTTTATAAAAAGACACTTGCATTTCTGGCCCATACTTAAACTCCTGAGCCTCATCAAGTAGAGTATCAGTATTAGCAATCACCAATTCTGCTTCTTCCTCAGACAGGTGCTCCAAGCTTAACTGTAAAGGCAACATATAGATTCCCTTGATGGCTTCGTGAATTAGGACCGACATGTCCACTCCTCGAGCAATGATCTTTGCACCAGTTCCTTCGATAAGATCCTTTGCAGCATCGCTCTCTTCAAGGTCTCCGCCTTTTGCAATCTCATCTAAAAGTTCATCAGCTAACTGTTGATTCTGTTCTTCAAACTCTTTTTTACTAACATTCTCTTTTTCTTCAAACTCGATCTTACACGCTCCAGCAGTTCCTCCTCTTAAAAACTGTTTAATCATCTCTTCAGATAATCTCCAATCATTAAACTGTGCAATGCTTGAAACTTTATTTAATATTTGAATGTATTCCTGTGCTCGATCACCTAGGATCTCTCGGATTCCGTTTTTAAACATCGGAAGATTCAGGATGGCTTTTGAAGTTAATCCCTTTCCCTGTTGAATTGATCTTAGTATCTTACGTCTTTGGATTTCGCTAAGAATCTTTTCGTCCTCGATATTTTCGATCTTCATCTCAATGCATGATTGCTCTGATGGAGTTTCCTGAATGACTTCTCTAGACTCGTTTCCTAGTTTAAAATCCAATTCAACGTCGTCTAATAGGCTTTTAAAAAGAGTCCTAAAAGAATCTTCAGCTAGCTTAGATAGCTCTTCTTCATGACCTCTTTGCATTTGTTGAGACTGTCCAACGAGTTGCATGAATCGCATGATATCTTGTCGATTCTCACGTTCGAACTCTGCCATTCTTGAGGTCTTTTCAGAACCGACCTTTTTTAACCAGGACGGAGCCTTATCTCCACCTTCTCCTGGAATTCCTAAGTTTCCTTCTAACGATACTTCGTTTAAGAAAGATTTAAAATCGAATACTTTATTTTGCATACCTATTGTGTAAGTTTTTAATCATTTTCTTTCCTTCTGGTGTGTCCTTCATGTTCTCTAGCTCTTCAAAGAACAGGTCAATCATTTCCTTATATTCGGCCATTGGTTTGGTCTTTTCTTTTTCGCTAGGTCTTTTAGTAGGAATTGGTCGAAATGGTCTAGTTACTGGAGGTGCAGTTACGGGCGGAGCAGTCTTCGGTTTAGTCTTAGTATCGTCCATCACGAATCTTTCGTTCATGGTCTTGATGTGCTTTCTAGACATAAAAATAGATTTATTTTAGTTATTTATCTCTAACTCAAGATCAATTAGATAAAGAAAGAGTATATCTATTAAGATAAATAAGTCTATAAAATATTTTTTAGTTACTATGGGTACGATGTTAAATTTTTCTCAATGGACAGGCTCAACTCGTTCAAATAAGGATACCAAATCAGCGAGCTTGAATGAAAACGTAAAAGCAGCTAAGTCTTTTTTAATTAAAAGATATGCTGAAAAACATAAGATCGAGGAGATTACTCCAGAAGTTGAACAAAAAGCAGTTAATAATAAATCATATGATAGAATCAGAGAGATTTTAAAAGGAAATGACGGTTATGTTTATGCATTCGTAAAATTTCATTTTGATCATGGAGCAACCTTAACCGATCTTTCGGAGCTTTATCAAAAAATAAAAGATAATTCCGGCTCCCTAAACTCTCTACCTATGACTATCGAAGAGTATTCAAAACAGGAGACAGTAAACGGAGTAAATCCATTTGAGGCTCTAATGGACCAGTTTCACAACATTGAGCAACGTAGAAAACAAAAATGGATCATTGAAAAGGTCAATGGCGATCTACGTCGAAGCATAAAACAGCTTCCACCAGAAGACATCGATCGTCTTTATAAAGCTGCCAAGGTGATTGATGACGCAGACGAAGATGCTGGTGATTTTGAAGATCCTGATACTGGGCACAAGACAAACAACCGATTATCATTACTTAAGAAATCGAACGCATTTAGCGATGCCAAAAAATACCTTGTTTGGGTTGAAGAAATGGCAGAAGGAGTTTCTAATTCTGACCTAACAAGCAAGATAAACGCTCTACGAACTTTACAACCTGAGGCGGGTATCATATACAGTAGAGGAGGTTATCTTGTAATGAGCATTAGGACTGAAAACGCGCAGAAAGAGCTTTGTTCGGTAGCAAACTGGTGCATCAATCGAGGACTTTGGGGAAGTTATGGAGGAAAATCTAATTATCTACAGTATAACATTTTTAATTTTAACTTACCTGTCACCCATCCATACCACATCACTGGAACGACGGTAGACTCAAACGGAAGAGTGTATGCTTCTCATGATAAAAACGATGCAAGCATCGTAAAATCTTCAGAACCTAGTCAACACTTTTCATCTCTTGGATATTCTGATGACCTGACTAGATCAATCATCTCAAGCATTCCGATGGAAACCACCATCAAACAGATCGTTACTGGACTAGGCATCAATACTTCCGAGCCTTTTGATCTACTTGCTTCGCTAGTTAAATCTACATATAAAATAGACCTAGATGTTGAGGAAGAAATTAGAAACGTGGTGATCGGAATCCTAAGAGATCAGCTGTCTAAAAAGTTATCTAAAGAAAAAATAATCGATCTTTACATGAAGTTCGGAGTTCTTTCTACTTTCTCAGCAAGAATGATAAACATCCTGATTCCTGATCTTAATGATGAGGAGAGAAGAAAAATTCTAGATAATAATGACAGGCTCATGAACGATCCGGGAAGAGGACTTAAGGCCATCCTTGCTAGGACAGGTCGATCAGCTTATCCTCAAGTGACAAGGGCAGTCGATAGCGAAGATCAGATAAAACAAATTATTTCTAGCGGAGAGTCTCTTACCTAGAACCTTTTAACCCAGTCGAGTATAACATAAACAATATGGCAAAAGTAATCTTAGAATTCGATCCTACTGAAGACCGAGAAGATATGGAATCGGCCATCAATGGATGGAAATGGAAAATGTTAGTGTGGGACCTAGATCAACATTTACGATCTGAATTAAAGTATAACGATTCAATTACTGGAGAAGTATATAAAGCTCTAGAAAAGGTTCGTGATCATCTTCATGAATTAAAAAGCGAAAGCGGTTTAAAATTAGACTAGTCCATTTTATTATAATCCTCTATCTTAGTATAATATATTCATGTACGATAAGATATATGATTTCTGTAAGGTTCGTAACTTTGGCTCAATCTACAAAAACGGATTAACTCAAACACCTCGAGTAAAATTCTTGATGGATCTGACCTCTGAACTTGGCCTTAATTCTGAACTTCATGAGTTTAAGGTAGACGAAAATACTATTGGATTTAATATAGTCTTGCGAGGAAGCTCAAGTAAAATTATCACAGCTCATCACGATATCGTGAATCCAAATATAGATAACGCAAACGACAACTCAGCATCAGTGATCAATGCGATCGCAACCAAGTTGCTTAAACCTGAGGTGACCGTCGTTCTGTTGGATGGTGAGGAGGTCGGTGGCTTGGGTGCACAATACCTGTCTGAACAGATACTTGATGGAGACTTTGGAGAGGTTGACTGGGTGCTTAACCTTGAGCTGACGGGTCGTGGAGGTTCTACTTTCTTTGTTGGAAATTATCCGGGTAGGTTACTAGATCACATTAGAGGGATCTTTGATTGCCCGATAGTTAGTACGCCATTTAATGATTCGGTGATCTTTAGGAGAAACGGAATTGACTCTGTCGTAATCAATCCCTTGCCTATTTTAGAAGAGGGCACAAGCCAAGTGATGTGGGAAAGTTCCTATCTTGACTATTCGATGCTGTTTAACTGTCATACTAAAAAAGATACCCTCGACACCATAAGTACCGAGGATATGCAAAAGTTTGTCGAAGGGATTATTATCCCAATCGTCAGTTAATTATTTTTGATCTTTTACTTTTTGTTGAAGATGTGCAGTATAATAAACCTTAGTTTTATCACTAACTGTCGCTGAATCTTCTTGAATACTTCCCTTAATCTTAGTTTTTTCATTTATTAAGACCTTATCCCGAGGAATAACCACCCATTGTGATAATTCAGATTTCACAGACTCAATTGTTACAGTCGCATCATCCGCAAAATTAACATCGTAATCCATTTTTTGAGCAACAGTATTTGTTTTTAAATCTAGTATCGTAACGTCAATAAAATATTTCATAAGTGTTTTTATTTTTTTAATTAGTACCACGCTGCATAATCGTTTGATGTTCGCCAGTCATCATTGTTTATGTATTCTTTCCTGATAAATGAATCTCCTTTCATTATTGCAATAATTGAATGTTCATCCTCATTTTCATCAAAATAGTTAGTCACGATATATAATCGATTATCAATTATTCTAACAGTATTTACGTTAGTCTCGTTAGATACATACGTTGAAATTAATTCTAAGTCGATATCGTATACATCAACACATGCAAAACCATCTTCATTATTGTATGCACATGCACACATATTCGGCCCTAAATCCAATCCTTCATTATAGAATACCGAATCCTTTTCGATTACTGAGCCATCAGCTTTAACTAAAGTTAAAGTATACGATTCAGTGTTTGTAATCTGGTCAGTTATAAGAGAATAATCTTCATTTAGTGCAGTTAATGTAGCAGATATTGATAAATCATCAACGATAGCTAAATATGCGTCAACCACATTATGAAAATCTGTTTCAGTGAATCCGTGCTGAACTGACTCATTATATGTTGACATTAGAAGATAGTGTACTTCAGTTACGCCAGCAGTATCTAGTCCAAGTATCTTGTGATAATCATTATTAGTATCAAGGTCAGTATCGACCTCTTGAATTAATGCAGCATCTTGTGCATTTACAATTATGATTTGATTAATAGTTGGATCAGACTCGCCGTCCATGTCACTACCTCCACCAGTAGTAGTCTTTAGGAATGCAGTATATTCATTACCACCTACTGTTACTTCATATGAATCAAGTGTATTATATCCGTTAGTGTCAATTCCAGTTGAACCCGTTATAAAAAATTCAGTGATATCTACGTCTTTAGCAACCATCGTAAATAATCCAGGATATAAGTTAGTAAAGTATTGTGAACCTGTTCCAAAGTCAGCATCACCAACGACTACTGCTCCGTCCATTTCAAACACACTTAGAGTAGCTTCATCATTTTGGCTAAATACATCAGGTATTACCTCCATTTGAGTATGAGTATATGCAATCTCAGATGCAAGATCAGTGTTTAAACGATTTCCACCATCGTACATGTCATCACCGCCATCAGATATGCTATCTTCACCAATATCATTAAATAGATACAATCGACGACCTTCTCCGCTCTGGATCAAGAGATTTCCTGGATACAGTTTATCTTTTTGGCGATATGTTGAAGTTGTCTGGATTCGTCCAAATGGAGGCAATATATTCGCCGTAAACGGTGCGGGATCTTCAGCCGGTAAATAATATGATTGAAAATCAGTATCGCTTGAATTTCTCCATACTACTATATTTCCTTCTTTCTCCCAATAATTTGAATCCCTAACGTCATATGAGTACTCTAAAAAGCTATCACCGTCTTTCGTTGTTATAAAATATTTTCCAGGAGAGTCAGTCTCATCTAGATATGCATCAATTAGATATCGATTACCTAACTCATAAGTATTAAAATAATCGTAATCATCAAATGAAATTAACGGAGATGTACCAATATTACCGTTACTATTAAAATTTAAGTAAGCTAATTGAGGTAGAACCGCATCTCTATCTGTACATACTGGCAAATATATTGAGTCTGCAACGTGAATCTGGTCCCAATTAATTGCCTTTGGTTCGTTGTCAGCAAAAGTATATACTGTCGATAAGTCCTCCATTCCGTCATATAATCGAATAAAATCACAATATGTCACATCACGCAAGTCTTTGTTATACCCAAGATCGTCTGAGAATGTAATTAGCCCGTTTTCAGTTATAATATCGTATTGACTACCGTTATTTCGATATTGGCCCTTAACTACAAAATTAGGATAATTTACTCGATCATGAGTAGTGGTCAATAGATTACCGACTACTTCATCATAATAACATATAAAGTATTCAGTATTATTATAGAAGGTATCGACATGTTTACCTGCACCAAAAACATCTGCAAATTTACCAGTATAATTACCAGCAGATAAGTCAAGACTTGCTAGTTCAACGCCAGCGTTATCATAATAATAAATGTTCTTCCACTCATTATCATCACCATTATAGACAGCTAGCCTAAAAATATTTGAGTTTTCGTATACTTCTAAGTAATAGTTTTCAAATTGATCAACCTCAATTTTACGTATCAACTTTAATCCAGATTCGTCAGTAAAGAAGACATTGTAGAAACCAGGAGCTTCGGGCCCATCACCTTCAGCAGTATATGATGTTATAAAAAATCCTGATAAGTTGTCATCCGAATAATCCCACTCAATCGTATCTTGTGAAAGATCTTCAGTCCTTACTTCTAATCCATCGAACCACCATAGTTTATATGCATCCCAATCACATACTACAATAAAATTACCATTTGCACTGTATATGCTAGTGTCTATTGTGGTAAGTTCTAATTTTTGGATAAGCCCTCCTCCTGCACTAAAGAAGAAGAATACTCGATCAGCCGAACTGTTATTACTAAACGTCATTAGATACCCGCGATCTTGAACAATGTACGTCCCATCGTAGTTATTATCGTCATAGTACCAATCTTCACTAGTATTAAGACCAGTATTAAATACTGCAGGAAATGATTTTTTTTCAAAATCCATTATTCCAATATAAAATTGACCGGTCTCGGATTCATACGTATACGATGAAGTTTGACCCTGCTTAGTTCGAGGCAATCTGCCGCTTCCCGCAGCAGCTGCTGCCATTGCCGCATTATATGACATTTGTTCGAATATCATTCGCTCTTCCATTTTTCTTCTGATCTCCTTTTGTTCAGGTGTCTCATGACCCCAGTTAATAAATGACATGTTAAAAAGTTATTTTAATTATTTATCTTACTCATATTTTAAAAATAGATTTCAATATAGTATATTATGTACATGAAAAGAAGAACATACATTCTGAAATCGAACGTATTCGAGAAGAACTTAAGAAGACCACTAAAGTAAAAGAACAAAAGGCAATGGGATTCAGCAATGGAAAATAATTAATAATTAGCATGAAAGAGTTAATAAAAAAATACCCTAATGACTCAGAATTGGGTCGAGCGGTTCGCAAAAAATACCTAGAACAGGGAGAGGATGCGCGAGATCAATTGATTGATCTATTGGAAGGTCAAGTAATTGAGCTGACCATGTTGTCAAAGATCGAGATTGGCGATGATGTGATTAAAGAAATCATAAGGTTAAAATCAATAATAAACGAAGATGAAAGGTAAGATCATAATTAGCGAAGGCGAACGCATGGTGGAATACCGAAACGCTTATAGCAAAATCAGAACGATTCCCGTCTTTTCTTCAGAATTTGAATTGACTGAGGGAGCTGACGTTGAGTTCACGATAGTTGATGAGTTTACTCACCCTCAACTGTTTAGAAACGTTCCTCTATATGAGGGTCTGCCGTCCGCAGTAATACAACGTCTTCTTGGAAATGATTGAGGATATCAAAGCGATTCACCTAAAGAGTAACGCACAGCGTCTTGAGACCTGGATTGCCATGGTAAACGGCGAGATAGTCGGTCACATCTACATGGAAAGAGAGGAGAACAAAAAGATCAAGTTTCTAGACGCTTGGGTTCACGAAGACCATCGGCGTAAGGGAATATTTAGAAAGCTTTGGGACGCTCGATGGGAATACGTTCAACAAAAGTATCGAGGCTACCTAGTCTATGCGTGGTGTAAACCCGCTTCCCTGCCTCTCCTAATAGAAAAAGGATTTGATGCAGGCGAGACCTGTACCTATGTTGAAAAGGTAATCGATTAAGTCAACTGATCCTTTTCAGGAGAAGGGCTGGTCTTTTTATACATTTTTAGGGCTCCCCAGTGATCGCTGCTGTTTGAGTTAGATGCACCAGCTACGATTCCCTTTCCTCGAGGAACGCTTGGTCCAACATACACGTTTTGTGCTGGCACTCCTGCCTTAACCGCATTCTCAACTATCTTTTTTGTTCTAGAGCTTGATGCATAGGGTTCGATAATGAATATACGTTTGGGATCAACGTCTGGACTCTTAGCAAGGTCTTCTGCCTTACCGCAACCCGCACTAAACATGTAGATATCGACTCCTCGTTTTGGATTTTCTTTTAGGAAGTCCAATATTTTTTTGGTCGGTTCTTTGTATCTAAAGCCCTTTACTTTTTTGTTAGCGCCATACGTCTTTTTCAACATCTCGACTTGTTTATCAATGGGAAAGTCTCCTCTTCTATAGTCAAGACCGCCTATCAGTATCGCATCGTATACGATATCTCCAAAATCTTCGTATAATTTAATGTACTTCATATTTTTTATTTATCTGTTTTTTGTGTATAATATTCCCATGATAGACAATCTTGAACTGGTCAAACCTTTACTTAACTTTTCAGAGACTGGAGATTTTTACATGCTCTATGTGTTTAAACGTAAGAAGGATCAGCCCGAGAGGGAACGCGACAATCACCAGTCAGTTCGAACCATTAAATCCTATTGTATCGAGAGCATAGATCACCTGGAGAGACGCTGGGATGAGATCAAGCAGCTTTGCGAGATGTTTAAGGCACGAGCCTACATCCACGTTCAAAAACAGAATCATCGAGATGTATCTTTAAATATGATGGTTGCACTGGCTCAAAGAATCCAGGACGGTAATCATAGACAGAAAGGTTTATTTGATTCTGTTGTTGGTCAAATCAAGACTCAAGAAAAACGTTGGATTGTTGATATTGATAGTAAAGATACTAAAGAGTTATTCAATGTTAAACTTGCGATTGACAGTTGTGAACCTTTCGGTAAAGATAAAATCATAAGTGAAATCCCTACTAAGAATGGGTATCATCTGATTACTGAACGGTTCGATGTCAAATCATTTTCAGAAAGGTTTCCTGAAATAGACATCCAAAAGAAGAACCCGACCTTAGCCTACTTTCCTGATTCATTAAATACTTAATTATATTCAAAAAAATAATAGAATCATAATTTTTAAACAGATCAGATTATTAGTATCTTATATTAAAATTTAGAAAACAAAATGAGCCAGACAGAAGTACACTTTGGAAAACTACGAAAAGTAGATTTTGAAGGATTAGATCTCACAGTTCATGGATATCTCATGGAGATGCTTTATGGGATGGAATGATTTGGCGGTTTAGGGACTAACATGGAAGAATTAACTATCTCATACTCTAATAATTTATGAAAATTACCCTTTATGTAATATTGCTCTTTCTTTTTACAAGCTGTGCTAATTGGCAGCATCAGGAGTTTACTTACTTGAGATGTAAAAAGACTGAACGGATCCACGTCCATCTATACTATCATGAGACTTGTGAGTGGAACTGTCTGTGCTTGGATGAAGGATACTACATATTCGTGGATACTACACGGGTCAAGTACAAGACAAAAAGAAACGGAAAAATCAAAAAAATAAAACTTATAAAATGAAAGAAACAGCAGAAAAAATACTTGGTTGGAACGGTCGCATGATCTCTGGATCCAAGTCTGGCTACATGAGAAATCATCCCAACAACCTAACGGTCTTTAATTCGAACATAGTGATCGGAGAAGACAATCCAGTAAAAATCTGGTATGGAGACATTGACATCACTCTAAGCATCGATGACGTAAAAAAACTTGCCAAAGAGCTTGATACTACTGTGTATGTTTTACGAGAAATGGATGCTCGTTTTGAAAATGAGGATCGTCCTCGAATTGATCGTTTCGTCGTTAAAGCGGATGCGAACGGTGACATTGAGTTGGGTCAGCTAGAGGTCGATTACTATTCAGCTGAAAATCTCATGAAAATTAATTTTTAATTTTTAAAGTTTTATAGTATATTATAAACATGAAAAAACCCAAGCACGAGACCATAATTAAGGTGTGTAAAAATCATGGTGAGACTGAATTCTATGAATACACATATGGTGCATGCCTTCATTTAAGTTGCAAAAAATGTACTAGAGAATTAAGAAAAGCTCGATACCTTGATCCAGTCAAAGAAAAAATGGATCGAGAATACAGTAAAAGCTGGGCTAAATTAAACCAGGATCGATTAAAAAAGGGTTTAATCAACCGAAAGATAATGCTCGACCAAAGGATTGCCGACCTAAAGATTAGAGTGTTTGAAGAAAACGAAAGGGAGATCCTGTCCATCTTGAACCTATGTAAGCCTAAAGCTGAGTTTGATAGAGAAAAAGCAATGGCTTTTTATCTAAAGGAGGTAGCCTTCCTTAATTCCAGTTTTAATTGGAACAAAGCTAAGTCCACTCTTATGAATAGGACAAAGCAGTTAATCTATCAGAGGGAAACAGTTAAGGTCAAATCTAAATTAGGTCTGATAAGAAGCGGAGGCACAAGTGAATACGTGAACAGTTATCCTAATGCTCCAGAGAAAGTAAAACAGGCTGTGCGAAAGGAATCCTTAGAGAGGACTGATGCCATCATTAAAGGATTTGAGAGTTCACAAAAAATCGAAACCCCCTTTAAATAAATATAACTATGAAAGCTCTAATAATAATTGCATCGATCGTACTCTTCCTTCTTAGTTCTTGTAAATCAAGCAAGCCTTCTTGTGATGCATACGGCAGCTCTAATCAAGGGGTTAATTCTAAAGGGTAACTCAAATTTCTTTTTTCATTATTCATTTTTAAGTAGAAAAAAGATTGCCTCATTTATCTCGTCAATTGATTTAGCTTTTCTATCTGATGCTTCTATTCTAATACTAGATATGTAATTTTTAATGTGGGTCGAATCAGTTAAGTTTAAGTATCTGGGAATTATTTCCTTTTGTCCAAGTATCTCATGAGTCTTTATTAAAGCGAACCGATCTGCTACCTTTTCTGCAAATAAAAGCTTATCAGTAGCTTTTTGCAGATCAGTTGTACTTGAATAAACATCAAGCATATAGTCACAACCGTATTTTTGATATTGATATTGGTGAGATATCTCATGTAATACGATGTACATGAAATACTCAATGGGAAAATTTAGCACAATTAGATTAAGAAGACACTCACCGGGTTTAGAAAAACCCGCAGCTCTTCTTCCCAATTCAGTAAAACTGATTTTATTACAGCCCGATCTTTGAATGAACTGGCTAACCTTTTTTAGAGCTTCATGTGAGATATCAGTTCTAGCTCTTTTAATTAGGTCGATAAATTCTTCGAGTCCTTCTACTCTATTTAACGATCTTGAATCTATCTCCATCTATAAAAGCGATTATCTCGCGAATAGCTTTAACGTAGTTTTTAACTGACCCTTGATATAGGTCGTATTCGGCCAGCGTCGCATCTCCTGCTATCATGGCAGTCCAAAAGGTTTCAAAGTTTAAATTAAGTTCATTATATGAATCTATTCTTTGCTGAAGAAGCTCATTTAGTTTTTCTGAACACGGAGAAACAGCAAGGTTTGATTTTTCAAGGTATATTTCTACTTGGTTATCTATTGCTTCCAGCGTTGTCATCGCGATGTTTTCAGCATCGCTCCATGCTATTTCACTTACGGGTAATTGGTTTAATCCAATTATTCCAAGAACCTCATAGTCGGATAAATCAAATAGCATATTATAAAGATTTTTTTATTTTATAGTCAAGTATGTACTTGTTTGCATATAGGAAAGACGTGATGCTATTACTCAATTGATTTTTGTATTTAGCAGCATCACCACTATTATCCCTTTGCACTGATACGACGTCTGCGACATATGTCTCAAAGAAATTTGAGGTAAATTCACCAGCATCTGGGTCCCAAGAGTAGAATGTTCCATCACTCATAACGTGTACTATTTCTCCAGGATTTCCAGAAGTCGGTAGGTTTGCGGGTGAAGCTACTTCAGTCAAATAGTTAAAGTATTTTACCCCTGGCATCTTGTCTGCAGGTGAAAAACCCGTCACTTTCACTTCAGTCCAACTTTCATACTCAGTCACAGGTAACCACTGAGTATGTTGAGAGTCAGTGAGCACATTCGAATAGAACTTCGTAGATTCTGGCAGAGGAGGAAGTTCAACTATGTTACTAATTTTTCCTAACTCTCGAGCGACAGCATTTTCACTTTGCTTTTTAAGATAGAGGTCGCGAGCTGCCCTAAACTCAACCCCTAAATCATCTTCAACAAGTCTATCATAAGTATCGAAGTCCTCATCCGTCATCCTATAGCGATCGCTGATTAGATACTGCAAGTCAAAATAATTGTTCTGTGGAGATATTGCTTTTTCTCCACCGCAATATTTAGGAAGAGATATTCCGCGACCGCCACTACCTGCTGCAGCAGCCGCGGCTGCTGCAGCTGCAGACATCATTTGTTCAAAGATCATCTGATCTTCCATTTTTCGACGAATTGCTTTTTGTTCTTCTGATTCTTCTCCCCAATTGATAAATGCCATGTATCTTTAAGTTATTTTAATTATTTATTTTAATTATTTATTTTAATTTTTTATGTATCATACTAAAACTTTATAGAAGAAAGGAATCATGACTTCTTTAGAATGATATTTTAGTATAGATCTCATCAAAATCAGTGTAACCCTGAGTAAAGGTCCGCCAATCAATTGTGCCGGGTTCGATCACGCCTGCCTCGACTGCCATATCAATTAGGTCTTGAGCATTTTTACGATCGGTCGCAAGCAGCGCCAGAGTATCTTCTAAAAAAAGGTGAAGCCTACGTGCCTTTCTATTAACCTGCACAAGAATGTTTACATTTCCCCAATCAGCATCTTTTCCGATTATGGTAAAAGCCTGATCGAAAAACTTATCTGGGATAACGTCTATTCCTGTGACAGAAAGATAGCACTCCCTCTTGGAAGGAGAGCTTGAAGAGCTTCGACCGATTAACTTAATCTCACTCGCTACCTTATCGCTAGCATACTCCTTTCTGTGACTAGCAACACGATCAGCGAATGGGTGCATGCCTTTCCCGCGTAAGTTTGCCTCAATCTCTCTCCATTTTTTGTTAGAAACCTCGTTAACGAAGGCTTCGAATAACTTGACGTGATTCTTCATTGGAGTACTTTTATTTTATTTATTTGGTGCTAGCCGAACATTTTTGATACGATTCCGGCCATTACCTTTTCGTGATCGAGTATGCAGCTACCGCCGAATGACTTTCGGTTTATGAGTAGTCCACGACCGAACTTTGTCATCTTTTCTATGTTGGAACTTTGTACCGGTCCGCTTAGTTTCTTTTCAATCACTGCGGTCCAAGCAGAGGCACTTGCATGGTCTGGATCTAAATTGGGACCAAATGCCTGAATGTACACGTCGTTCACAGCAATGCTAGTATAATCGAGAGTCTCATTATTTATCACTGAAGGAATGCCCTCAAACTTCATTTCAGAGTTAGTATCCTGCAAGACAAACACTACTGGTACTTGAGTATCAGCAGAAGGTTGAAACTTGAGACTCAGCATCTTTTCAAACTCAGCATACAGGTCTCCAGTCTTGCAAGATGACTTGCCGCTGCCAAATGATACTGGATTAAAAAAGACTGCTAGGGCAAACCCATTGTCCAGCACTCCGCCCTTGTCTTCAGATAAAGGACTGACAACGTTATAGTTTAGGTTATATACATAATCTTCGAGAGTGTGTCGACCCGTCTTGATAAAGCCAGAATCCTTTATTCCCGGTGTCATTAGGTTTGCATAAGAATAATTGGCCTCCTCAAAAAGTCTCCATTCATTAAAGCTTAGTAGTTTCATCAGTCTTTTTTATTTATTTATCTCTTTTAACCGGTCTGAACTTTTTAGTATTATAGTCAAGCAATTACTACTAAATAGAATAGAGAAATGATACAAACAACAGTAGAGTGGTTTAATCAACAATTAGTTGATAGGCAAAATGGTAATAATTATGGTGGAAGTTGGGATGAAATATTGGAACAAGCCAAAGAAATGGAAGCTAAACAACGCCAAGAAGATACTAACCATGGCTATTCACAGGGATATGATGATGCCTCTCAAGGTAAAGAACCGATGCGACCTAAAATAATAAATAGAAAGCAAATAAAAGAATTTCTTGACAAACTAGATCAACTTTGTTGGGAATATGGTTGTGAGATAAAACCAACTCACCCTATACCACAAGAAGAGCATGCTACCGTAACGATCACAAATAATACGGAAACTGTGAAATTAACTTATATTGACGGTGAAGGCATTGGCATTGGCGGAGATACTACATATAAATCAGAATAGGATGGAGTGGACGACTGCTAATCCCATTAGGGAAGGAAAGTACGTGGTGGAAACAAAGACCGCGATGGGTAGGATACAGAGACTTGAGTCCTACTGGAACGGAAAATCGTGGTCCTTTACGAATCAAGTGTTCTTAAGGTATCTGAAGGAGGGGTAAGAACTAGTTGAATGCTCGACCCGAATGGATCATGGCAGCGATCCTATCTGATTCCAACTTACCTAACTGATCTAGTATGCGGAGAATCCTTTTACACATTCGACTAAATTTTTTTTATTTATTGTAGATAATTTAGTATAATATCATTAGGGCGGAAGCTCGATTATAGAGCAGCCGACGAAATACGTAAATTAAAAATGGTGTAACATGGAAACAATTATTGCAATTCTCATACCGATCGCCTTTGCGGCACTGATTCTTTTTTCCTACGCGATGTGGAAAAGAAATAACTTTTAAAACGACTAATATGAGCATATCTAAACTAAACTTAACAAATCCGATGGATTCGGATGTAAAATTCAAGATCTCTCGGTTTCCTGATGGACAACAAACTGTAGATATCGAATCTGCACCAATGTATATCAATGGATTAGATGTTAAGATCTATTCTCGAATGAATTCTTTTCGTGATATCGAATTGATTATTGCTGCCAATCAAGCTCTTAGAGAAATGGCGGTAGGAACCGTTACCTTATATGTTCCTTATTTCTTGGGTGCACGCTCGGATCGTAAATTTCAACAAGGAGGAACCAATTACTTAAAGCAAGTGATTTGTCCAATCATCAATGCACAAAAATTCGATTGTGTAATTGTTTTAGATCCACACTCAGATGTACTCGAAGCTTGCTTAAATAACTTCGGAAAGATTGATAACCATACAATCGTTAAGTATGCTCTTACAAATATCGATAATCGAAACGCCGCTCGAGACAGAATCTGTTTAGTTTCACCGGACGGCGGTGCTCTAAAGAAAATCTATGACATCGCACACGAGTTTCAAATTCATCATCTTGTCACGGCAATGAAACACCGCGACATTCAAACTGGAAAAATCAATCATACTGAAGTTCCGACCTTGCCAGCTTCTCTTGATGGTGAAAAAATGAAATATGTTATAGTTGATGATATCTGTGATGGAGGTAGAACATTCACTGAATTGGCAAAAGCAATTCATGCCCAGCAGCCGGAAGCTAAACTTTACTTAATCGTAACACATGGAATCTTTTCTGCAGGATTTGAAGATCTGAGCAAGTACTTTACTAAGATTTACACATCCAATTCTGTAAAAGATATCATGAATGAAAATGATGATACTGATGCAGAAAGAGCTGCAAAACAAATCGTAACACAATTTAACGTATTCTAATGAAGATAATCAAACCTCCACACTCAATATCGAAAAACTACGATAGACGAACCAAAAGAGTGTTTTTAGCCGGCACGATAGAGATGGGAAACTCCCATGACTGGCAGAGCCAGGTGGAAGAGGCTCTCATTAATACTGAGTGCACGATATTAAATCCACGTAGAGAGGCATGGGATTCAAGTTGGGAACAGAGGATCGAGAGTCCTCAATTCTATCAGCAAGTCAATTGGGAACTGGATGCTCTTAATAAATCCGATCTGATCATCCTGAACCTCCTGCCTGACTCCAAATCACCTATCTCTCTTCTTGAATTAGGATTATACGCTAGTAGTGGAAAATTACTGGTATGCTGCCCAGATGGATTCTGGAGAAAAGGCAACGTTGAGATCGTGTGTGAGAGATACGACATTCCACTATACGAAAGCCTAGCCGATCTTTTAAATTCACTTACGATAAATCAAGCTATAATAATATGAAAGAACAAAAATTTTTAATCATTGATGATGCATCTGAAGTAAATTCATACTTACGTGATGGATGGGAAGTAATTTCGGTAACAGCACAACATGTTGCAGCCGCAGGATCACATAGCTGGTCAGAAAAACTTGAAGGTAAATTTGCAGTAGTAATCGAAAAACAAAAACAATAAATATGAATCCATTATTATTAACTGATGGTTATAAAACATCGCATAATAGACAGTATCCAGAAGGAACTACTCTAGTCTATTCAAACTTTACACCACGATCTAACAAGTACGCACCGAAAGGATGTGACGAAGTAGTAGTGTTTGGAACACAGATGGTCATGATTCAGCTTCACGAGATGTTTCAAAAAGATTTCTTTGATAAACCAAAAGATGATGTGTGTCGTGAAATGAAACAAGAATTGTCAATGTATTTGGGAACAGAATATGACGTTTCTCACTTTGAAAAGCTACACGACTTGGGTCACTTGCCGATCCATGTTAAATCTCTACCTGAAGGAACCAAGGCACCGATTAAAGTTCCGGTACTTACGATCTATAACACGCATCCTGATTTCTATTGGATAACAAATTACTTGGAAACGATCCTTTCAAACCTATTGTGGAAACCAATGACATCAGCAACAATTGCTCATCAGTACAGAAAAGTATTGACCGAGTGGATGTTAAAGACAGATAAGGGCAATGCTTCATTCATTGACTGGCAAGGTCATGACTTCTCAATGAGAGGAATGGACTCAGTAGAAGCGGTAATTAGTTCTGGCTTGGGCCACTTAACATCATTCTGGGGCACCGATTCATTACCAACAATCTATGGTGCTCGTAAATACTATGGTGAAGAAGGTTTCTTTTGCGGATCAGTTCCTGCCACTGAACACTCAGTTATGTGTGCAGGTGGAAAAGAGGACGAAGTTGAGACATTCCGCAGATTGTTGAAGACATATCCTACCGGAATCCTTTCAGTTGTATCTGATACTTGGGATTTATTTAAAGTGTGTACAGAACACGTAGTTACTTTGAAAGAAGAGATCATGTCTCGTGACGGTAAGTTAGTTATTCGCCCTGACTCAGGAGATCCCGTTGATATTCTTTGTGGTAATACATTTACAAAACATGGTGAATATGTAGGAAAAGGCACATCATTTTATATCGAATCTACGGATGACACGCCTGACGCAAAGGGAGTAATTGAATTACTTTGGGATGTATTCGGTGGAACTATCAATGAACAAGGTTACAAAGTTCTTGATTCACACATCGGAGCTATCTATGGTGACTCAATCACGATTGACAGAGCAAACGAAATCTGTAAGCGTTTAGAAGCAAAAGGGTTTGCATCAACAAACGTAGTGTTAGGTATTGGATCATTCACATATCAATACAATACCAGAGATACATTTGGTTTCGCAATGAAAGCAACTTATGTTGAGGTAAATGGTGTTGGTAGAGAAATCTTTAAGGATCCGATTACTGATGATGGTACAAAGAAATCTGCAACAGGTTTATTAAGTGTTCACAATCATGATGGTAAATATGTTTTAGTTGATCGTTGTACTTGGGAAGGTGAAGAAGTTAGTTCACTCCAAACCATTTATGAAGATGGTGAATTTGGTGTATTTTCAACTTTAACTGAAATTAGAGCTCGTTTAAAAGATGATAAGAAACTTTAGTTCAATAATCCTAGTTGTAGTAATAACTGGGTTAATATATGGCGGAATAATGTATCTTGCTATTGAAGATAGTAAGGTCTGTGATGAACAGGTCACATTGGATGATGGAACTTTGATCAAATCTACTAATGTAGTCTCTCGTGATAACGGAATGAGCACCATAGAAACCTGTGATGGAGAGCGCATACAGGTGCCTACTATAAAAATTAAAATGATTACCCGAGATGAAAGCAAAACTGATTAAAAAAGAAGATGGTTATAACTGACTCTTGATGACAATGGATGCTTAATACTAAAAAAAATATAAAATGAAAAACATACACATATTACCAACAGAAAAATCAAGTAGGTTATTCAAATTTGCAAATCAATTGCATTTAGACACTATTCCAAAAGATTATTATAAGAAATACCAAATCTACATCACTTCTGATGAAGAAATTAGAGAAGGGGATTGGGGTTTGTCAAAACTTAATGAAGTAATACTATTTGGTAGAAGTTATAATGAAAAATTTTACAACAAAATCATCCTAACAACAGACCAAGAATTAATTACAGATGGAGTACAATCTATTTCTGATGAATTCTTAGAATGGTTTGTGAAGAATCCAAATTGTGAGGATGTTAAGGTTAAAAATGTTATTAGCAAGTATTTTGATTGTGTAAGATATATTTACAAAATTATAATCCCACAAGAAGAATCTAAGCAAGAAGGTTACATTTGCCCACATACTAAAACACAATGTGATGATGAATGTTGTGTAAGTGCTGAAGATTGCCATATAACATATTCATTGGCTTCAGGTATGGTTGACTGTGACGAACCTAAACAAGAATGGAAGCCAAACAACGCCAAGCAGACACTAACTACGGTTATTCACAAGGTTATGATGATGCTGCTCAAGGTAAAGAACCAATGAAACCCGAACTAATATAAATTATAATTAACATATGAAAACGTTTAAGGAGCTTATATCTCAGGAGTATTGGAACTGGATGCCGGGCGAGGACTTTATCCGATCGAATGATCCTCGACAGATCGAGGGATTTATCCGTGATTACCTAGTCGATGAAGGAGACTGGGTAAAGGTTGAACGCGAGCCACACCCGATTGGTGAACGGGTCAGGATATGGTGGGGAGACACAGTCGGTCGCAAAACCTGCCATGCAGTAGTAATACCAAATAATCCAGGCAAGCTCTTGGACGAGGAACGTGCTATTCTTACTAAGTGGGATGACTTACGAGAAGTCGTCATCTACTACATTGGAGGCGGACTGCTTGAACACTGGTACGAGGATCGAGGAGAATATTGGGAGGAGGACATGCTCGAACAGCAGATAACGGAGACGTTTTCGGCGGCAGAATTCAAGCTCATGGTATGGGAAGCCGATCGTGAGATGGCGGTTGCTCGTCTAAGAAATAAGTTAATGGATAACTCAAACTAACTTTTAAATCAGAAATATGAAAAAAGAAGAACTTGAAGAGGCTGCGGCAAATCTAGCAGATCCTAACCTATGCAAAACGGACAATTGGCTGGCTGGAGCCAAGTGGTATGCTGAGAACACGGATAAGATATACAGCGAAGAAGACCTTCAAAAGTTAAAAGACTTTGATACTTGGAAAGAATGGAAACATACTGGCATAATAGAATAGAAAGTGGCGAACAAGGATGGGATTTATTGGTACTTTGCATTGACTCTACGGTTGACCGCATTATTAACCATCGCTAAAAATTAAGAAGCAATATGAATAATGAAAAGATAATTGAGTACATTGAGAAAAACCCTCAGATTCTACCCGGTAAGACTCGAGCTCAAACTTATGCAAGATACTATCTATTTAGCTTATTACGCGAGTCCGGTCTGACCTATGTTCAAATAGGTGATATCTTAAATAAGAACCACTCAACTGTGATCCACGGCATACGGCTACACGATATCTTTGAACAGGCAGGCGATCGCATCTATCTTGACAATATTAATCATTTACGTATCCTATTTAAGGAGCCACTCAGCGAACTGAATCTAGAACAGGATATCTTAAACTGTACTAACTTACGGAGCCTTGGAATAATCAAAGCTAGAATACGGGCTGGCTCATATAGTAGATAACCCGAGTCACTCAAGGCAGGTACGGTATTTGCTCGATAAATAAGTAAAAACCGTCTGCTCCATGTTCAAGTACCTAGCCGAAATCCTAAATAGCTTTTCACCTGCACAACGAATCCTTGCACTCCTCATCCTGGTCTCTACGATCACCATTATCACGCTGGGCCCGACCCTAATTAAGGAGAACACCAAGGACTGTGCTGAGCTTGAACTTAGACTGGCTAGCCAGTCTCGTCAGATCAAGGAGCTTACTTCTAGGATTGAGACGCTAAATGGTGAACTTATTGCAGGTCAACAGTTGTGCACAAATAACCTGATTCAAAAACAACAGCAGATCATGGGTCTAATCGATGGCATGATCCAAGAGACCCAGACCGGAGCAAAGTCGGTCGCTCGTCCCACAAAGGTAAATGACAAGCATACTAACGAAAAACAGGATCCAAACGAACCTGTCATGATGATGACGGTCAGACCGGATGCAGAACCCGACAATCGTAAAGCAGTCGAGTCCTATCAGGAGACGCTTAAAAAACTTAAATCTCTTAAGACCCAGGTAAACAAGACTCTTTCTCCTAATTTGCCGTAGGCATTTTCTTTCTATCAAGTTTTAAAAGAGTTCTGAAATATAGTATCATTTACTCTATAAAGAAATTAACCTTTAAAAACAGGATGGAAGACCTATTTAAAATCGAACCACAAGAGCCATATAGGATGAGCCAAAAAGAGTTTGTAGAGAAAACAAAATCTGTTTTGGAAAAAATATACAATGCGTATTCACAAGGATGGCAAAGTAGAGTTTTAACAGATGATGAATACCCAGAAGAAAACGTATGTGATAAATGTACAGGCTGTGGTATTTTCTTGGAAAACGGAGAAGAAAGAGATTGTGTTCAAGATAGAGAACAAGGAGACTGTTTTCACAGATTTTGTGATTACGAACAAGTAGGCATGGACTTGGAAAATTATCTTGAAGATGTATGCGATCTACTTTCAGTGGATGAAGTCTTAAATAATTAAATCAGAATAGAATGGAAAAAGAATTTATACCTTATGAGCTGGCTTTAAGAATGAAAGGACTTGTGTTTGATGAAAGATGCTTTAGGTATGAGGCAGTTAAAAAGATTTGTGAAAATCAGGCACAGCCTGGAGGATGTCAATTACCTAATGTACATTGCGCATATCCTGGTTGTACTATTGATCGCAGCGTTGAGTCGTTACCTATCCCTGTTTGGCAACAAGCGTTTAGGTGGTTTAGAGAGAAGAATTTTCACGTTAATATAGATTCATATCACAGCTTAAGTAAGAATAAGCCTTTTGGATTATCGATTGATTATTTACACGAATCTGGAAAATTGGATTATGTTGATTACAGAGATGATGAGGATTTTGAAACCTATGAAGAGGCACAAAAAAGAGCAATTGAAATTATTATTGAACTTTTAGAACGAAAGAAATAGAACAATGAAAGATTTTGTATCATATGAATTAGCAGTCAAGCTTAAAACATTAGGATTCAATTTGCCATGTTACATGTACATCTATACAGGAGATACTGGTAATAATTATGATCATTACTTGGAAGTAAAACCTAGTGATTCAAAGGATTGGAATGGTAAGTCTGACTTATGTGTTTCCCGTCCAACCTTCTCACAAGCATTTAGATGGTTTAGAGATAACTACAACTTATTCTGCGAAATAAACGTAGATAAGACAATGGAACCTAAGTTTGCTTTTACCATAAAAGAGTATGAGTCAGATCAGTTCCTTGAGGGATTTGGAGAAGACGTCTTGTCTGAGTATTTGTATTATAAGCATGAAGAAGCAGAACTTGCTTGTCTCCAAAAACTCGTTGAGATTGTCGAAGAAAATAAATTAGCATAAGTTTTTTCTTAATCGAAAAATTAGTAATATTTACTTATAACTCAAAAAAGAAATATGAAAATCTTTAAATTAGTAATTGAATCAAGGTATGGTGTAGTGGGCGGAGATGAAATGCGAGACATCGTCTTAATATTTCCGGAATCAGAAGCATCGTTTACTCGACGTAAACACTACGATGAATACTATTTTAACTCTAGTGGCTGTAATGTTGAGGTCACTATGGATAAAATAGTTAGGATAACGAACGATGCATGTCTGGGTGTTGAATTTGGAAGAGATGAAATTATAATTAAGTGGTAATGCTTCAGTCTAAGTTTTTCACGAGAGATCTTTACATTTACTTATAATTAAAAACCTAAACCCATGAAAAATCATCATTAATAAAAACAAATAAAAATGACCGATCAATTAGGCGACAGAATGAAGGACTTTTACGAAGACCGAACACGTTACAAGTTGGCACGTCGCACCAACACAATCATCCGCATCGACGGAAAAGCTTTCCATACTTATACTCGAGGACTTAAGCGTCCATTCGATGAAGGGTTAATGGAAGACATGAACAAGACAACTGAGTACCTATGTCAGAATATCCAAGGTGCAAAATTTGGATACGTTCAATCAGATGAGATTTCAATTCTCATCACTGATTACGATGACATTTCTACACATGCTTGGTTTGATGGTAACTTGCAGAAAATGGCAAGTATCGCTGCTTCATTGGCAACTGCAAAGTTTAACCAACTAAGAACACTAAGAAGAATGGAAGAACTTCATGATTACGAAATCATGAGCGTAGTGGAAGAAACTAAACTTGCAATGTTCGATGCTCGAGTATTTCAAATTCCTTACCAAGAGGAAGTGATTAATTACTTTATTTGGAGACAACAAGATGCTACAAGAAATTCTATTTCTTCTGTTGCTCAAGCTTACTTCTCCTCAAAGGAATTACATGGAAAGAAAACCAATGAAATGCAAGACATGCTGATGTTGGAAAAAGGAATCAATTGGAATGATTTTACCCCAAGAGAAAAACGAGGATCTCTTATCCGTAAAGTAGAAAAGACTTATGTGAAATTACAATCTGGACAAACAGTTCAAGTAAATCCTTCCCAAGTAGATCCTAGATTAAACGAAACATTCTCAAGAAACAAATGGGAAGCTGATAAAGAAACCCCAATCTTTTCGCAAGATAAATGTTATCTTCGTGAGTTAATGCCAAACCACAATTAGAATGGACCTAGAAGACCTATTTAAACCCGACCCGGAGTAGACTGGATATAGACCAGTACGGCCCATTTAACCGATCTGCTCAAATCGAAGAGGATCGATATTACCCGACCCCACATCAGTGATCAGTCCAGGCACACCATCACCGTCTACATCGGAATAGATTGCACCGTATCCAATGGTCCCGTCAGGGGAATCTCCACCATTGGGTAGGCTAGACTGGGAAGTCAATTGTGTCATCAGCTGCCAGGTAATTATACGAGTACCGTTCGCCAGGTCAAGATACACCTCGTCATGGGATCCCTTAAGCTCGGTGTTAACGGCCAACGAATAGCTCGTGTTGTTGACTGGCTGCGAAATACTTGTCCGGTACCACACGTCATAATAGAACAGGTCAAGGTCGACTAGGTTCGCGAAAACATAACGATTGCCCACCTTAGTATACTCAACATTGGTGAGCTCAAGAGCCTCTGCTAGGTCAGATTTTGGATAGAGCCATGCAGTATCGGTAGCAGTCTTCCAATAAGGAACCTGTAACCTCGATCCGCCTACACCACCGATACTGGCCATCGCACTAGAAGCACGGACTGCCTGTTCAAATAAAGCCTGTTCCTCCTCAAATCTCTTACGTAGCCTAAGCTGTTCTGGGCTCTCTCCGCCCCAATTAATAAATGACATCTCTTCTCTTTTTAAGTTATTTATTTTAAAGGATCCCATCTAATTAGTATAATATAACTAACCATCTACTACGGAGGTCGGTTCGGCAAATAAATAAATAAAAAAAATAGATGCTTACTATGATTAAAGGATTTCAGGCATGGATAAATGAAAATGAAGAGACTCCTGGTCGGGAAACCACTGACGACATACAGAGACTATTTGACTTGGGAATGATTGACCGAACCGATTTTGCAAGGTCAAAAAAGAGAGTCGACCCTGCAGGATGGGTGGCTCGTCTACTACAGGAGCTAGAAGATCGACACCTGGCCGAACCCAATATCTGGGGAAAACCCGTACTTAGACCAACTCCTTACAATACACTTGAGTTTACCCTTAGTTCAGACATGGTAAACCTGCCAGAACAACACTATAATAATTATCAATACTTCCTGCTCTGGACAGAACCAGTCACAGTAGTAATCTACCTAGGCGGAGACTCCTATCTTGAACTAAGAGCAAGCTATGCTAACGACGACTTTGAAGAAGAGTATGGTAATGAAGAGGACCAGTACGATGCAACTTGGACATATTACGGCCAAACAGTAATACACACAGTAGACGATATCCTTACTATCATTAGCGAGTTTAACGATGAGGTAGACTCATACACTATTGAAGACTCTCCAAACTGGAGTCACGACTAGTCCAACACTGGGCTAGTCTCCCGACTCCTGTAAGATCCAATATGCTTTTATCTTTTTAAAGTAGAACACCCATTTAGTATAATAGCACTATATGAAACGCTACACCGTAATCCTTAAACTCTGCGCAAAGCGCTCGCCTTGGCCCTACATTGGAGTCGACGACCACGAGTTTGAGTTTGAACACGACATCCGACTCATACTTATCGGAGAACCCAAATACTATGTCGACTCCAAGAAACAGGTCAAGTTTAGAGTAGAAGGCGGCACTCGAGAATACTTTACTGAACTAGGCAACTTTCTCCAAAACACGGAACCCATATAACTAACTACACAGAACAGGTACTCCTCAACTAGACCAGTTTACTAACGCTGTTGTCACTACGGAGTCCAGTCTCATCCCGTTCCAAGTATCCTAAAAAACCATCAAGGTCCCTTAGCGAACCCATAGGTATTAGGGATTCTGGATTGACTATTATGATCTCATAACGACCGTCGTCCGGCACGATCGCATCGTAACCAAGCTCCCTAGACCTGTCCCCAATCCAGGAGAACCACTGTAACCGAAAGTCCGTCTCCAATGTGGGATCGAACTTAAAACCCTCCTTGATCTCTGGAGCATTGCTAAAGTTATAATCAGTGAGGAGAAAGTTGAGACCCTTTGGGACCAGGATAAAGAAATTAAGCTTGTCCTCGGATATCTCCAGTTTCGGAGAAACAAAGAAAGCGTCTGCGCTGTTGAAATTTTCCTGGCCTCTCTTAGTGGGCGTGGATATGGAAGCACGCAATATCTCGTCTGACCGAGAATAATGATGAGTCACGAAATAATCTGCATAGGCATGTTCTACCCAACCCCGATAGTCTTCGAGGCTGCCTACTTTACCGATCGAACGGTCTTGCCAGACCCAGTCAATCACCCAATCGGGAATTCCACGATCTAACGCTTCTTCAAACGAGTTCGGCTCTTTACTGGATTCCGCAATGAACTGAACAAATGATTTTAACATGGGCCTCTTTTTTCTAGTTATTTATTTACTACGGAGTCCAGCACTAATTGGCTCCGCCTCGCTGTAATCTAAACCAGTTCCTAAAACCAATAGGCGTCAGGGTAGTCAAGTCTTCTCCACGGTCACCTGACCAGTCTACAAAGTCGATAAGATCTACGATATTCGCGCCGATCTCTATAAGACCACCTTCGCCTATTTCATCAACTAATTTCCGCACAGTCGCATTTTCCAAATCATCTAAAGAATCAGCATCCTCAAACGGCCATTCCCAAGTAATAAGATCAAATACAGTATCGTCAATTACCCAACTACTATCAACCTGTCCATCTATCATTTGAGAATAGACCTCTATCTCTACCTCACGATTCTTCTTAAGAAGTTCCAAGTATCCTATACACTCCCCTTCATCAGGAAACTCGTCATTTACCATTAAGATATTAGGCATCCAGCTCCAATCACTGCTCCAATCCTGGTCAACTGCCCAAGTAAGCAACTTATCTAGAGAAACACGATAGTCTTTCTCCTCTTCATCCTCACTCTTACTAAAACCCTGCCAGGTCTCAAACAGTTTAATGTACTTCATAATATAGAATTCTTTTAGTTATATTTATTTAGATACCGAGCCCTTTACTACGGAGTCCCGCAATTAGATACTAAGATACCTAGAGACAGGGAAAAAAGAAATATTGGAAAGAGTCTCTAGACAGGAGACACTACCAACATAGACCCAGGAACGGATGATCCTATAGATAGCAGAGACCCCAATCTAGCACTAAACCTACACCAATCCCACCCGCCAAGGGTGACAGTCTACCCAACCCCGATATCCCTTTAGCTCTGCACCCCGATAGTCCTTAAGTGAGCAGTAATGTCGGCAGGGCAACCTACGCTTACTACGGAGTCCCGAACGGGAAACCCCCAAGCTATCAACCTTGGCTATCAACCCGATGCGAAAGGGTACCTACTGGCAACTATGCCCAAAACTGATAGCTTCCTGGTGTACCTGGTCGGGATAAATAAACGAAAGAAGCGAATTATGTGGGCAAAGGAAGCAATGGAGGTGCTCAGCTGTAGCTATAACACTCTAAAAGCGTGGACTAAGAAGGGTCGAATCAGATATAGCGAAGACGCCAAAGGCCGTAAGATCTACTGGGATGACGACGTCTATGCTCTACTTGGTAAGAGACTCGTAAAGGAGAACTGGGCAGTAGCCTATTGTAGGGTAGCCGGGACTACGGAGTCCGACCGGCACCTCATGCAGAGACAGCAGCAGACTATCCGAGCATGGTGCCTGCAAAGGGGTATCTCTCTAGAGAAGCTATACGACGACTGGTGTCCCGCTACTGACTTCTCGCTAGACTGGAGACCCGGCCTGCATGACCTAATACAGGATGTAATTAAGAAGAAGGTGTCGGTAATTATAGTAGAGACTCCTGACAGGCTGGCCCGAGTAGGCTGGGAGCTATTTCCTGCCTGGTTCCGATATTATGGGGTTGAAGTGGTGGTTATCAACAGTGCTATTAGTGTACCAGAATATCAGCAGGAACAGGAGAAGGACTTGACTAATCTTCTTCTTAAAGCCGGAGTAGACAGGCTAGATAAGCTAGGCGGAGATCAGTTGCCCGTACCAAGGAAGAAGCAGAGACGCGAGCATCCTGGTAAGATTACTCCTAATTGGGAAGACCAGCCAGAGACTCCTAGCCAGCGGGATCTTAGCGATCTCATGTAATAAATATCTATATGGAAGACTTAATAATAATAGAGGATTTAATGGTATTGACCTATGATCTTGGTAAGATGAATTTAGACGAAGCTATTATAGAAGTTAAAGAGTTAGGAGACGGTTGGAGACTTCCTACGATTGAAGAGTTTAAAAATATTCTTTACCCAAATAAATCAAAAATACCAAATATAAAAGATGATTTCTATTGGAGTAGTATGGAGTACGCCAGCGACGCCGCGTGGTACTTCTCCTTCTACTATGAGTATGCCTACTTCACTAATAAGAACGACACACTCTATGTGCGTGCGGTAAAAACATTCAATGGAGAAGCCGCGCTAGAGCTATTACTAAAAGACTTCTAGCCCGGATAAATAACAAAAAACGGGGGAGTATGGCAGCTAAAAAGGCGGGCGCTGTGACCATTGGTCGAGTGTCTAACCCAAAGAAGAAGAGACCAGGCGTGCATGCTAAGTCGAAACGTAGCGTCTCTAAACGAGGCAAGAACTATGTAAAAGCTTATCGCGGCCAAGGTCGATGACAGTACTGAAGTTCTTCAGTCTAGCAGGGTCCTCCTAAGGGACCCTCTTCTTGTCTATATAGAAACTTACCGGTAGGATGACCAAGCCTCGCCAAGGGAAACCCGTCCTCTCGTAGTTATTTAGATTTACATAGTTTCTCGTGTCTTGCGATATTTGTATTCGCAAAAGATAGATTACAATATTTACACTCTACTCTAGGAGGAGAATACTTGACTGCCGATGCGTTTGAATCACATGATCTTTCATGTTGTTTTATGTGAGTTATCGGAAAACTTGAATCACAGTGCGCGCAGTTTTTTCTCTCAACTGTTTTTAAACGATCTGACATTTTTCTCTTATTGTCTGGATTATTCATATTATCTAGACAATCATATTGTTCTTGGAGTTCACGTTCTCTTGCTAGAGCTTCTTTAAAAGTCATTGTCCCTTCTTCAAGAATCACATAATCCTTTATTGTATTTGAAGCTTTCTCATTAGCGAGCAGTCTCCATGCTGGAATACTTTTGCGAGTCAATCCTACTTTGCCTATCATTTGATCTCCCTTACTATTCACATAGCCTTTTCTAATAGCATGAGGGAGATAATAAAAAATAAACCGAGAGTCTTCCATACTATATTATACTCTTGATAGTATTTAAGTTTTTAAAAAATGTCCTCTCTAGATTGGGCCTCGAGCTCCATGGTAGACCAGGCTCCTCGAGGTCCCAGCGGGCAGGGGAAGCCAGAGACCCGATCAGCTCCCGTGTACGGGCGTGTTACGACGACGCGCGATAGCCAGAGACCCATTACTACGGAGTAAAATTAGGGCACAAAAAAAGGGAGCCGTTAGGCTCCCTTTCTCGTCGTCAAACCAACTTATAGTTGCGCGTACTGAGCGAACTGTAGGTCGAAGCCTCCGTTCGTTCCCTTAGCGAATAAGTCTCCTGCCTGTGCTTTTAACTCGTGCATGTCAGCCAACTCGATTCCTGAGTTATTGGAACCTAGGTAGGTAAGCGAGTTGATCACGTCCCATACCGACATGCCGGTCTTGATAAAGCTCTTCTGCTTGTCGTTCAATTTGTATGGATCCTGTCCCTTTTGGATGATTCGGGCCATGGTGTCACGGTGACCCTCGAAGTAGTTACGTTCGATTGTGTCAATAAAGTTTTTCTTAAACTGAGGATCGACTTCCCTAACCTTACG